CAAGGCGTGGGTTGCAAACACCTTCGCTGCATGTGTCCTCACTATCTGCCTCGTTGGCAAGCTAGTATGAGCCACGCTAGTATGAGCCACTGGACGAAAGAATGGACGATTGAAACCGTCGAAAATAACTACAACGCAATCGGTTGCATTGATCCCGAAGATGTGGTTCAATTGATCGCTGATGCCAAGGAGCTGCACTACCTTCGCACTTGGTTGGGTGATCGTCATATAAACGATCTGCTAGAAATGGCAGGCGAAAATGAAGATCAAGAAAACGATTGACACAGGAGAAATAAATGATTACGATTTACGGTAAAACAAACTGCCCTTCTTGCACCACTGCAAAGAGCGTCCTCGACGCCAAGGGCGTAAGCTACGAATACAAGCAATTGGATGTTGACTTCAACGTCGATCAATTGGTAGACTTGTGTTCTGAAATGGGAATCGGCTTCTTGCGGAGCTTCCCGTTGATTGTACAAGACGGTGTGCAAATCACCATCGAAACCCTCAAATCACTTTAAAGGAGAAATACAATGAGCATGAATATCCGTGATGTGAAAGTTGGCCAACGTGTCAAAGTGATCGACCGTGGGGGTGCGTTCTATGATCGTAACTTCGGTAAAGTTGGCACCGTCGAACAACTGAGTGGCTCCGCTGTCTACGTCCGTTTTGACCACGATGGTGAACGGGATTACGGTGCAGCAAGCGAACTGGAACTGGTAGCACAATCCGCTGTTGAAGCGAAGACTGTCAAAGCTGCAATCGCTAACGTGGAGCAAGCTCTGGCTGCTCTCAAGGCACTGGTGGGCTAATGCTCGCTATCCTTGGCTGGCTCGTACTGGTAGTTGTCTGTCTGTACTTCATCATCCTCGGCGGCGCTCTGGCTTTCGCAGGCAAGCTATTCAATGAAGGCATTACATCGATCATTGGTGTAATTGTTCTAGCGTGTGCCTTGACAGGCATGTACAACGTGTGTAAAGTGTCACCATTCAGTTTGACGGTTGACACTCATGTATATCAGGAGCATAAATGATTGTCGAAGAATTCATTGACATCACCAAATCGAACCTGATACACTCGATCATACGTTATGCAGTAAAGCACGGGATGAATCAAACGGATATGTCCTATCTGTTGGAGACTTCCCAACCCCGTGTTAGCGACTTGTTCAATGAGAAATTAGACAAGTTTTCTGTTGACCAACTTCTGAAATGGACGTACAATCTCGGCATCAACGTAACAATCCAAACTAACTAACAAAGGAGAAATACATGACTACTTTCGAAAAAGGCCAATCGATCACTTTCCGTCGTCACGGTGAAACAATGACCGGCACCGTTGAAGACGTTGGTACTGGCCTATGGGGCGTCCGCATGAAAGACCGTAATTACTACGCTGTGTATGAGAGTGATCTGGTGGAACAAACCCCAGCAACTCGTGCTGGTCTGAAACTCGGGGACATCGTTGTTGTTGGCGTGGGCATCAAGTGCCCACACGCCTTTCGAGTTGGCGAAGAAGCTGTCTTCAAACGCGATGATCGTTCGAGTTCGCCACTGTTTGAACAATATGGCGAGACTCAATACCTCGACCTGACCGAAATCACCATTGGTCGCAAGCCAGACACTCGCACTCCAGCCGAGAAAGCTGGTCTGAAAGTGGGCGACACCGTGAAGCTGTTGGATCAAGAGTTCATCACCTACTTCGGTAGCGAATATATCAAGTTCAAGCTTGACGATGGTTCGACCACGCCGCGTTTTGGTGAAGGTGCTAAGAGCCTGTGGCTGAAACTGAGCGATGTACAGAAGGTTCCAGAAGGCCCGAAGGCTGGCGTTAAATGGACTGATGCTCCGGTTGGTGCAACCCACTACAGCATGAACGAACAGCACGCTTCTAATTGGCACAAACAGGACGAAGCTGGCAACTGGTTCTACTTCAATGGTGGTCGTTTCACACCGTATCGTGAACAACGCTACGCCACCGCCGAGACGCAGGTTGCAATTCCGGGTGTTGTGGTTGATGTCAACCCACTGAACGCTGTACTGGACGAAGTGAAAGCTCTGGAAGGCCGAGTTGCTGGCAGGCTGACTACCATTGAGGGTCTGAACCGTGATGTGGCTCGACTGAACATCGAGAAACAAGCCAAGCTGGATCGAATCAAGGCCGGTGGTTTCAAGGTCGAAGGTGGCAAACTGGTGAAGACTGGTAAACCAGTCTCGGAATGGCAAGATGGCGACAAAGTGAAGTGCATCACCCGTGAAGGTAAGGGCCTTGCCAACATCACCGTTGGTGGTGTGTATGTAGTGTCGAAGCGTTACGGTGCTGTTTGTGTTGTTGACGGCGGCGGTGATGCAATGCGTGGCTGTGTAGAGCGTGGTTGCTTTGAGTTCCACGAAGCTGCACCTGATCTGGCTTCTGTTCCAGCTAGCGAGTGGAAAGCTGGTGACACTGTACAGGCTCTGGAAGCTGGCTGGGACATCACCTACGGCGAGCGCTACACTATCACTGCGATGTGCAACGCAAGCGGCCCACACATCCGCATCAAAGACGATGTTGATTACCCACGTCGCCGTCCAGCCAGTGAGTTCAAGTTGGTAGCTCGTAAATAACCAACAAATAAATGGAGAAGTAGTTGACAAGGATGTCAGCTCCCATTAAGATAGCCTGCATACGCAAACAACCATCACTTAGGAGAAACACAATGACCGACGCATCCTTCGACCTGTATGTAGCTGACAAGCTCCGCCGCAAAGCAGATAACGCCAAGGAACGTGGTATCGAGTTCAACATGACCTTCCAGTCGATGAAGAACATCCTGAGTGCCAAGAAGTGTCATTACACTGGCTTGGGCTTGACTAAACCGCGACATGGCTTGCCTCTTCGTGGTAGCGATCTAACCATTGACCGCATCGATTGCAACAAGGGTTACATCAAAGGGAACGTGGTAGCGTGTAGCTACGCTGCAAATCAACTGAAAGCACAAGTCGAAAAGGCTGGTGTTGCTGGACTCAAGATGGGCGTTCGTGTATTCTCGAAGACCATCAAACGAATCGAAGGCAAGAAATGACAACCGATCAAAAGATTGCACATGTTCGCTGGTATATTGATCAAGTGGTCAAATCAGACATCGAAGAAACAAAGCGACACTATATCAGCATGGCTCGTGGAGCTGCTGGTGCTTGGTTCGCAGATATGACGATTACCCATGAACAGTTCAAGGGAATCGAAACGGAACTTAACGATTTAATGGAGGAAACAATCTAATGGCTCAACAATTCGCAGTAGGACAGAAAGTAAAGATTACTGTTGGTGGCTGGGGCTTCCATCCGGTTCACAAGGGCAAGATCGTAACCATCCACAGCATCACTGGCTCTGGTCGGTACACTACCGAAGAAACCCTAACAGACGCTACCACGACACTCCCGCACGTCGGTCGCCAGACAAGTGTAGATGGCCGTAGCTTTGAAGCTGTCAAGCCAGAGAGCAACGCTGACAAAATCCGTGCAATCAACGTACTGATCAAGGCTGAGCAGACTCGCATCGCAGAAGCAGACGCTACCATTGAAGCTGCTGAGCGCGTGAAGAGCGGCCTGAACCGTCAGCGTCAGATTCTGGTAGCTGCACTGTTGAAAGAGCTGGACGCATGAAACGTCTTCTCTTTATCGGCATCACAGCTTTGATGTTGACAGCCTGTACAAAAGATGTCATCATCCGTAGCAACTCTGGTGTTGTAAACGTCGGTGAAGTTACAGCAGAACAAGCTGTAGTGAAAGTCACTGGCAAAACTCAAGGTAAAAGTTATGAGCTGGGCACCTATCCAATCGCTGACGTAGCTGGTACAATCAGTGCTGGCTGGGCTGATGTAGAAGGCACCTCGATGTTGGAACGGGATATGAATTTGAAATTGGAAACTACAATTACTTATATCGGCACCAAGAACACCGTGGAAGTTTTGGTAGACACCACCAACGTCGTATGTCCCAAGGGCTTCATGTTCGTCACATGTATGAGCCAGCTCACAGCAACACAAGATGGTCTGGTGCATCTGTACAAAGAGAAGTTCTCTTACCTAAAGTAAGAAACATGAAATAAGTTGTTGACACGAAACATCTGAACGGGCACAATAGCCCAACACAAACAAACAAAGGAGATTACAAATGACTCAATTCACTACTGGCACTCGCGTTCGTGTAATTGGCGCTGGCGGGAGTCTGTTCTACTCGGGTAACAAAGGCAAACTGGGTACTGTTACTCGTCTGACTCGCGGTGATGAAATCGTTCACGTCCGTTTCGACGATGGTGTTGAAGACTACGGTCGTCCTGTTGACCTCGAACGTGTAACCTCGACCTCTATCGTCGTAGGTTCCAAAGTGAAAGTGATCCGCTCTGTGGTGTTCCTGAGCAAGTACAAAGGCCAGATTGGCGAAGTGTACCGAGTTTCCGGGCGTACCATCTATGTGGTCTTCGAGGAAGGTGGTCGTGACTACGGTCTGATCGATGAACTGGAACTGGTGGTAGAGAAAGACGCTGCCCCTGCTCGTCGAATCAAGCGTGAAGATGTGAAGCAGGGCATGAAAGTGAAACTGGTCAGCGACAACCGTGGGCATCGTCACTGGGGCTTCGTTATTGGTGGGGTTTATGATTGCATCGATGGTGGAATCATTGCCAAAGAAGATGTGATCCACCGTAGCCAGAACTGGGGTGACTGGGTATGGGAAGTGGTTGCAGAAGCTCCAGCTCCAACTCTCGACGAACAACTGGCTGCACTGCGTACCGAGTTGGACGGTGTGAAAGCCGAGAAGGCAGCAGCAGAAGCCGCTGTAACCGCTGCACAAGCTAAGGTGGATGCTGTTGAAGTTCGTCGCATCGCTCTGGTTGGTCGTCTGGCCAAGCACGGTATCCAGTTCATCGGTGAGTCTGCCGGTACTCTGACTGGTCTGCAAGCTCACGAAGCTGGCGTACTGAAACTGGGTTCCAAGCTGCTGACTGTATCGACTGCTGATAGCAGTGAGCACACCAACGGTCGGGAATACGCTGTGATTCGTGTTGACGCCCATGACAGCGACCACACCTACAAGCTGGAATCGAACGATTGCTACGGCTTCTGGCTGGTGAACGAACAACTGGCCGGTTACACTCTCGTAGCGTAATCAACCCAACGAGCCCTGCTTTCGCAGGGCTTCTTCACGAAAGGAGAACGGAATGATCAACTACCAAACAATCCCAACTGGTGAATATATCAAGGTCAAATGGCACAAGAAAGAGCTAGGCCGGATATACAAGGAGAATGGCAAGTGGCATTACCGTCCACGTGGTTGTGAAGGAAAGATACGCAGCGAGGAATTCAGCTCGCTCATGGCACTCAAACAACATCTAGAAGGAGATAAAGAATGATTTCACTGACTTGCTTGAAAATCTCGATGACTGCACTGGCAATCTTACTGGTTATCATGTTCGTAGACGACGCCAACGGCACGTACTACAGTCGCAGTCCCCTGTGGATCGCAGCACCGGGCGCAATCGCTGGTATTACATTCATCGCTGCTGGTGTCATTGGCATCATCGCACTGATTTGGGGATTGTGATGACGGACGTTATTATGGCACTGATCATGATCCTCTTCGGAGCGTTCTGTGTCTTCATCGGCGGTGCTATCGCATCTGAAATGCCTGCAATGTATGGTGCAGAGTTCATCGTCGCTGGCTTCTGCTCGTTGCTAATGGTGCTATCTGGTCTGATGTGCTTTGCAATTGTCAAGGAAATGTGATATAGCTTGACGATGTGATCCAATCGTGGTATCATGCTCCCGAGGACAATGATGTTCTCTTTATAGAGGCAACGGATATGCTAACCGAAAGAGAGTTGGCGCTCTTGCATGCGAAATCGATCCGAGACTTGAAGCTGGAACTCAAGTCGCTAGAGGATGAACTGGTGAAGTGTTTCAATCTCTATCGCCGTCGATGGATTGATGCTCGAATCGCAGCCGTCCAAGAGATTGTCAACCAGAAGAACGCGGCGTGAGCCGCACATTGAAGCCCTGCCATTACTTATGGTGGGGCTTTATTTTTACCAAAAGATTACTTTGAGCAAAGCGATTATTTATCCAGATTATTTTTGTGGCTCAGATTATTTTCGCAAAAGGTTTGACTAGCCCGTTAACACCCTGTAGTATGCTCCACATCAACTTAACAAGGAGCAACCCAATGCGTACTCTGTCTGTCTGTGGCATCGCTTTAATTACCTGTGTAGTCTTCGTCTGGTTCTGCTGTGCCTTCATCAGTGGCGTCTGGAACCCAATGACATGGGAGCCGGTAGGTCGGTTCCTCTTCGTTACTCTGGCCTTGTGCTTCGGTGTTCCAGTGGCTTTGGGAGCAGGCTATACCTATGATGAGAGCCTGCGTTCCAACGGATGACAGAACAAAGAGAAGCCCCGCACTGCGGGGCTTTTTGTTGGGTGTTGTTCAGGAAAATGGGGACCGGGCAGATTTTTAGGACTAGACAGATTTTTACAGAAAAATGGGGACTAAAGCGTTTTTCACAGGGGTTTCACGGTTTCTGAAATTCTGTACACGCCCTCTCAGATTACGGGCATAATATGCAGATTTCGGTAGATAGGGAGCTAACTAATTGCTTAGCCCGCTAACTAAATTGAATAGGCAGCTATCTATTTTTGACCGAACAAAGCGTTTTGGTCACGAACAGGAGGTAGCAATCCCCGTGCCAGAATGTAAACCATTCGGGCAGGAATGCGCCTCGCTAGACTGCGCTATAGGCGAGAGGGCACCGACCCCATCGAGGGCCAGCTTGAAATCATGGGCCAATTTTACACCCCTGAATCACAGAGTCAACAACTATTTTCAAATTCTTTTGGCACACTATAGCAAGGCAATTTCCATGCCAACCTAAATCGCAGGCTCCCTCCCTGTTTGTCTCCGGTGGTCGCACTCCGTGCTCCGTTGCCCGCTGTGTATGATTCTACCTAGGCAAGCGTAGCGATGCAACCCCTTGCAGAAAATAATTTCTCGTGGTATTCGCATGCGCTCACGCTGGTATGTAAGCTGGTATGTAAGGAGGCGAAAAAGAATGTAGAAAGAATGAAAATAATGCTTTACAAGGTAAAGCCACCCTGTAGAATGGGCCACACACAAACAAAGAGGAATAGTTTCAAATGCAAGTAGTGAAAACAGATGTTGTCTCACAGCAAATCGCAGCGATGATCAAGGCGAATGGTTCTAAATGGTTGGGTGTGACGTTCGTTAAAAAGGACGGCACAGAGCGTACCTTGAACGGGCATGTTCGCAAGGTAGGTAAAGGTGGTGCTGACACTACCGCACACATTGAAAAATATGTCAAGGTCGTTCTGAATAGAAAGGATGATCAAGGCCGCGATCAGGTGCGGAATGTCAACATGGAAACAATCAAAGCACTGTCGATTGGCGGGCGCCGTATAACTTTCGCTTGACATGCTGAATCGCCGTCGATAGAATGGCGACACACAATCATTCATTAGGAGAATTTAGAAGTGCAAGTAGTTACCTTTGTTAAAATGTACGCCCAAGCTCAAGCCCGTGCTGTTGTATGCAATGCCCCAATGTCTGGCAACGGTGCCGGGTTGGCGTTTCAGAAAGACGATCGTACTTTGTTGGCCGGTGCGATGGAAAGTGTAAAGAAAACCCCAAGCCAACTGGCCACCATTCTGGAAAAGGAAATCGGCGGCACGCATGGTATGCACTTTCATCGCCTGTCTACGTTCAAACGTCAAGTAGCAGCAGATAAGGTGCGGATGGCTGGCGGTAAGGGTGTGGTAATTGCTAAAGTCTTCACGCCGGTCGCTAGCAAAGTTTGCAAAGAAGTGCAAGCCACTTTCGACCACGCAGCTAGCCAGTTGGTAAAGATTGGCATTACCGACGAAGTGGCCGCACAATCCTTTCTCACTCGTGCGTTTATCAATGTGCGGGTAGCTCAGAAGCTGGACAGCAAGGCAGAACGCATTGAGCAAGAGTTGCGAATGGGCGACCTCGACAAAGCTCAGGTATTGGAAGTATTGAGCCGCGTTCAAAAGCGCTTCTAAGCGTTGACAGGGTAGCCGGTTCCCTATACAATCGGCACAACCAAATCATAAATAGAAGTAAGGGCTTTAAATGTCTCGCAAAGCAACTGTAAACGATTTCGCTACAGCTCGTGAATACGAACAATACAAGAAGGCGACCCGCAAGGCTAGCCGTACACGCCGCCAATCTTCAACAGGTCGCCGCTCGTTTGAGTTTCAACCTGTAGCCCCGGCAATGGGCATAGAAGAATAAAAGAAAGCCCCGCAAACCTGTAAATAAGAGGTTGACGGGGCTTCTTTGTCTCTGTAGAATCTTCGGCACACCAACTAGACAAGGTACTCAGCTTGTACTCAAATATTCTTCCACACCCTAACGCTGTATCCGCTTTCACAGTAGCAGCCGCACACGCTCAGGCTGGCACACCGTGTAAACTGTACAAGTCGAAGGGCACGTGGTACGTCGCTATCTAGTGGCTGCTATCCGTCGAAGTGGGGAGTCTTCAAAGGTTCCTCCCTTACCCTTGCGTTATCGAATCGATCCAACCGCTAAAAAGCTGGATGATCTAGATAAACTCGAAAGAGAGCTAGAGCGAGACAATGCAAAAGGTATGCCGTCCGAGTTGTATTTTGAATTACTCGAAAGGCTGCAAGCTGATAGAGCTGCAATCATTCGAAAGCGTGACAAAGGGAAGCCAGTAGAAGAGCCGGATTATGACGCCATGCCGTTTTATCCGTCACCTTCTAAAGTAACTCTAGCCCGCTTCTGGCTGCTGTCAAATGTCAATGACAAATCTTTTAAATGGTTGTTGTTTATCGTGGTTCTGTTCTGGTTCTGGTGTGTAAATAAAGCTTGACCAGCTACAAAAACCCTGTAAAATCAGCGACATAAACAAACACACAGCAATGCACGGGAAACGCTTTAATGTCTTCGTTCTACGTTCTGAATCCAGTTAGCGGCAACACTAAGACCGGTCCAATGCCAGTATCCACCTCGAATAGTTCGACATGCCCTGATGCTTGCCCTATTAAGGTGAAAGGCTGTTATGCAAAGTATGGTCCTGTCGGTATGCACTGGCGCAAGCTGGATGCTGGTGAAAGTAAGAACGCTGTAGAATGGCCGCAATTCATCAAGCAAGTTAAAGCGCTGTCGCGTGGCAGTTTGTGGCGTCACAATCAGGCCGGTGATTTGAACGGCGTAGAAGGTACAGGCCGTATCGATCATGTCAAGTTGCTTGAACTTGTAAACGCAAACAAGGGCAAACGTGGCTTTACATATACACACTACGATACACTTGAAAATGGTTTGAATCGTGCTTGTGTGAAAGATGCAAACGCTAAAGGCTTTACAATCAACTTAAGCGGCAACGATGTTAATCATGCTGATAAGTTGAAAGCTTTAAATGTTGCTCCAGTTGTTGTAATTATGCCGCGTGATGCTGAGAAAGTGTCCTACACTCCAGCCGGGAATAAGGTTGTTATCTGCCCTGCTGAGAATACCGACAAAGTGAATTGCGTTAAGTGTGGCCTTTGTCAAGATGCAAAACGTGATTATATTATCGGCTTTCGCGCTCATGGTACAGCGGCAAAGTCCGTTGAAGTGATAGCACGGGGTTGATAGGGCATGAATCAATCGGTTTATAACGCGCTGAATCAGTGTATGTTAACCGGCCTTGAGACCCTGCAAAGAGTCTCTACCCTAGCAGATGGCCGCGTTATCAGGCTTTTTCGTGACCATGTAGGGCGGTATCGGATTGTAGTTTTCAAGTCAGTAGCGCATAACATCGGATACAGCGGTGTTCTACTGAATCCAGATGGCGAGATTTACTATAAGAGAACATGCCCACAGATGCGCGGGCAAGGCACTACACGCCACTTACAAGCCCTGCTAACAGTGTGGGGCATATACTGGCATAGTTCACAGTATGTAACGCCAGCGGGAGCCGCCTGCTACGCCTAGAATGTAAAGGTTATAAGATAACAAAATGTATTGGAAAATTTACCGTAAAAATAGTTGTGTACAGGTGGCGAAGGTGTGGTATCCTTTCACCACAGACACACAGGAAGTCTTCGAAGCCGAGTCTGATAACTTCGATTTCCCTATCCTGCTAGTGGCTGACTCCGAAGACTAACCGAGGCTTACAGATCATGAACACAGTAGTTATCAAAGGCGCTACCATCAAACAGAAGCGGGAAATTCTGGACGGCAACAAAGGCCAGATGATGGGTGTGACGTGGATTAAAAAGGATGGCACTACCACGCATCGGGTTCTGAAACAATGGATGAATAAAGCCTTGACAAGCGGCACGAAAGATGATGTCAAGGCCAACCCGGTAGCAGCTAACCCGGACATGTATACCGCCGCCGACCCGGACAAAATCGCAGCGGGCAATCCCTATCCTTGGGTTAACGTCACGCTGTCGAAAATGACCAGTTGCAAGGTAGGTGGCACCGAATACATCTTTGAAGACGACAAAGAAGATTAACTAACCATCTAGGGCCACTGATTTAATTAGAGTTTTTCTAGTTGACGTGGCCCTGATTCCCTGTAGAATGTTCGTCACCGGGAAGGAATAAGCCAGAAAGGCAGCCACCGGCAACCATAGGAGTTGTATAGATTGGGCAGTATGAATAAGGTTGTTTTGCTGTCGTTAGGTGCTGTTAAGGCTTTCCGTGGGTATGACGTGAAGCTGGGGGTTGTGCAAGTGACGGATCAGGAGCTTGAAGAGCATTTGAACGCCACTTATAGCGAAGTGACGATTTGTGGTTTGAACGTCAAGCCGGGGGGCGCTCTTCGCCAACTGTCGCCGGGGATGTTTGAGGCGATCAAGGTAGAGTTTCAAGAAGAGCTACAAAACAGCTTGCAGGGCCAGCTAGCCGCTTCGAACGATGTTGATGTAGATTGGCATGATTGATGCAATAGCCTGAGGAAAGCCCCGCCTAGCGGGGCTTTTTCATTCCATAGAAAATAATTGAAAATAATCCTTGACTCTCATTCTAGGGGTGCTAGTCTCTTAATCAAGCAAGGCAAACAGCCGAGCCCAAGCCGAAAGGCAAACCAAACGTTCTAGGAGAAATGCCATGTTCATGCCAAATGAATCGCTCCCTACTCCACTCACTTCCATCGACAACCTGTTGAAAGAAGCTGACTCTCAAGTCAGACCTGAAAAGGTGTTCATTGGTCACAATTTGGGGCACCGTACCTTTATCGCCCTGATTCCAATGAAAGACTTCTACGCTATGAGCAAGGTAGCGAACGAACGTCAACCCGATGGCTCGCCAGCCACACAGCGGCCATTGAACGAAGCTCACGCCACCGGCCTTGCTAAGTACATCCTTCGGGGCATGATTGCAGCGGCTATTGAATACCGTCGCAACTTCCACAAGCCTGAGTCGCCGGCACTGCACGAACTGCAAAGGGTAATGGGGCCACAAACCTACATGAGCTTGCAGCCTATCGTGTGCAACCTTCGCACCGTTGAACCCGGTGGCGCTGGCATCGAAGGTAAACGAATGGAAGCGGACGGCGAAACCGCATGCTTCAAGGTGTTCCTCGGGCAACGTGACATGCTGTACGTGATCGATGGCCAGCACAGACGCTATGCGATGGATTTGGTTTTCGAATTCCTGACTGAAATCAGGTTGAATCGGAAATATCCACGCAAGCCGAAACTCTTTGAAGGTAATTTCAAGGAAACCATTCCAACCGAAGTGCTGGCAGCTTGGGACGAATGCGACGAAGTGGCACGGGGTTTCAGTAAGGTGGCTGTCGAGATTCATCTAGGGCTTGGCGTTCGGGAAGAGCAACAACTGTTTCACGACCTGAACAACCTTGCTAAAAAGGTGGAGCGTAGTCTAGCACTTAAGTTTGACAGCGCCAACCCTGTTAACCAGTTTATCCAGAGTGAATTGTTACCTCACATTCTGGATTGGGACGATGTAGCAGATGGCGACCAAACCAACTGGGCAAAGGATACAGGCCGCTGGACGTTCCGCGACTTGGCAGCAACAAACGCTATCCTGTTCCTGAACAAAACCAGCATCGCCAGTGCCACGCCTGCCGATGTAGAAGAGAAATATGCTACAGCGTGCCGTATGTGGGGCGCTATTGCTAACGTTCCGGGGTTTGGTGAGCAAGGGGCAAAGGCTAACACGGTGCTAGCACAGCCTGTAGTCGTCAAGGCCATTGCAAAACTCGTGTACGACCTTGGGTACGGTCGTCGTCGGGATGAAACAGCTACAGAAGACTTGGAACGCCTTCTGCAAAACTTGAGTCAAGTCAATTTCAGCCACACTAATCCGGTATGGCGGTTCTATGAAATGACTGAGCAAGAACGCATCAGAGCCAAGCTTACCGGCCTTCGTGACTACCTGCCGGATGGCGGTGACAGTTCACGCTCTATCGGTGTCTTTGATGTCCAGAATAAGTGGATGCGGTTCGCCACTCGCCACAACGATATCTACCCGATCATCGGTGACATGATTCGCTGGATGTTGAAACTACCAAGCCGCACCGCTGAAAAACCAGAAGCGGCATAAGCTACAACCCTTCGCCCCGCCTAACCAGCGGGGCTTTTTCGTCTCTAGGGAGGTAGGTTGTATGACGCTTATAGAGAAAATCACAATAATCATCTTGACAACATTGTTCATTGTATGGCTGATATCTCTGTTCATAATGTTTTCAACTTCGCTTTAAAATTGTGTTGACACGGATGTCACACCCTGTAGAATGACCAACATCAGAAGCGAATAAGCTTCTACCAATTGAAAGGAAACGCAATCATGTCTTGGAAAATCGAAGCTACCAGCGAACTGGCAAAGAACATCAAAGCTTCTGGCTTTCGCGTGTTCATCGCTAAGAGCGGCACTTATGGCTTCTACACAGACGCCGAAGGTTCTAAGGTTGTGAGTTTTCAACTCGATTTGGGCGGTTTCAACTTTACCGGCAACTATAAGACAGACCAACCCCGTAGCACTGGCACAGGCTGGCAGTTGGTACAAGGTGACAACCGCACCTATCAAGATATGTTCAACGAATGCCCAACGTGGTCGCTACGTGGTGCAAACTGGAAATATACAACGCTTGAACAGTTTCTCGCCACCTATCAAGCATCGTCACAATACACTGAATTGTCTGACGTGGCTGGGGTTCAACCTACGGCAGCAGTCCACTACGGTATGACAGAAGCTCAAGCACGCCGTAAGGCTGGTAGCAATGGAAGCTTTGAAGCGTGCCAATGTGAAACCTTTTACCCTGTAACACCTTTTATCCCTCTAATCCTTAGGAGTTTGCTGTAATGGAATGGTTTGTAATCTATGTTTTCGTAATGGTTGAAAAGCTTGCTGCGTTGCTGGCCCTCGGTTGGGGCGCCTTTTGGGGAGGCGCTTTGTTGTTCGGTATCATCTTGTTTGCCGCTTCTTTCTCTGCCATTGACACGAAGCGGACAACCGCCGAACAGATGAAACAACCCGGATTTAAAACGTTTGCCACGTTGTCTAAGTGGTCTATGATCGTTGGTCTAGTCCTCGGTTGCCTAACTTACCTTGTGCCATCCCAAAAGGATTTGGCTATCATCGTCGGCAGTGGCGTAACTTACAAGGCCGTCACCAGTGAGACAGGGCAACGCATTGGCGGTAAGGCCATAGACTTCTTGGAAAAGAAGCTTGACGACGCTCTAGGCGACGTTCCAGAAGCCCCCAAGGCCACGCCAGAAGCGAAGAAAGGCACAGAAAGGGCCAAGGGCCAATCCCTGTAATGGGGCTAGTCTTTAAACGGTTGCCACGTAGGGCGGGGGTTTGGTTGACTGTCAGCCGTACCCTGTACGGCTCCCCCTTTACGCAAGGTTTATGCTTTGACGCTAACCATGTTCTAGCTACAGAGGAACGCTTTAAAGCATGGTCTAGACAGGGTTGGCCTTATGAGCCGAAAGAGGCGTGACATGAAAAAAAAGCAAACGAATGGAACGCACTACAGAGCGTTTAAAAAGCCTATTGACACAACATCGAAAAATGTGAGACTCTGAAATGTGTGGAATTGAGCACCCTGTTCTAGCTGTATTCGCCTTATGCTTTTGGGTTTGGGTTTTTCGTGTGCTTATACGAAAATAGTTGTTTACAGGGTAGACCAATCCTGTAGAATGGCCGACATAGGGAAGCAAACAGCCACCCAACCAATGAGGCTAGGGCCATGAAAAAGATTCAAACGTTCACCAACGCTAACCTTGAATCCGTCAAAGTGGCGAACATCTTTCAAACAACGGCACAGCCGGGTATGGAAGCAATCCACGTGCCATCCTATGAAGTTTCGACTTCTTCGGGTGGCGTTGATGTTGGTTGGAAGTTTGAAAGCTTTGCACAGCTTGAGGATGCACAGCAATTCGCTTTGCAGTTCATCATGCCTCGGGGAATGCTGTGTAAAATAGTTTCGGGTTGATGAAATAAATGGTTGACGCCCATTCTAGTTCCTGTAGAATGGGCCATACAGAGAAAGCAGCGATAACTCTTAAAAAGCGCTGATAGGGTGGCAGAAGCCTCCGACTTGATGGCCGTCAGAACCATCCCGCGAGCTAGGCAGAAAAGCGGTTACAGCGCCTAGCACACCCACACACAAACGAGTAAAGAACATGAACGAATCTCACGCTAAGTTCGAAGCCTTCAAAGACGCCACCGATGCAAAAATTCTTGCCGAAGTTGGTACAACCTACAGCAAAGAAAATACCCGCAAAGTGCGTGCCATTATCGAACGTGAAGCTAAAGCAAATGGCTACAACGCCGCCGCTCTGTCTTGCCGTCATACCTTGGAAGGCTGGCGAGTAGTGTGAAATAAAGCTTCCATCTTGTGTGTGAAGTTGGTACAATGGCTTCACACACTTAGGAGGCTTCAAAATGTTATCCACACGTACCATTCTCCTTTATCCCGCTTTCATTGTTGTCCTGTTCACCTTGTGGAGTCTTTCGTAATGTACGATATTATCGCTATCTGTCTTGGGGCTTTCATCCTTCTGACTCTGTGCAACCTTTCGAAAGGTGTTTCGCTTCGCTCAAAGGAGGCTAAATAATGTACGCTCTGATTCTTACCCTGTGCTCTTTCGCCAACTGCAATGGCTACGTTATCGCCACAGATACAGAGTGGCACACACAAGCCCCATGCAATGAAACATTGTATGTAGAAAGCGACCTATTCGGGAAAGCTTTCACCTTTGAACAGTCCGGCAAGCTCAAGGCATTGAACCAAGAGTTAGCCCAAAAATACCTTGATCGTTTCGGCGTTCGTGAAGAGCTTAGCACGTTGACAGACTATGACTTCACTTGTGAGAAAGTAGCAGATAACGACATTCCGTGAAAAAGAATGTTGCACAGTGGTTTGCACGTGTGTAGAATGCTAACCAAGGAAGAGGCGAAATGGTTCGCCCCCTTGACGGAGTAGCACGTTATGGCAAAGGCAAACTTAGCTTTCACTCGCATCGGCAATGACGGCTATAAATACGCTCGTCGTGAGGATGGCGTATGGTTTGTGAAGGAGGGTTTCTATCACTCCTCTTTCGGCTGGACTACAACCAAATGGCAAGAAGTGCCAACAACCTCAGATAGCATGTCTGTAATCGAAACATGCCTTAAAGCACACTCGCAAGGCGAGACAGGTTGTGTCGTTGGGTTTGGCTCTCAAATCATCATCACCGATGGCAAGGGTTTGCGTTTGCCTTGAAATGTTCCACGTGAAACAAAGCCCCGCTAGTGCGGGGCTTTTGCATTCTTGCACATTAACCGAAGGTGAAAGGGTATACCCTCACAGCTCCGCTGTAGGTTTTGCACCACAAGCCGAAGGCGAAAGCATTACCCTCTATAGAAGGGATACATATAAATAAATATATTGTTATACCATTTGAAAAGGGTTTCAAAACCTGTCGAAGACGACAGAGTATGACCATCAGGGCGGAGCCCTAAATAACCCTCTATAAAGCTCTGTGAGCCCCGTAGGCCGTGGCCTACAGTGAATCTCGCCCTATGGCTGGCCATAGGTCAATAACCCTTCAAAACATGCTATATGGGTTTCTCACTCGCCGGAGCTTGGGCAGCACCACGTGATGTCTAAGCAAAACGATCACACTTACACTGGCGTGTCAAGAAATACATTCCAATCGATGCGAACAGGGTGATAGGGGTAGCCTATGGAGGGGTGTGGTGTGTGAGTGGCACATAATATGCATGTCAATCGCAATATCGCACACGATAAATGAAACGCTATGCATAGGGCATGCCATGTGTAGTGATGCACACAGTGTGCCATGTTGTGTGTGCAATGTCCTATGGTGTGCTACCGTAGTGTGGTGTGTATGTCCCTCAGAGTGCGAGCTATCCGAGGTGTACAGCTCTCTATATATAGTGCGACCACAATATCAGTTCTTATATACCCCTTTTGTTATAAGTGTTTGTATGTGTGCAAAGGGCAGAAGGTTTGACGCCGAAGGCATCACCGGGCGGGCTATGTTCCACGTGGAACGAACCACTAGCGAATGAGTGATGATTTATGCAGGATGCGTGCCAACTTATTTTCAAATTACGGCGGCCAGCTATAGGGGTGCTTAGCTTTTGTTAAGTCCCTAAAATATAAATCCGATTAGGATTTAGGAGAGTACCTGAAATGTAAAACTGGGTTTGGGGAGGAATGGCCTTGGTGGCTAGCTAAACGCCAGTGGTTACTTTTTAACCAGACAAAAGAAAGCCCCCAATGAAGGAGGCTATTTTAAAATTTCGGCGGGGGGTAGAAATCAGGAGAGAGGGTAGTCGATGTCATCCTGAAAGTCAACTTCTAACATCCACCCGATTGGTACATTGTCTTTGTGTTCCGCAATTGCAGCGTTCAAGTCTTTGGTGCAGCGATATTCTCCAATGAAGGTGCTGCCCTTCCAACCCTCTCCCGGTTCTGTCACCATCATCAACGACATGACAACAGGGTATCCGTTCACACGTATATCAGGATGTTTCATTATCTCCCTCCTAACCAGAAAGCCCACGTCTGTCTCATGAGCTTCTTGTATTCTTCTTTTGACATGATGCTTCCGTCTTTCAACAGCCACACCATGCCTCGTGTTGGGTGCATGAATTGCACAGCACCTGCGATACGATCCCGGATAGCTTTCAGACTCGCATGTCTCTTACTGCAAGACATTTTGTGTGTGTCAGATAAGCCGCATTCAGGACACATCACAGGATGGCCCATTCTTGCACAACAGCTTGGTATTTGTCACTCAGATTGTGTCGCTTCAAGTGATCGACCCATTCCAAGCGTACAGCCTCCGCTGCTTCTTCGCTATCCATAACACGGATGGTTGCAACGATTTCTTCTGTGCCGATTTCAGCTTCACCTACGATGTATACAGTGTTCACAGTTTCACTCCTTTTATGTATTGTTGCATTAAGACTTTATAGTCAATGATCGCTGTTGGATTGGCTGCCTTCACTTGTGCGACATACCACATCCACCCACCTATTGTATCACCTGCCTGTTTCATTCTGGAATCCTCAATACAGTTCTTCGGGAACGACTACGTGCCCATTGCCTTTCGAGTCGCACTTGTACCACCACCTTATCTTTCAACATCTGACGCAATGCAGGAGTGCGTTCAAGGGACGGCATGTATCGACAGTTCACAGGCATTCCTCCCCACTCTTCTGTTGCCTCGGTGATACGTGCAAGCCAATACGCACGTTCTTCTTTTGGTGCCATCATGGATGTTACTTCAAGCCAGCTCATCAGGGAAATCCTCCTTGTTGAAATCATTGCCCCAGTGTGCAAGGGCCGCTTCCATTGAAGGAAAATACACGCACACAGGGAGCACGTATGCATGTGCGTAGGCACGTATAGTCTCATTCATCGGTTGTTCAAACCACGGCTCTGGCTCAATCGCGGAACAGACTGAGCACACGGTAGTCATTAACAGATTCCTCCACAAAGATTCATCCCCAGCTTATCCCACGGCACGTTAGCCATGACGAAATCATCGTAAGGGACAAGCACCTCGTTTGAAGCCGTCACTGTAACATCACGCATACCCACTGTCAAGCCCGGATATGGAACATCAGGGTAGAAGAATCGCCATACACGTGTGCGGATTCCGTGCTGCATTGGTGGTGGAAGCTGTAGCACCAGAGCAGAGAAGGCAGAGCGTTCAGCATCTGTGCATTCAGGGTTTTCCACATACAGGTTGATCACTTGCCCGAAGTGGCCCATTGAAGGGTTCGGATAGATAGGTGTGTCGATGTCCACACAGTTGAATTCTGGAATAGCCATTTTATTTCTCCATTGAAAAAGGGAGGCACCATGCCTCCCTATTGTTCATTTACACAGCACGCTTACGCGTGCCGCACACGCACGCACTATCAGTTAAACCTCCAAGGATCACGGTAGAAGAATACAGCAATGAGGTTCCAGAAGAAACCCACGAAGCCGAAGAACATGAATGTCTTGGCAATCACCGCACTCGCGTGTGGTGCCTTTGGATCTTTCACTTCCATCAGGCTGGCCTTCACTACCATGTCTCTTGGTGCAGAGTTGCTGGCTACAAAGTCACGATATGTCTTTGGCTCAATTGGATTCTCGATCCGTGTGTTGAACTCTTTATCGCGGAAGATACCTGTCCAACCGGGCTTGCCCGTATCATTGTAGTATTCGAATGCGTCCACCATCAACATCTGACGTGGCTTCTCCACTTCGAATCTGTACGTCTTCGATTGCATGCTTCCACCGCCGAAGAACATCAGGACAAACAAGAGCATCAGCGCGAGACGGTAGGTTGTTTCAACCATTACACACGCTCCCATTTCGCAAGCTTGCTCTTCACTTTATCAGTGAAGGCCGTGGTGAACAGTTCATCGCCCCAAGCTGCACGCAGCATGTCTACAGCAACTACGAACACATCAACCGCTTCGCCCTTTACACCGTCAGAAGAAGGAGCGCGTTTCTTGGTGCCCTGTGCAATCGCAATTTCAGTAGACAGCTCGCCCATTTCTTCCATCAACGATTTGAGGATGGTATCATACGAACGGCGTGGGAAGATGCGATCAGCCGATTGTGTTACGAGGTACAGGGCATCTGGTAGAGGGGCACGGGGTGCTGGAGCAATAGTCACTTGTGGCACCAGTTTCAACCGACGATTAAAGCAATCCATAGTAGAGTCGCCGTGGATGTTGGCTTCGTCCATAGTTACGCTGATGATGTCGTGATCATACGGACCATCTACTTTCCGAACAGTTCCACGCGCTCCGCGTTTACGGGTGCCGTAATCTTCGATCAGCTCTACGCGATCACCTACGTTGAAATATCGAATCATTATTCTCTCCTTTTATGAGGGGGCCACTGGCCCCGAAAATTTTGCGTGAAAGGGATTCCGAATTACTCTTCTTCGTCCGACTCTTGAAGCTTATCGAGCGGATTGTAGCCCGAAAGGTCAGTGCCAAGCAAGTCTACAATGCGAGTGATGAAGTCTTGATCATCAGTCACGAGAGTGATGTCTTCACGATCCAGAGTGCCGTACACTTCACTGTGCTTGCCAAGGATTTCACCGAAATAGACTTGCTTGCCATAGGCACGCTCCAGCTCTTCTTCGGTTGTTACGAACAGACCCTCAACATCGCCCATGCGCCCGCAGTCCCAAAAGAACTGTACCAATACTTGCTTACTCATTCTTCATTCCTCCGCTTTAGGGCTGAACACAGCACCGTTATTGCATTTCCAGCTCGTCGAGCTGAGCAAGGCACCAGTGATCTTACTAAGGCCACCATTGTCTGCACATGCAGTTTGGGCCTTTGAGATTTCAACGCTATTTACGCCCATTACAACGCTGGCCCCAATAATAAAACCCAGAACCACTCCAATTAACCATCCAAATAAATCTTCCATCGTTATTCCTCCCCTAAGTCTGTAATTTGTTGTTGCTCCCGTGGGTAAATGAACACCGCAGGGTAGCGCATCGATCTTACACTGTCGTCGCAGTAGTTGTCAATCAGCCTTTCGTGCAAAAGCTCGCAAGCTTTGAAGTACCGTGCTGCCTGTCTACGTTCCACTTTCAACAGATGCGAGATTGTACTCGTGTTTATAGTCTCAAGTAAAGCGAAACATTGAACAATTTTCTTGGTAGATAAGGGACGTTGTTCTTCCCTTAAGCCGTACCAATCCAACCGTGCAACGCCTTGAACAGCATCATCCAGCCACAAAGGCCAACTTTCATCATCTTCGTACACAACATCTGTCATTTCAGGCTGAATGCAGTTGATAAAGGAGGCTGGCTTTGGGCCAGCGCTCCCTTCACTGAACGAATAGAGCTTTCTTGTCACTCTACTGATCATTCTATCTGCATTCGCCCCGATTCGCTCGCTTAAAGCTTCAAGTTCCTCGGGACTGAGCATTAGATACCTTCCTGCACTTCCCATTCCGGCTTAGGAAGCAACGGAACTGGAGCCAGATTAGCTTGGATTGGGCTGTAGCTGTTCCAAGCGTTCACGATATCGTAACGCAGCTTGTAACGTGCATGACCACCATCAGCAAAGTACACGTGGTACTGTGAGACGGCTGCCTTGACGTTTGAAGGTGTTGAAGCGTTACGGTCGATGACGTATTGATCGCAAGCTGGCAAGCCACCATCAGTGACATTGATCCACCAGTTACTCGAAGGCATTTGGTTGGTGCTTTCTGCGATCCATGCGTACATTGCGACGATAATACGAGTAGCCATTGTGTTTCTCCTAAAACGGAACGCTACGTGCGTTCCACGAGGTATTGTAACACGTCTAGCACGGTGTGCATAGCACTATTGTAGTCTGTTCCAGCCTCGAATCTCACTTCCTCGATGGCTGCCAACATGCGTTCCTTTTCTTCCATACGCTTGCAGGCCATGAGTCCTTCGCCCGTTTGGTTACGGATTTCATGGATTCTATCACGACTTGCAGGCTTCACGTAGCTGCCGAGTTGAATCTTGTAGGCTTCCGCCTGTTCTGCTGTCATTCCACCGTGGCTCATCAGATGGAATCCTTGTGTTTAACGTTACCACAGCCAGTGCATTGCAGGATGTGGCGATAACCTCGCACGTTGCCTCCACGCCCAAGCGTCCCTTGATGAATCACTTTCCAACTGTGTTCGTGCCAAGAGCCTGTGAACAGGAATTTGATCAGTCGTAGCATGTTATCCTCCCAAGTAAATTTGAATACGCTCGAAGTCTACCTCTTTGTTGAGGTTGAAGCAAGCGATTCCGTGTCTTTCTGCCAAACGGATCGCTGTAGCTGTTCCGCCCATTGGCTCGCCCTTACGGGTGAGTTTCGTCCATGCCACAAGCATCTTGCTCGGAGTTTTGAGGTCTTGTCCCAGCACCTGATAGACGTTACGTGAGTGCATGGCTCTGGCTCCACGCTTGCAAGCTGCCCAGTTAGGGTGCATATGCTCTGCAATGCCTGTAGCTACCATGTACAGCTCTGGACTGTCCAGTTCCGGGTTGATGTTCGCACCAAAGCAACCATCACGATCATGGCCGTTATAACCTTGCCACGGGATGTAAATCTCTGCCTGTGGTGCAGCGGGCCACGGAGTTTGGTTTGCATACCAGTCGAACCATCCCAGTTCAAATGCAGCATCAGCGCCCTTAGCGCCTCCTGAGCGAAGAGTCCAGCCATCAGTGGCGAGCTTCTTGCCCAGTTTCTCCATCATTTCAAGGATGTTGTCAGGGGTTTCGCGGCTCCCCACGCCAGTGTAAAACTTCATCGTCCCTCCAGTTTACGCCATGCAGCGTCTGTTTGTTTAAGAAGGGCTTCCAGTTCCTTCCACTTCTTCGCTTTGTACAGCTCCAGAGCTTCGCTCCCCGGCGCCAGCCAGTGTCCCGGCTTGTATTCCACTGCATCCCGATACATCGAATTCCTCCTGTTTGACATTGAACAACCGAATCAGGAACTCATTCTCAGCTCTGAGACGGTTCCTTTCGTGAGTCAGCGAGTATACCTGTGATTCAAAATGACTGCAAGCGCTTCTGTAGTCCCCGAAGGCAGATATCACTTGCATCACTTGATCGGGAGTCGCCTTCCACTTGTTCCGCACTATCTCAGCAAGGAGCGGGATCGGATAGTTAGGCGTCCGCATCTGGCACCACAATGTGGGGAATCCATCGTTCGTTGCTGATCGATAGAACCTCACTATCAAACTCACGGGCACACAGGGAAGCGCTATGCTCTCCACACATCCACATCCCGAGGATGAAGTTGTTACGGCCTTCCACCTTACGCGGTGGCGTGTATTCTTGGAACACTGTGCATTCGTCGCTGTAATATCCGCCAGTGTCACTCACAACAACGCCATCCTTCCAGATTCTGATGTTGTTCGATAGACGACCAACCACAGGCTTTTCAACCCAGTGATTACCCAAAGCACCAGAAGGACGCTTCAAGTAGGTCGGTAGTAGAATTCGTGCCCCTGCAAGGTGTTCCCGGCAGAAAGCAGGACGTGTATCGCACAGGTAGGTACACAGGGCAGTCATGCCTTTGTGAGCCAAGAACCAGCGCCATGCAGGCTCGAACAGATGCACATTGTCGATCCAGTGTTCCCAGTGATCTAACATTGTAGGGAAATTGTCCACCATTTCTTCCCATGGACTCAGCACATAGATTGCATCCAGCGGTTTGAAGCTGTCACGTGCGATCCACGGCTTCGACAGGTTCATGTGATCGTAGTCCAGCTCTTTCAGGTCGAGGAAACTGACATTTCGGTCGCTTCGTGCCTCGCCAAACGCTTGTGCCACGGTTTCGCAGGTTGCCATGTCTTCAACGTAGTCGGTGCCACACGCTACAGCCACGTTCTTATAACCATCTGCGAACTTATGTCCGAAGATTTCCCACCAATTGTTATATTGGTCTGCCCCGAGTTGCTTGGACAAGCGTGCTTGCAGGTTTACGGACTCGAACAGCATTACAGGAGTGTCACCGTTGAATTCGTAGATACCTTTCAGTTTCTCGGTTACAGGATCAAAGCAGGCATCGTAGCGGCCATAAAGGGCTGGATGCTTGCGGTCAAACGTTGCCTTTGCATAAGGCAGGAAGCGATCACCATGTTTACGCCAGAAGTGGCAGTCGAAATACTTATCCATCAACTCTCGATCCGCAAAAGCGATCTTGAGGGCGGCTACCATCATTTTGTAGTAGTCTTCGAACTGCGTGTTCAGCGTGTATGTGGTCGATTCCTTGATGGTGTAGAACGGCATAGCCGCTTTGTTCGCCACAGGAAATGCAAGCAGATCGCAAACGTCTTGGTTCAGCTCGCCACGATAGCGGTAGAACGTGGACAGAAAAGGAACTTCCTCGGCTACCACAGTTTCCAGATCGAACTTGATTGGCTTAGTCACTACTTGCATTTACTGGCTCCTATTACGAGAGGATGACGATGATGAGAAGAATGAGCAGGAAAGTACCAAAAGTCATGTCTTGTCTCCTTGTGTGAGAGGGATTCTACGGAATCCCTTGGTTAGTGTCAAGCCTTCGCCATCATATATCCGCAGAAGAATGCTAAGGCCATCCAGATACAGAACTCCATTAACCACCTGCCGAGTAACCGCCAGAGCGGGCAGAGTTGCTGCTGGAGAATGCACCAGCGGAGCGTGTGCTGTAGGCGCTACCCGGACGTGCGGACACATATGAGCGAGCCTGAATCGAACGGGTGTAGCCACTGTAACGGCTGGTCGCTTGGTTACGGTAGTTACGGCTTTCGCTCATTGGGTAGCTGCGAGTGGCGTAGCCACCACCCATACCACCGTTCATCATGTTCGACATCAGCATACCCAGCACCATACCTTGCAGCATTGGAGCGGTGGTGTCATGTGCCTGTGCTTGACCAGTAGCAGGGTCTTTCACTTCACGGATGACGTGAACCACCTTATTACCTTCGTCGTCAGTGCCGTAGTACATATCCTTGATCGAAGGGTCTTTGGCTTGAGCCTTTGTAAGCTCTTCTTTCAGCTCCACTTCTTCTTGGTTCATTGCAGCACGCGTATTGGCGTCGATGTCCGCTTCGTCCTTCGCTGTTTCTTCTGGATTCTCCTGTTCACAACCAGTTAGGAAGATAGTGGAGAAAGCTAGAGCGCCAGCCAGACCAGCAAATTTCAACAGTTTCATGTTATGCACTCACCTTGGTTACACGGACAGAAGAAGATACGTCCGAGAAGTCCAGCCACATGAGGCCGCCACCTCGACGAAGTGCAACATCATAGGAACCTTCGTACCCTGCATCTTCAACTTCGTATACCTCGTATTCTCCTGCATCGTGGCGTTGCCCGCAGATATCGTTGAAGATGGCATCGAAGCGGAGCTTATCGCCCTCTTTGACTTCGGAGAAGTGACGCAAACGCTCGACTTCTACAGGATTGCGTTGAACATCGCCTTGAATCAGGAAGGACAGATCGTTGCTGATGGTGATCAGCTCTGCTGACAGTTCTTCGACACGCTTTTGGATGGATTGCAGATTCATTATGTTCTCCTTATTTGGAATAAATGGTTACATCAAGACCAGCGAGTTCAGTGATGATGGCGGATTCAACATCCTCCCACTTCGCACCACCCAACCCTGCTCCCAACTTCGGTAATCCTACGCGCTTGATGCCGATGCTGTCAAGGAAAAGTTTCATTTGATGCAAAGCATTTCCGAGGGCTTTTAAGTCAGTGTAGACAACGCCCTTCTCACGTCCGTAGGTGTACTGGCCGTAGAGGTTAAACACAGGACGAATCTCGCAGTCATCACAGAAAACAGGCGTGAAGCTCAGAGTACCTAGCTTGTCAGGGTCGCCCTTGATCGTGGCTTGGTCAGCTTCTGCTACAGCAGGCCAGCGTTCTACGATGGCTTTAGCAACGCCACTCTTCATGGTGTTCTGGCAGTTGGCTTGGTGTGCGATAGCGCTCACTTCACCTTTGTCCAGAGCTTCGATCAGGCAACCAGCTTTGTATGTCAGGCTCACAGGTCGATCACTCCTTCTTCGTTGAAGCCCGCGCTCTTGAAGGCAGCGATAGCGTCTTTCGCACGTTGGATTAGGACATCGATGTTATTCCCGCCAGAGGTCAGCTCACGTTGGTAGATTGTCTCGTAGAAGAAGCCGATCTTTACTTGACCGAGAACTGTGCAACGATGGTTATCACCGAATCCAGTTACTTTCAGTTTTACACGGGATTTCATTTCAGACATTGTGTTCTCCTTTATTTAGGGGTAAGAAAGCCCGCCTTGTGGGCGGGCTGTTCATTATGCCAAACGTTGGCGGATGGTGTCAATGTTCGTGACGTTGAAGAAGTGGCCATCACGGAAGCGAACTTTCAGCTCACCGCCATGCTCTTCTTCGGCAGACACTTGATCGCGGAGAACGTATTCGCCATCGATCAGATCAACACGCAACAGCCCCCGTGCAGATTGCTTCAGTTTGTCGCCGGTCGCCGGATCTTTGTAAATCTCGAACAGCTCACCATTGATAGCAGTGGCAGTCGCTTTCATCGCAGTACCGAAGGTATCACGAGTGTTGCACTGGTAGGTGTAGCTACCGATCCCGAACACAACGTTGGTCGATGCAAAGCCCAGCTTTTCCAGACGGTCAGTGATCGCTTGGGCACGTGACAGAGTGATCGAGTCACCATAGATCAGACCGATATGCGAGTCCAGTTCTTTGAAGCCAGCTTCGTTCACAGTACCGCCGAAGGTTTCCCACAGTAGTTGGATCGAGCCTTTCATTTCAGCCGAAGGTTGTACTTCTGTCGCAACAGGCTCACCACAATCGGAACTGTAGTTGTCGATGTAGTAGTATTGCTTGTCGTGACGGTTGTACTCGAACTTAGTCTTGATGTTGTAATACTTTGATTCTTCAGTGATGTACACCAGAGTCTCGTAGTAGTCTGCACCCATATTATACGAGCCTTCGCAGTCTTCAGCAGCCCGTTCGAAGTGAGAGTCACGCTCTTCGTCGAGAGCTTCACCCAGTGTCGCATAAACCTTGTCAATGGTGCCGCAGATGATGCTCAGCGGATCACCCGAGTCAGGACGGATCACCAGTCGGCCATCACGTGCCATGATTTGAGGGTAAGCCCGTGGCAGCACCTCTGTCAGTACGCCGAAGTAATCGTAGGTGTCTGCTACATACGAGCAGAAGCCATTCGGATTCAGTTTGGTGATGTAGTGAATCAGGAACTCTGTTTCAGCTTCCAGACGCAGATCCCGGCACTCTTCACCCATCTCACCAGTGAACGCAGCTTCCAGACGTGCAGCACGAGTCAGGATGTTGCTAGAGCTAACAGCGTGTTCAGTTGCAGGGATCGAACCAGCGATAAAGTAGGCATCCAAATCCAGACCTTCACCGTAATAGTCTTCGATGTAGTCGATTGCACCAACAGTGTCAGTACCCGAGAACGAGGCCAAGTGACCTGAACCGGAACGAGAAGCTGCGATGTAACCCGGCATGCCACGCATCGAGAAGTCGTGACCTTGGAACAGCACGCCTTCAGTTGCAGCGCCAGTACGCAGAGCCGCTGCCATCAGAATACGTTTGTACTCGTATGCGATAGTCGCGTTGGTGGCGAGCTGCCAGATTTGATCGGACAGAGCGGTTTCCAGATAGTTCACCAGCCAGAAGAATTCAGGCAGGGTATTCTTGATGGTCAGCATTGGAACTTTCATCCCGATGCGAGCGCCTTCGTCGATGGTCTTGATTTCCAGCGGCAGGTAGCCGAGGTCGTGCAGAGCTTCCATGCGAGCGGTAGACACTTTGCCTTCACCGATCACGCCATTGACGCGGCGGCGGTAGCGGCGAATCACTTTCTCTTTTGGTTGCGAGAAGAACGAATCGTTCCAGTCTTCAGCGATTTCCATGATCGAGCCTTGAGTACCGAAGACGACCATCTTGCCGTCGTACATCTTCGAGACACCAGAAGCACGGAAGTATTTGTCAGAACGCGGGGTTAAGTTGCTGTACAGGAAGTCGGTGCCTTCGGTGTACATGTCCGCATGACCAATCTTGTATACGTCAACCATGTGGGGTGCAAAAGGTTTCATTTATCTCTCCTTTGTGTTTGTGTTGGGCCATCTTAGCAGATTAGCCCGTCAGGTCAAGCGTTTTCTTTGAACTTTTGCAGCTCTTCGATCAGAGAGTCTACTTGGTCAGCGTAGACAATGATCAGATCAGAGTCTTGCCACAGCGAAATGTACTTCGGATCGACGTGATAGTTGTTCACTTCAATCTCACCGTTTGCTGGTGTACTTGCAAGCGCTGTTGGGATAATCACAGACCACCTCCCAGTTGGTAAAACGATGGAGACATCATCAACGGTGCATCAGACGGCAGAGAATAGCCCTGTGTGCCAGCCGGAGCTGCTTGGTTGTCCAACTTCTCGTTCACTTGATCCAGCTTGTCTTCGATGCGTTGTTCCTGACGGATTTCGTCAGCTTGCACAGGAGTTACAGTGTCCGTGGTGCGGGTTGTTCCACTTGCAGTTGGAGTATGGAAGCTATTGTAGAGCATGTTGCCTACGATTGCACCACCAGCGCCAGCCAGCAACATCGAACCAAGACCGGGACCACCGCCACCCATCATGCCACCGCCGTAACCACCGCCGTAGTGACCACGATCATAACCACCGTATCCACGGCTGTAGCTATTACGTGAGCCGTAGTTGTTGATCACAGTTGTACGCGGGGCGTAGCTTGACCGCGACCGAGCCAAAGGCGAGGATACTTGGCGAGCTGGGGCACGATAGGCAGGACGACCGCCATAAGGTGTGCTCGGTTTGCGATAGCCGTCAGTCGCTGATTGCCCACGATATGGACTCGAAGCTGTTGGGCGACGAATCGGTGTTGTTACTGGCGTTGGCCGGCTATACGGTGTTGAACTGCGGCTAGGTGCAATGGCCTTTGGGCGAGAGTACGAAGACGAAGAACGGCTAGAGCTGAACGAACTGGAACGGCTGCTCTTGTATCCAGCAGCTTCCGCCGTGTGCGGCATGGCAGCGTAGCCAATAACCGCAGCGGCGAGGGCAATCAGTGCAGTACGTTTGAACATTGTGTTTCTCCTGTGTTAGTCCCAGCTCGACGGACTGTCGTAGCTCGAAGATGGTTCGCTGTAAGTTGGCTCGTAAGCCGGTGTAGGAGAACTGTACTCCTGCGCTGGACTCGTGTCAACAAAAGAATCGTACAAAGTTTCTGCAACGATTACAGCAGCAGCTGCAGTGACGGCAGTGGTCAACAGGTCAGGAGTCGAATCATACGCAATGTCGTCATAACGGTCACGGCGGCGACGATCTTCCTCTTCCTCGCGTTGTTGTTGACGCAGAGCCGAGCTACGAATCCACTCACGCTCTTCACGTTCCTCCTGAATCTTCTCGGGAGTCTTGTACGTGCCATAAGGGACTCCGTATTTCGTGCTTGCAGCAGGTTGACGCGGAGCTTTCACTTCTGGCATTGGAACTTTCACAGTCACTGGTGGCAGATTATCTACGACAATCTTCGGACGGTTGAAGAGATACACGACAACCAGAGCCAGAATCAGAACTACGCAAACGATAATACCTTCGAGCATGTTTCTCTCCTTATACAGTGATGATGTTCAGCTTGTCTGCTGGGAGCAAACCGCCGTGGAACGAGTTGGTGGTGTGTACCTTATCATACACCTTAGTCACACAGTCAACACCTTTCGAGAAAATCCCGTGGGTTGCAGCCAGTTCCAGAGGAATGCCGTGGTTGAAGTGTTCCGCCAGCTCAATGAATGTCCGGCCACCGTCACAGATGTCGTCGAGCACCAAGTATCGCCCATTTGGCTCGATCACGTCAAGGCATTTCATGCCGGTGATTTTGCCAGTTGACAGTTCACGCGTCTTGTTGAAGCAGATGACGCCCGCTGCACCGACACGCTTGGCGAAGTCTTCGACCTTTTTCGATGCACCCATATCAGGAGCGACGATTGTCCAGTTGTGCCAGTCTTGTTTGATGCTGCTGAATACCTCGAACTGATCCATCACTCGTACACGGTCGATGAGCGCTACGCTAACGGGGCTGTGAGGGTCTACAACGGTCACTGAGGCGTAGTTCTGTGCGTTGATGAGCCGAGCTACAGCCTTGATGCTCAAAGCCTCTCCAGCGTTGCATACGCGGTCCTGACGGGCATACGGAATGTATGGGAGGTCAAGGTGGATACGTGCGTTTGGGTAGATTCGCTCAAGAGCGTCAGTAGCCATGAACATACCCATCAAGTTGTCCGAGCTAGAGGCTCTTGCGTGTAGGGTGACATCGGTGACTAAGGTAAAGCCAGATGCCTCTACGTTCATGTTGATCCCTACTTCACCGCCCGGAAACAGGAATTGGCGAGTGGAGATTCGTGTACGTGGTGCAAGGTTGGTTGTGTGGAACAGGTCTTCGTTGAAGTCTGTCATGTTGTTCTCCTTTGTTTGTGTGGGGGCCAGTGTAGCGAGTCTGGCCCCTGTTGTCAATCACCAATCGATGTCGATTGTGTAAGTACCTTCTGGCAGCAAACCGCGCTTGAACAGGTCGTGAGCGATAGCCTCGGCAGTCGGATAGAAGTTACGCTCCCACCATAGCTCCAGTCCAAAACGGTCTTCCCGTCCCGGCAAGCCTTGTTTCGGGTCACGGGCAAGCCATGCTGCAAAGCTTACACCCATTTCATCACCGTTTACAATCTCGGGGACAGTTTCGTTCTCGTATTCGTCAACGTGATCTGGATCGGATACAACGTGCAGGGTTTCACGCCCACGATATTTGCAGCCATCTTGTTGCTGGAAGCTGTACGGACGCCCGTAGGTGTCGATTACCAGTTGATCCCAGTCAGAAACGTCGATCACTTGTTCGGTGCGGGTTCTTACGATGCTCATTTTGCCTCCTGTTTGTTGTTGAAATAGCGACGTACAGCGTACCCGCGTGTGATACTCCAGACTGTGCAAGCGATTGTGGTGATTGCAGAGGCAAGAACGATGTCTTTGATGAAGAATAACGTCACCCATGTGATCAAGAAGCTGCCGATTGTACCAATGAAGGTGTTCGATAGCGTCTCTTTCAGCGACTGTGCTTTACTCTGGCTCATAGTTCCACCTGAAACGATGCACGCATTCCGTCAAGAGCTTCTTGAGGGACATTGTGTATGTTCATTCCGCCACGGCGATTCTCGACGACGACATATGCCACGGCATAGCCGTATTTCTCTGCTAGCTTGCGGTAGTTCCGCATGGAACGGCTGGTCGGGAACACGTTCGAGACAACAACGTCATTACCTGTGCCCATCGCAGCCGCTGTGTCCCGTAGGCAAGCCCGATAGGCGTAAGCCATCCGACCCTCTGTCCAAAGGTATTCACCTTCGTCTGTGTACAGATAAGCGTCATGCTCATAATGTGGCACACCCAAGGCAGTCGCCAGTTCCGCAGCCAGTGTACTCTTCCCGCTGCCGGGAAGCCCTCGAATCAAATAGAGCTTCGACACGTTCAATTTCCTCCACGTATTTGTTCAGGGGATGCAGCACAGCTGCAATCAGCCCATATTCGACATCACCAGAGAAGGCTACCGAAGCAGCCAACTTCTTCTGGAATTCTTTCAGCTCTTCCAACGGGACGGTCACGGCAGAATCTTCTCCCGAACGATGTCACGTGCCACTTCTGGAGTGATCAGCTCACGGATTGCATCGAGCATTTCACGACGGAGACGGGCAGTTTGTACACCAATCTCACGACCGACAGCTTGTTCGACTGCACGAGCAATACTCGCTTCTAGTTGCTCGTTGATAACCACTTGAGCAGCATCTTTCACGGCCTGAGTCAGCTCAGGGGCTTTCGCAACCCAACGCGGAGTCCAGCTTGTGCCAGCGTTTTGAACCAAGCCTTTCAGGCAGGACTCAATCTGACCTTCGATCTTGCCCTTGATGGTGTCAGTGTTGATATTATTCAGCACTTCCTTGCCAATCTCGATTTCGAGTTGCGGGTTTTCTTTGATCAGGGCACGCAACCCTTCAGTGTCCAAACGCATTTTGATAGTCATTTCATTCTCCCCTTAGTCCTTCGAAATAGGCTTCGATAACCTCGCGACGTTGTTGGTCGCTGTATGCTATCCAGTTGTCCGCTGTGAACCAGCGAGTGATGAAGTGCACGACACGGTAAAACTCTTCGTCAATCGTCTTGAGGAATTCTTCCTTGTCATCGAACATCGCATCCACTTTCTTTTGCCCCATCCGCATCAGGAATTTCTTCGTGAGGTAATGTGGCGATTTCAGTTTCATGACTGTTGTCTGTTCTGGCGTAGCCAGCCTTACCATGTAGCCTTCGTGCTTGCAGTCGTCTAACAGTTCAAGCACTTGGCGGAACGTACCGTGAAACAGAGCAGGACGCTTAGCACCGCAAGCGCGAGACATAATGTCCAGATGCCCTTCTGTCAGCATTTGTCCAGTTGCCATGTCGCGAGCGCCGATCAGGTATGCACCAGCCTCTTCTTCGATAATATGCGGATCAGAGACATCACAGATTTCAAACAACAGTGTATAGTTTGTAGCCAAACCGTTCACGAATTCAAATTCTGGCAACGCTTCGATGTGTGTACGTGCCAGTTTGGCGAAGTCACTATCGAGTGTACCAGTCGTCGAGACAACCAGCTCACCATTCCAGTAACGAGCAGCAGCCATGAAGCCGTTCACTTTACGTGGAGCAATGACCACAGTATCCAAGTCCAGCTCAGTGCCGTTCTCGTGATGGTTGAAGACTTTGGTGAAAGGCCAGATGACCTTGGTTCCATCGTCCGCCAGCACCATGCCACGAGCTTCCAGCAGCAGAGGGTTGGTGTTCCACAGGGCACGGTAGAACACTTCACGAGAATACTTGAAAACGGAAAGACCGTTGTCGTAGCGCTTTTGTTTTACCAGCCCTTGGTCAATCAGTTCTTGAAACATTTTATGCCTCCAGTCGTTTGGTGTGGACTACATAGGAAGTGTCGCCATCTTCAACGAGAGCTTCCATTTCTTCCAGCGTCATGCCAGTTTCGTCGTAGCGAAAGCAGCTACGATACGCTGCTTCTGCTGTTTTGTAAACACCGCAAACGCAATCCCAACCCATTTCAACGCTAGTTACAACGTAGACATATTCGTTCATTCGCGTTCTCCCGTATGGTGGTCGACTACAGCGAACTCTTGTTTCGCCATGTGAATTTTGATTTCAGCCAGCGAGAATATCTGACGATCAGGGTGGTTGTCAATCCCTACGTCCAATCTTTTTCCTCGTGGTGGTAAGCTACCGTGACAGTGACCATGCAAGTGCCATGCACCGTGGTGTGCCTTGTTCCAAGTTTCCATTGGATAATGGAACATACAAATCTTGGTACGCTCGACGGTGATTTCCTTGTAGTGGCAAATCTCCTTCACGTGTGGCAGGTTAGCACGCTCGATCAGTTCCCACAGGCCATCTTGACAGTGGTTGCCACGGATGAACGTGATGTTGCCGTTCAGTTCCTTAATGACATCCAAAGTCTTCTGCAAGCCCTTGCTACCGGCGAACACGAAGTCGCCCAAGTGGTATGCGTCATCGTACAGGCCGACACGGCTGTTCCAGCGCTTGATGATTTCTTCTGCTTGCTGGTCAAACGTCCACGGACGGTTGCAGTATTCGATAATGTTTCGATGGTCAACATGCAGGTCACTTGTCCACCACTTTTGTACGTCACTCATATTCCACCTCCATTTCGTCCAATTCAAATTCCACGAAATCTCGTAGTTCGCTCACGGCGTCCAGCACTTCATAGCCGAAGCCCAAGTATTTGAAGTCTTCTCGGGCACGTTTCAATTGTGTACGAAGCTGCATCAATAAGACTGCGCGTTCTTCGTCTGTCAGTTCACTCATTCTACTTCTCCTTTCAGCAGCATATCGAGTTGTTTCGGATACTTCGCAAGCCCTTTGGCGTTGCCACTCTTGAAGCTCTCCGTTAAGTTGGCCATAGTGTCGCAGATTTTCACTTCCCGCGACACATGGAACTCAATGCACTGGACTAAGTATTCATTATAAGACAGGTCATCTGTCCTAGTCAAGCGGTAAACTGCATTGGCTACAGTACTCCCGAACAGCTCTTTAATCTCGTCGTATTTTACGCCACAATCTTCCATGACGTCATGCAGCCAAGCCGCAGCAATATACGTCGAGAGTAAAGGATCGCCCTTCATACGAGTTGCAACGTTGGCGACAACCTGCTCCAGATGGTACGTGTACTTCTCATTGCCATACATCTGCCCTGCGTGTCTCTCTGTAGCGAAGCGTTTGGCTTTATTGATCAGGATCACTTCTGGTGTCAGTTCGATCATGTGTCTCTCCTTTTCTATAGGCAAAGGAATGCCCGCCTTGTGGGCGGGCGTGTGCATCAACCTTCTACGAGCTGGAGTACAGCTACGTTCAGAGGTTTGATCATAACATCTTGTGTCACGATCTGTCCAGTGCGGTTAACACTGATTTTTGCCTTATCTACCAGCTTACTGGCGATAGCGAGACGCACACCGATTGGAGTGTAGCCAGCTTTCAGATTCACGCCCTTCGGCTTTGCAACCAAGTCGCCCTTCACTTCAACCAACTCCCAACCATGAGCTGGCATGTTGTGCAGGCGGATGGCTGTGTTCACGCTCAGGTAGCGGTTAGCTTGACCATCAGCAGCTTCTGTGAAGAAGCGGGCAGTCTTAACAGTCCCATCGAGAACGTACCCGAGTGCGTACATGAAGTTCAGGATCGAACGCACTTGAACTACAGTGGTATCTACCGGGATGAATTCTTCTGCTACAGTATCAATTACAGCATTTGCATCAGTCATTTGTTTCTCCTTATTCGTAGTCACGGATTGCTTTGCCAGTCGGGAACTGTGGCAGGAGCGTATCTTTGTAGCGAGCCTGATACTGTACAGTAATCAGCTTACCGGTGTAAAGCTCTTTGTTCGCAAGGAACTCAGCTCGTTCAAGCATGGAGCCCAGTGTAACCGAGAACGTTCTTTCATTCAAGTCATTTCGCACAACAAACGCAGAGCCGTCATCTTTCTTCGGTTCAACGTCCAGAATCAGGAACTCGGAGTCCATGAACAGCTTGAACTTCCACAGACCAGCAGAACGCTTGCCGCTTTCGTACAGGCCGTCTTTGGTGCGATACATGATACCTTCGTAGCCACGTTCGATACACCAGTGAAGCTGTGTTGTCAGGTCTGCAAGGTTGTCAACGTACCGATATGTGACCATTGTTACATAGGAATACACATCATTGAGGAATCGGCTATTCGCATACTCGGTAAGCATTTCCAGCCGCTCTTCGAACGGAGTGTCCATCACAACCAAATCGAACACGTGGAATTCCAAGTCCTTCCTCAAGGATTCGATCATAATCGCTTCGGCATATTCAGCCTCTGCATCAGCATAACCGTCTCCACCGCAAGCCTTCTGCATCTTCTTGTAGGCAGCAGCAATCTTCTTTTCAGGGTCTGTACGCTTCACAGCAGATGTGATTTCTTGCAGGCTTGGGCCATGAACGTACAGCTCGCCATCTAGAATGTCCCCCGGCTCCATAATGTTCATCAGCTCTTCGACGACATGAGGCACATCGTAGGGTTGGCCGGTACGGCTTTCCAGAGTGACGACCTTGATGCCTTCTGCCAGCTTGCACTTCGCAAGGCAGCGTACACCGTCCAGCTTATCGGAAATGAACACACCTTTGTCGATGTTTTCTTCCTTGCCGTCTTTGGTATGGTCTTTCGACAGCATAGCCAGAACAGGGAGGTTTTCCAGTTCTTCTTTGGTGTGGCGATAGCCCTTGTCGATCTGCTTCTTGATACGACCTTGAGCTTCGAGGTCTGCCTGTTGCTCAGGCGTGGTTTCGTTTGCTCTGCCCACATTCTTCGGCTTGATCTTTTCCATCTTGACGGTCATCTTACCGCCTTCTTGGCCGTGGGCAATGGTCAGGTCGCCGCTTTCGGTTGTCCCGATAGCCCAAACCTTGTACTTGCCACCTTTGTCTTTGCCGAACAGTTCAACGAGCATCATTGGATGATCCTCGATACGGCGTCAAACGCACGCACTGTTTCAACTGGCGTGAGGACGTGATTGTACTTGCCGTCTGCCCACTGATAGCGCATTTCAGAACCACTGATGATAACCGATTTGGTCGTCATTCGCAACACTTCACCAACACGCATTTGCGTGCCCTTGCCGCCGAGGCAGTATGCCACCTTGTCACCAACGGCCAGTGCTTGGCCGGAAACGTCTACAACGATCATTCGTCTTCTCCTTCTTCAATTGCATTCAATACAGCACGTTCTGCACGAGCAGCGTTACCGCCGTCAGGGGATGTGATGTCCACTTGATCCATGTGATAGAACTCATCACCGTAGTGTTCCTTCATCGCTTCAACCAGATCGTTCGGGTGCTTCACTTTGAAGGTGTCGAGGTAATGATCGCACGAACTGGAAATCAATGCAACAACATAGGTCTTCGGTTCTGGTTCTTCCCAGTGCCATTTGCAGTTGCTGACAGTGATACGTCCAGTGCCCCAGTGATCACGGTTGTCCATTTTAGGACATTTGCAGCCCTTTATGTCGAGCCAGTGAGTGTGGTGGTTAACACTACGGTCGAATTTCCACAACCCTTGCAGGGTGAACTCGATATCTTCGATCACTTGCACAGGATCAGCATGCAGCTCTGGATGTGCTTTCGTTTGAGCCAACACAGCGTGCAATGCACGAACAGCGTCTTGCTCTTGGCTGGTCATTGCTTCCCAGCGGTCATTCAGGGTCAACATATTTATCCACCTCCACGTTGTATTTTTTCAGGTAGTCCAACCCTTCGGTCAGACGGTAATCGTCACGATACACCACTCGCTTAACTTTTGCACGGACTAGCAGCATCGCGCAAGGGAGGCAAGGACTGAGTGTGACATAGACACTTGCACCTTTCGCGGAGAGTCCCTGCTCCAAGCATTTTCCCAAAGCATTAAGCTCAGCATGGACGACCTCTGGATTCCCAGTTTCTGAATATTCCCATACGTTAGGGCCACCCGAGGCGTGACCGTTGAAACCGGGACTGACGACTCCCGAGTCCAATACCACAGCACAGCCAACCTGCGTGCGAGGGCAGTGAGACTCAGAGGCTGCCGCCTCGGCAAACGACATGTAGAGCTTGTCATACTTGTTCATCATTGAATGTATCCTCCATTTCACGCTCTGCTTCTGCGAGGTCTTTCTCGTAGTCGCGGCGATCCATGTCACGGGTTCCCGGCTGTCGGATTTCCTGAGTCACTTCGCAATTCGAGTGTTCAGGGCCGCTGCAATGGCAGCGTCCTCGCTTCCGTCTGGCTCGCATGAGCTTTGCCTTGGCACGGTTCATCCGATCAGTACCGCGTTCTTTTCTATTTCGTCTTCGCCATCATCTGGTGCTGTTTCGAGGTAAAACTCGTTCAGGTCTTCGATAGCGACGGGTTCGATCCAGTTGACCTTGTGCATCGCATTGCAGTCACCGAAGATCAGCGGGATGTTACCATGTTCTTTACGAACGTCAAGCAGTTGTTGAATTGCGTCGTCGATCAGGATCATTTCTTTTGCCCTCTGCGGGTTGCGGTTCCGAAAGCAGGTTTGCTGCCTTCCCCAAGTTCTTTGCCTTTCTGGAGCTTCGAAGCTTTCACAGTGTAGCGACCCTTGCCGTAGTTTTCGTCGACCCATGCTTGTGCTGTTGCACGATTTGCTGTATGGATGAAGATGTACTCGCCCAGTGCGTTCTGAATGAAGAACGTGGCTGGTGGAATGAACTCATAATGTGCGAACTCAGCGAATGTTACGGTGGTGATTTTCTGCTTGCTCATGCCTACTCCTATATTACAGGTGAGAATTATACGCCATGTGTGGCGGTGTAACCATACCCTAATGTATTTAATCTGTCAATCTGCATAATTCTGTAAGCAATCGCTCTCTCCTTTGCATCATGATACGTGGAACATGAGAACGTCTTTGTGCGAGTCTTTTCATCCTCTCGCCACGAGGCTTCCCATCGATTTCTCTTTTCATTGTGAAATACTCCCGTGTGACCGGATACATTCCGTTTACTCATTCTACGGTTTCGAGTATTAACTGCTTGAGTCACAATTCTCAAGTTCGAGATTAAGTTATCAGAAGCATCCCTGTTTTCATGATCTACCACCATCCCGTCAGGAATAGGCCCATGGAACATTTCCCATATAACTCTATGTGCTTCTGTATCTACGCCATCCACTTTTACGTGCCAATTTCCTCGGCTTTTCTGCCAACCAATAACGTTACCGGAGTTATCTACCAATCCACTCGGACTGTTTTCACAATACTGCATCTGTACCTCTTCTAAAGGCGTAAAGAAAGCCCGCTACCTTGTAGGTAACGAGCTATGGGGCGCATCTTATGCTGCTTCTGCTTGGCTGTCAAGCCGTTGTGCTTCACGAAGAGCATCACGGTATTCGGCGTACCCTGTCAGGCGAGCTACCAGCTCATCGCCTTCGAAGTATTTGTCCTGTCCACGCAGCACTTCCTCGATTTCATCTGGTGTCAAGAAGCCTGTGTAGGTGTCCTCGATGAAACGACGGACCAGTTTGAGCTTGTGAGCCAGTTCCACTTCAATCTCTGGAGCCTTACCAAACACACCCAGCGAAGCGGTGTGGATCATGAAGCTCGATTGGCTGTCCACTTCCCACTCTTCGCACGCGAGGGCGATAGCGGTAGCAGCAGAAGCACAGGTAGAGCCGATATACGCGATGGTGTGAGCTTGAGTTTCACGGATTGCTTTGGTCAGTAGGTTGCACGTGTCAAGGCTACCACCACCAGAAGTGATCATGAACTTGATGCTATCGTTAGGGCCAGCACCGAACATCAGGGCGAATTCATCATCGAAGTCGTCTGCGTCTGTGATGTACCGTGCGATACGGCAATTGTATTCGTTGCTGATGTGTTCTTTTACAAGAATACGACTTGGTTTCTCACTCATTGTACACCCTCCTTCGCCAGAGCGATGATCCATTGTTTGCAGGAATCATCACGTTCGATATCGTTTACGTGGTTGAAGTCAACAAAGCCAGCCTTCAAGTTGCTGTACTTTTGCACCATGTGCGTGATGAATTTCAAACCACTGCGTTCTTTCAGTTCAGATTGTCCAACGTCACCCGAGATAACCATTTTGCAGTTACGGCCTTGGCGAGTTACGATCTTGATCGCTTCTTCGATGGTGATGTCTTCACCTTCGTCTACGATAAAGAAGCAATTCTCAGCACTGAAACCTTTGATAACTTCCAGAGGAACATACTGGATGTTGCCATTCTCGATTGCTGTTTCAAGTCCACCAGCGGTCAAACGATCACGGAGGATGTTGATAACAGGCATCAGCCACATTTCCATCTTCTCTACAGCCGACCCTTTAAACATACCGAGCGACTTGGAGTTGGATACGTTCGGACGAACAAACACAATCTTGTCGATTTCGCCTTTCAGGTAGGCGTCACAGGCCATGACAGTAGGGATATAGGTCTTGGAAGTACCAGCGTAGCCGGTGGCGATGGTGAGCGGGTTTTCGTTGATGGAGCGGATGTAGTGTGCTTGTTTCTCGTTGCGTGGAACCAGAGGCTTGGTGTTGGCTTTGGTGCGTCCATCTTCACGAGCTTCTACAAACTTCTCTTTGACGGTGCGGCCACGTTCTTCTTTGGTTGCTTCACGACGACTTTTGACTTGTTGTTGATTGCGTTTCATGTCACCTCCGAACAGAGGGCGCCGAAGCGCCCTTATGGATTACGCGGCCAGATCGGCCAGTTCTTCTGCACTTGGCTCGGGTTCATCACTTGGGATGAGCGGAGCAACAACTTGTACCAGCTCACCTTGCACCAATCCGTTCACTTCGGTAGAAGCTGCAACAACACTGGCAAACTCTTCGCTCTTCATGAACTTGTCAACTTTCAGGATGGTTTTGAAGTCCACACGTTCGATGAATGCACGGCCAATTGCGTTGGTCAGGTCGGTCAGATCCAAAGTCTTAACAACTTCACGCACTTGTTCAGCGGTAATTTCAACACCTTTGAATTCCAGCACTGGGCCGAGGATGTTCTCGACAGCATTAGATGCGAAAGTTCCGAAGAACTCTTTCTGAGCTTTGGTCAGTTTTACTGGCTTGGTTTGTTCGGTCATTCTGTTTCTCCTTGAGTTGGTTTAGATTTGGTTGTACGTTTCGGTTTAGCTGCTGGAGCTTCTACAGGCTTCTCTGCGACGATTCCGAGGTCGAACTTGACGGGTGCAGGCTTGGACATCGTAACGCTCTTGTAGTTGTCTACAGAGGCTCCTGTGAGCGACATAACGAATCCTTGCAGGGCCACGTCTTGCACGTCGAGCAACCAACGCATGATGTCGTAGCCTTCAACGACGACTGTGTGAACCTCGCTGTCCAGTTTGTTGCGGACTTCTGGTTCGTCAGTCTCGAAGAGCCGGATTTGGTAAGGCAGGCCAACCAGCGGGTATCCAGCGATTGTGTTCTGCACGTAGAAGCCTTTCGCAATCTGTTCAACAATTTTGTTGACAAACACTATCGGATTGACTTCTACTACATCAACGAATTCTGTCATTGTAGTTCTCCTTTCTGTGAATTGAAGCTCGATAGTAACACTGCCTATCTGAGTTGTCAATACACTGGAATGAGATATATTGCTTGACATTAAGCCGCTTGTCGGTTATAGTCGTGAATGTCGTTGGAGAGATATGTCTGCGAAAGCATCACTCACCGGCCAACGATGTAGCCCATGAAGAGGATTCCACACGGGCAAGCTGAGTCTCATCTGGTTATAGCGTGGAGCTGACCTCTTCGGAGGGAATGACCAGAACCTGACAGCAAACGCTGTCTCCTGTCCATACAGGCCGTTCAAGAACTCATCCTCATGAGAACTTGTGGAAGGTAGACCAAGGTTTCGTCTTAGGCACTTTTGTGTATGGCGATCCCTTGGGCTGAGTCTACCTTCCGTTAAGAATCTATCCCCATAAGATCAACATCTTATAAATCAACCACTTAACCCATCCACATACAATCCATCATCATATGAAATATAGAAGGAGACTATGTGAAATAACAAACCAATAGAAGGAACCAATCCATGTCCCGATGCAGAGCATGTAATAACGCGCTAACAAAACATGAAATCCCTCGATATAATCCAGATACAAAACAAGAAGAAGATTTGTGTTTTGCATGCCAATTTATGAGCAAGCATTCCGCACCTGAAAGAGAGTATGTAGGCGGGCGGTATCCCATCGATGGTGTGACAGCCATGAAATCATCAACAACAGATTATTGACATTATATTTCTTCTGTGCTATTGACAGGTGCAAGAACTGATGTTACAATCATCACATACAGACAGATAATGTCTCTACAGTTTATGTGATCCGGGTTTTGGTGTTCTCCTCCTTTCACCGAGTAATTCCACGGATCACACCTATTTGAAGGAACGATGACATATGTCAACAACACCAAACAAGGGTGGCAGACCGACGCGAGAGGAAGCTCTAGCGAAGTCAGCAGAACGCTCAGAACTAGATGGTGGCCTACGAATCCTCAAGCGCGCCTTTGGCCCTGCTCTGAATCGTATGGTCGAAGCAGCAACCGCAGACAACCTGACGCCAGAGAAGCAATTCAAAATGGCACAGGACATCGCCAACATGTATGTAGCTCTATTGAAGGCTGACAAGGCTTTGAAGGCTATCGCTCGTGGCGAGGGTGAAGATGTCGGCAACGGTGAAGCACCATCAGCAACAATTTTCCAACTACATGGTTGACACGATATATCCCATGTGATTTAATGCTCCACATTGGACGCAAGCTAAAGTGGTCCCGGCACCGGACTTTTAATCCGGCCTTACTCGGTTCAAGTCCGAGGCGTCCGACCAAATTTATAGCGGATTGAGAGAGTGGCTTAATCTAACGCTTTGCTAAAGCGTCGGGTCAGAAATGGCCCCGTAGGTTCGAATCCTACATCCGCTACCAAAACATGGCTAGTTGGCTGAGTGGATAAAAAGCACCGGTCTTGAAAACCGACAGTCGGAAACGGCTCGTGAGTTCGAATCTCACACTAGCCTCCAAATAAACGGGATGTGGCGGAACTGGTATTCGCAGCAGGTTCAAACCCTGTGGGCTTCGGCCATGTGAGTTCGAGTCTCACTATCCCGACCAAGCTTCTTTAGTTTAATGGTAGAACGCCATCCTTACACGGTGGCTACGGTGGTTCGATTCCATCAAGAAGCACCAAATTGAAATATCACGTCCCTGTGATGGAATTGGTAGACGTAGCAGGCTTAGACCCTGTGGCTGAAATATGCGTGTCGGTTCGAGTCCGACTGGGGGCACCAAACATTGATGAGTAACTGTATACCGGGTTCGAGCCCCGGCAGGTGATACTGGGTATTGGAGCCTACAAAGAATACAGAGGAAGTCAACTAGGTCGGATGGAGGGCATGGCCATGTCTTTCCTGATGGCCGGTACTATTTAATTGAGGGTTGGCCGATTGGCGTTAGGCACCGGACTTTGACTCCGTTTAGACTGGTTCGATTCCAGTATCCTCTTCCAAACGTACCGCGCCTTGGTATGACTCTGAAACCAACTCAGGGTGTTGACGCACAGACGACTGCGTGCTATAAATGTCGTCCTCGAATTAAGGGTCTTGATTGTGATAGCAGCATGCTGGATTGGTACAGTGGATGTGCAGGAGCCTTCTGGACTTGTAGTGTAGTGAATCGCACAACTCTCTTCTAAAGAGTTAGTCTTGGTTTGATCCCAAGCAGGTCTACCAAATAAGGAGCATCATGATCGATTGCGGAAATTGTGGAACGCCCACAAAGAATAGAAAATATTGCAGTAGGACTTGTGCCACAACAGTGACGAACAAGACGCCGAAGAGAGCCAGAGTACAAAGAGCGTGTAAAGTATGTTCAATCCCTGTAAGCGGTCGAAGAACTGTCTGTGATGAACATAGTGCTCACATCGTGAAGGATATGACGCTTGCAGAAGCTATCTACGAGAAACATCATAGGTCTTCCGCCTATGCTTTAGTTCGCAGTCGAGCAAGAGCCTCTGTAGCTGCTGAGCCTGTTTTTATGTCAAAAGTGTGGATATGATAAGCACGTAGAGGTTGCACATATCAGAGCAGTGGCTGACTTCCCTGACGATACGATGCTGAGTGTGATCAATGCCCGCAGTAACCTGATGCTTCTTTGTCCGAACTGCCATTGGGAATTTGATCACAATCTAAAATAATTTTAAATAAACGCTTGACATTGTGCAAATGTCGTGTAGAATCCTCCTTATAGCAACAAGATATACAGGTGTGGCTCGATTGGATAGGCAGCGCCCTACGAAGGCGTACCAGATAGGTTCGAATCCTATCATCTGTACCAAATTCAAAACAAAGGAGAAATGAAGATGTCGAAGTATTACGATGCTACAAAAGAACACGCTCCGGTTGACAAGGCTTCTCGCAAAGACCCTAAAGGTCGTCATCCGAACAAAGGCAAGCCGGGTAAACCACCTTCTGCCAAGTAAAGAAACAAATGCTCTGCTCGTCTACGCGGTTTAGGATATGAGGTTTTCACCCTCATGAACGGGGTTCGAGTCCCCGGCAGAGTACCAATTTGGTCTATTAGTATATCGGTTAGTACACTGGCCTGTCACGCCAGAGGGAAGGGTTCAACTCCCTTATAAACCGCCAATTTGTTGCCCGAGGACAGAAATGTCGCAATGAGAAAGCCATCTCGGTAGGCTTATCCCGCAAACATCAACGCGGTAAAGTGGGCCTGTGGTAAGGCTCAAGCATGATGCAACTACGCCCGCATGGCCCTCGTAAGGGGCTACATGCCCTTTTAGTATATTGGTATTACATGACCTTTGTAACGTTGAGAATGCGGTTCGATTCCGTGATGGGGCACCAATTTAATGCCGGATAGCTCAGTTGGTAGAGCAACTGCTTGATAAGCGGTAGGTCGCAGGTTCAAGCCCTGCTCCGGCAACCAAACAAATGCGAGGGCGCTAAGACGCAAGGCAAGTGTCAACCGGCTCATAACCGGACGCAAGTGGTTCGATTCCACCCTTCGCAACCAAACACTGGGTTGCTCCCCACTGTACCGCTCTGCGTCCGAAGCGGAATAAAAATCTCGGCCCCTCGTTCCACGGCGAGCCAAAACATACGTGGAAGATTTCTAGGCAATGATCTCACCGGGCGTGGGTCGCTGGCTGTTAACCAGCAGATGGGAGGTTCGAGTCCTCTATTGCCTGCCAATTTAAATGGTTGTTTTACTCTAGCGGCGAAGAGAACCGGCTGTAACCCGGCACAATGATACATCCAAGGTTCGAGTCCTTGAACAACCACCAATTTAAACAGGAGTATGAAATGAGATTCAATAAAGTGCAAATGGAACCCAACAACCGTATGGTGCGAGTTGGCTTTGGACAAAACGATTCTCGTTGGTCCGTAAGGATCGACTTCTGGTGGTTCGGTATTCGAATCACGAAATGATTTATCTCGGTGAAGCATTAAAGTGATGTGCTGGATTTGGAATCCTGAGAAGAAGGAGCGTTACCTTCCACCCTGACCAATTATGTAGGCAACTGTCAAGGAGACGGTTGGGAAATTCGGGCATGCACTCCCGGTCCTGCACCCAATTTTGTTGAAAAGGTGTTATACCCGAAAGCATTCGTGCAGTGAGGGCAGACATCGTACCGTCCTATCAAGCCTTCGGGTATCGCTGGGAGAAAGCGGCAGCAAACGCGATAAGCAACACGCTTGACTGTGGCGTCGTTCTCTCTGGCTGAGACTTCCGGTTGTGACCCGGTTGAAAGAGTTCGAATCTCTGCGTCACCCCAAACACATGGGTCAGTAGCTCAGATGGGAGAGCGCCGCACTTGCAATGCGGATGTCGTGGGTTCGATCCCCACCTGTATCCACCAAATTATGTCCATCTTGCCTGAGCGGCTAGGGTGCTGATTGCAAACCAGTAATAGATGGGTTCAACTCCCATAGATGGCTCCACACAAGGGGTTGTAGCTCAGTAGGTTAGAGCGGTGGCTTGAAACCCCACAGGTCGAACGTTCGATTCGTTCCGGCCCCACCAAATTACAAACTGAATGAGGTAAACATGAAGCAGTGTAAAACCTGCCTCGATGTGAAACCTTTGACAGAGTTCTATACAAATGGCAAACAAACCTCCGGTAAGCAAAAGTACAAACCTTTGTGCATACCTTGCGAGGAAAACAACAGACGTTCTTTTGTGGAAGAAAAGCGTCGCATTCTGTACGAGCTGTTCGGAGATAGTTGTTCTATCTGTGGATACGATAAGTGCAGTGCGGCTCTGGAGTTCCATCATGTAGACCCGTCTGTTAAAGAGAACAAACCATCGAGTCTGATCAACAACTACTCTACCGTCGAAAGGATGCTAGCAGAAGTTGATAAGTGTATTCTGGTCTGTGCCAACTGTCATAGAGAAATTCATGCAGGATTGCTCAAGGTGAGCGCCCAGCCTTCCAAGCTGATGAGGTCAGTTCGATTCTGACATTCTGCTCCAAACATAGACAATCGGAGCACTCGCATGTAGCCAAGAGCTACCTTAGCCGATACGTCTTGTCAAGATAACCCACCTCGCGTGGGTTTTCTCGTTTCTACAATTTGCCATCACGGCACACTCAACTCAAGGAAATCAAAATGACTACATCGGAACAATACGCACTGGTTGCACAACTTGGACTGCTTGAAGGTATCAAAGCTGGAGCGTTCATCGACTCTGGAGTGGCTGCTGCTGTTGCTGCCCTAACTCCAGTTACAACTGCGAACGCTACTGACCTACCAACGGCACAAGCTTTGGCGAATGCAAACAAGGTTGCTATTAACGCAATTATTGCTGCATTGAAGGCTTGACAGTCTGATTGGATAAATGTTACACTCGGGGGTTGACAAACTCAACTTCCGGGTTATACTACTCACATAAAGCGGGACATTCCCATTAACCTTACAGCAAGGAGGCACGATGGTTCTCAAGCCAAAAGAATATCCAGTATTCGATTTGAACCCAAACATCATCGGGCCAAAGTCACCAAAGCAATATGACTTCATGCACGCAGACGCAAACATCACTGTATTTGGTGGAGCGGCTGGGGCAGGTAAATCCTACTTAGGCGTAATGGACTTTCTGAAACATGTCCACGATCCAAATTTCCGTGGCGTTCTCGTTCGTAGAACAACCCCACAACTCACTGGCCCCGGTGGTCTTCTAGAAAAAGCAATGGCTCTTTTCTCGTTGATTGATCCGAAGGTTAAGTGGAGAGCAAAACAAGACCACTTCGCTTTCTCTAGCGGAGCTAAGGTATTCCTCCGTCACTTCCAAGACCTCAAAGCCAAGGACAACTTCCAAGGTTGGGAGGTAAGTAAGTTCCTCGTTGACGAAGGACAACAATTCGAAGAAGCTATGGTCGTATACTTGCTATCTCGTATGCGTAACCCGGCTTGTTCCGTAAAACCACACATGAAAATCACATGTAACCCGGACTATGACAGCTTCTTGCGTCATTGGCTCGAATGGTGGCTTGATCCAGATACTGGAATTCCAATCCCCGAACGTGACGGCGTTACAAGATGGTTTGTCCGTTTGAACGACAAGATGCACTGGGGTGCTTCATGGGAAGAAGTGTATGAGAAGTATCACACTCCCGGCCTTCCAGTCGATCACCACGATCAATGTCAACCTCTTAGTTTCTGCTTCATTTCAGGTAACGTATACGACAACCCTGTATTGTGCAAAGCCGATCCCGGCTATGTTGCGATGCTCAAAGGTTTGGGTCGTGTAGAGAAAGCACGTCTACTTCACGGTAGTTGGCTTGCCCGAGAAGAAGGTAGCGGATACTTCAAAGAAGAGTGGGTTCACAAGATTCCAATGCCGCCCCTGAACGCAGGTAAGCGTGTAAGAGCTTGGGACATTAGCGGTACAATGCCTTCCGACACGAACCCTGAGCCCGACTGGACTGCTGGTGTATTGATGTCGAAAGATCGATCCGGTATGTATACCATCGAACATGTGGTGCGTGACAGACGCAGGCATGGCGGCGTATTCGACCTCATCCTTGAAACTGCCAAACAAGATGGCGACGATGTAACTATCATCATTCCGCAAGACCCCGGTGCTGCTGGTAAAGCTTATGCTGCCCAGTTGATTCGAGACTTGGCCGACTATGGCTATTACGCTCGAATGAAAGCCACCAACAAATCCAAAGTTACCCGATTCGCTCCCTTCGCTGCTGTTGCAGAAGCTGGTGGCGTGCAGATGGTAGTTGGAGAATGGAACGGAGATTACATTTCTGAGCTAGTTCGCTTTGACGGTTCTCGCAACATCAAAGACGACATGGTGGACGCCACATCGGACGCATTCAACAACTTGTCTACAGACATTCACTTGCCTGACTTCACTGTTCCAGTGATGACACAGACGAACCCATTCAGACTTTATTAAGGCGAGGCCATGACCGAAGTTATCGAAAAGGCATCTATCCCCCGTCTTCGACTGGGTGAGTTGGGTGTCGTAGGACTCAAACAACACGGTGGTCGAATTCAGGAAGAAGCTCGTAAAGAACTTCGCTTCCCCGAAGCCAACAGAACTTTCCAACTTATGGCACAAGATGCCACAATCGCAGCCGCTCTTTCGTTGTTCGAAATGATGGTGAGCCGCGTTGAATGGATCGTTGATACTGGAATCGACCCATCCGCTGAAATGAAAGCCAATGCCAAATTCCTCGAAGAAGCCATGCACGACATGGATCACAGTTGGCGATCTTTCATCCAAGAAGTTACCAGTGCATTTACCTACGGGTATTGCATTAACGAGAAAGTCTACCGCCGTCGCACATGGGACAATGGCTCCCAATACAACGACAACAAGGTAGGCTTCAAGAAGCTCCCAGTTCGCTCACAGGCAACGGTAAACAAATGGCTATACTCGGATGACGGGCGTGACCTTATCGGTGTCCAGCAGAGCTTAGCGTGCATCACAGACGGTACAGACCGTTATGCCAAGCTACTGAACGCAACGGGAACAATTGACATCCCTCGCAAGAAATTCCTGCATTTCAGAGTCGATGTAAAGCGTGACAACCCGGAAGGAAATAGTCCTCTCCGTGCTGCATACCACGCTTGGAAATATCGTACCCTGATCGAAGAACAGGAAGCAGTTGGTGTGACCCGTGACATGAACGGTATGCCAACCCTGTATCTTCCGCCACGTTACATGAGTGCAGACGCAACTGACGCTGAGAAAGCGATCTACGAATACTACAAGAACGTCATTCGGAATATCCAGATGAACGAACAAAGTGGTTTGATCCTTCCCCAAGCATTCGATCCTGATTCACGTCAACCTCTGTTCAAGTTCGAACTAACTTCGACTATGGGCGGGAAGATGTACGACACGGACGCAATCATCAAGCGTTGGGACAACAAAATCCTAATGGTCTTGTTTGCTGACATGTTGAAGATGGGTCAAGACCAAGTTGGTTCTTACTCTCTGGCTGGTGCAAAAACAAACATCATGGCGATGGCTATCGAAGCCCGCCTACAAGAAATCCAAGATGTGCTGAACAACGACCTCGTTAAACAACTGTTCGCAATGAACGGTGTATCTCCAGACGTTAAGCTTCCAAAGCTAGTCTACGGTGATCTTGACGAAGTTGACCTTGATGAGTTCTCCAAAGCCATTCAACGTATTGGCAGTGTTGGTGGTCTTGAACGCGACCGTCCTGTTATGAACAAGATTCGCGATAGTCTCAAGATCGTTCGTCGTCCTGATGACGCTCCTGTAAAGGAAGATGAAATCATGGGCGGACAAAGCCAAGCTGGACAAGCCGGAATTGGTAATGGTGCATCCAAAACAGCTAGTGGCCGAGATAACTCTGCCGCGAATAACGCATAGGAGTTATCATGAGCAACGCACTTATTGAGGGCATCGCAGCCCTCATTGAGAAGCACTTCGGCGGTTCAGCCAAAGAAGAGCCTCAAGTAGAAGTTACAAAAGCACTTGATGATGAAAAGCGCATGGCGCTCTTTGTTGTGTTGGAGCCTGACACTGTAGACTTGCACGGTGATACATATACCGCAGTCGAAGTAGAGAAGGCTTGCAACAACTTCAACACACACTGTCAAGTAGCTAACCTTTTCCACCAGATCGAAACACAATCTGCTGACATTGTTCAATCGTTCATCGCCCCTGCAACTTTCAATCTGGATAACGGAGTGACTGTACAGAAGGGTACATGGCTGCAATGGTGGCACTTCCCCGAAGGTACAGAAGCCTCTGATGCTATGTGGGAAGGTGTGAAGACAGGTGATATCAATGGCGTCTCTATTGGCGCTATGGCAACCGTAGAGGAACTTACAGAATGACAAAAGCCACACGTCGCCTAACGGACATCAAGTTCGAACACGAAGGCGCTCACGTAGCTCTGGTCGGTAAGCACCAAGGTGGCCCAGCCAATGGGATCACAACTCTTATCACCAAAGCGACATTCGACATTACACAAGAGCAAGTAGACAAGGCCACATCGGTTACTGTCGAAATGCAATTCCCTGAATTCCTTCGTAAGTTCTTCGGACTCTACTGGGATGATGCAGAAGTTCTTTCTGCTGTTATGGGCTATGGCCGCACCGAGTATCCTGATACCAACGAGAAAGATTACATCGACTCTCGTGTTGAATCCATCAGCATTATGAAATCGGTATACAAAGCTCAAGACGTGGAGAAGGCTCTTGCAGCTCTGACTCCAGAACAACATCTGGCCCTTATGGCTGATCAAGAAATGCTGGAGAAAGCGTTCGCTGCTCTTCCAGAACAAACCCAAATCGAACAAGAGGACACTCCCTTGGAAACCATCCTGAAATCGGCTCACGAAGAATTCGTGACCAAAGCTGTGGCTGATGCTGTTGCCGAAGTACAGAAGTCGCTGGACGCTCAAGCAGAAGTGCTGAAAGCTGCCGAAGCCAAACTTGCTGAATTCGAAACTGCTGCTGTTGCCGCTGTTCAAAAATCACGTCAAGAAGCACTAGCTGCTGTAGTCGCTGCTGACAAAGTTGAAGCACTGATGAAGTCTCTGGCTCCATTGGACGCAGAAGCATTCGCTGCTGTTGTTGAAACTTTCGCTGTACAAAAAGCTGCTGAATCCGAGTCGGAAATGTTTAACGAAGCTGGCGTTGCTGGTGACGGTGCAAAAACTGCCGATGAAGTTGACGCAACAACTCGCATCCTCAAAGCCAAATACGGCAAATAATTTCTACGGAGAATAAACAATGGCTATTTACGCATCTGACACTCAGCGTCTGAGCAACTGGCTGAAATGGGAAGAATTCCCTGACAGCGGTACTACTCGCGAAGTGATCAACAAGTCACAAACCAACGCCACCCTCACTGGTTCGGTATTGGACAGCGCCTTCCAACTGGTTGTTCCTGCAACTGTAGGTGACGCAACTTACATTCTGATCGACGACCTGACTCGTCCATCTGCTGCTGAATTCAGCAAAGCCTTGCTACTGGCTCGCGGTAAAGCGAAAGTTGGTAAGCGTGCTTTGGTATTCGGAGCTGGTGTATCGGACGCCAACAAGGCAACGGCTTTCACCAAGCTGGCTACCCTGCAAATCTTCGCTGTCGATCAAATCGACGTTGCAATCCACTAATTCAAGGAGCATATAAATGTCTCAAGTTCAAATCGCTAAGGCCGCAGTTCGTAGCTTCAATGGCGACAACTACGAATACACCGACCTGACAGCTCCACTGATGATCATCCCGAACGTTTGGGGACTGGGCCAACAACTCGGTATCTTCAACATGGATACGACTAACCAAGAGTCGATCACTCTGGAAGAAATCACCAAGGGCTTCGGTCTGGTAACTGACGTACACCGTGGCCAACGTCACCAAGTGTCGGCAGACCACAGCCGTCGTATGATGAGCTTTGCTGTTCCACACTTCACACTTGACGATGCTATCACCCCGCGTGACATCCAAGGTAAGCGTGCGTTCGGTCAAGACGTTCTGGAAACACTGGCAGCAGTTCGTGCCCGTAAACTGGAAACCATCCGTCAAAGCTGGTCGGCTACAAAAGAAAAAGCTATCTGGCACACCATCACAACTGGTACTGCCTACGCTCCAAACGGCACAGTCACTTACGACTGGTACACTCAATTCGGTGCAACACGTACAACTGTTGACTTCGAACTGAACACAGCAACAACTGACATCATCGCCAAGACCGAACAAGTCTTCGCTGCGATTCAGGACAACGCACACGACGGTTCAATCCGTGGTGACATCTACGCTATCGCTTCGCCAGAGTTCTTCTCGAAGTTGATCGGCCACCCAACCATGAAGGCTTTGTACCTTGCTCACCAGCAATCGCCACAAATCCTGAAAGATCGTCTGAAAGCCAATGGCTACGACGACCGCTACCGTGAGTTCACTATCGCGAACATCACCTACGTGGAATACCGTGGTGTTGGTCCAGATGGCGTGCGTTACATCCCAGTTGGCGAGTGCTACTTCCTGCCAAGCAACCAAGGTTCGAGCGACAACTTCGTTACTTACCACGCTCCAGCGGATCACTTCGACTTCATCAACACCCAAGGGCAAGAAATGTACGCCTTTGAATACGGTGACGGTCGTGGTCAAATGATCGAAATCCAAACCGAGTCCAACTTCCTGAGCGTCCTACGTCGCCCACAGTTGATCGTTAAGGGTATCGTTGGTGCCTAATTGAACGGGGCGCTCTTGTAGCGCCCCTTCATTGTTTTAGGAGAACACCATGCCATATACAGGCGATCCACAGAACAACCCAGTTGACCGCATTCGTTTGAATGTCGGAGATATTTGGGATGACATCGAATACCTGACGGATGCTGATTACCAATACTTCTTGGACGCAGCCAACGGGAATGAGAACAGAGCAACGATGGATGCTGTACGGGCCATCCTGTTCAAACTAACTCGCATGACCCGTGAACGCACTGGAGACATTGAAGTCTATGGTGGTGACTGGTTCAGCAACTACATGAAAGCATTGCAACTGATTCTGAAAGACCCGAACATTGCGATCAGCCTAGCTGTTCCATATGCTGGTGGTATCTCTCGTTCAGACATGCTAGCTAACAGAAACGATCCTGACAACTTCCGTATTGGAATTGGTGTCTACAAGATCGAACAACGAAACATCCTGCTTTCGGGAAACTGCGAAGGAGCCTGCAATGGGCTTTACTTTTAAAGTAGAAACTCGAAAGCTTCCAGCCCTGCAAAAGCGGCTGGCCCAATTAAATGGTACGGAAGTCGATATCGGTTTCTTTGAGGAAGACAGATACGGTCCTGAGAATGATAACCTGCCTGTCGCTCAAGTTGCCTACTACAACGAATTCGGTACTGTACATAACCCAACTCGACCATTTATGGAAGAGACTTTCATGGCTGCCTCAACACAGAAGCACATGACTAGCATGATGAAGGCCATCTTCGAGAGTGCATTGACTAACGGTCGTGCAATTCAAAGATTGCTTCAACAACTTGGTGACGGTGTTGCCGAGCAAATGAAAACAACGATCCTCAACTATCCCGGTAGCAACTCTCCGAAGACTATCGAGAAGAAAGGTGGACGTAACACGCCACTACGAGACACAGAGTTCATGATGAATTCGGTCAAGTTCCAAATCCACCGATAGGAGTGATACCATGCTTTACCCACCATTGCTCTCTACCGGGCGAGTAACACTCGACATTACCCGCAGAACATCTACGACGTATGTCAACGGTCGTCCTGTCCCCGGTACTGATTCGCTTGTTCAGGTTGTATGCAACGTACAGCCGGTGTTGAAATCATCCGACACCATCCTACTTCCAGAGTCGGACAGATCGAAAGCCTGCTTGAAGATTTACACTAAAGGGACTGAACTGTTCGAACTGAAAGAGGGGCCAAACGGTCACGCTGCTGACCAGTTCATTTGGCAAGGCGATAAATACGAGGTGATGAAAGTCATCAACTACGCGATGGGTGTCCTTAACCACTACAAAGCAATTTGCATGCGGGTGGAACTGACATGAACATCTATCAAGACCTCGAAGACGCTCTATACAAACTTGTGAATGGATTGTTCCCTACGTGGACAACGATCTTTGCATACACCAACGGCCCTGAACCCACGACGCCTTATTGCGTAATTAACGTGCGAAAGCTTGATGTCATTGGACAGCAATACACATCCCACCTTGGGAAGATCAACCCGCTCACAGGCGATGCCATCACTACAACCATTCAGGACAGTTTGACGCAAGTCAGGTTCGAGTTCCATGGGAAGTATGATGCAAACACTACAACTGCGGAAATGGCACAGCAACTTGAGTTAGCAATGAGAACCCCGAAAGGGTTTGAGCTGATGAAGCTGAACAACTTGTCTTTGCACAAGAAGATGTCAGCAAGACGGCTGCCCGTCAGACGCGAAACAGATATGTACATGGTCTATCAACTGGACGTGACATTCGCATACTGCTCGATGACAGTAGATGACATTGACTGGATTGAGTTCACTGGACTTACAGGCATCTACCATGATGCTGGGCGAGAACCGGATCATATCATCATCAATGACATTGACGTTACAACAAACCCTAATCCATAATCAGGAGCATCAACATGACTCAACTTACGGACATCATTGACATCCAGATCAGCCGCGAAACTGCTGCGGTTGCTCAGACCAATTTCAACGTCCCTCTATTCATTTCTGCACACACCAACTTTGTTGAACGTGCCCGTGTATACAGCAGCTTGCTTGCTGTAGCTGATGACTTCGCCTCGACGGACACAGCTTACATCGCGGCTAGCAAACTGTTCGGACAAACCCTCAAGCCTGCCAACATTGTAATCGGTCGTCGTCAGATTCCGGGTGCAACTGTTAACGTGGTAAGCGTTATCGCTTCGACTAGCTACACTCTGACAATCAGTGGCGTAACTATCTCGTACACAGCAGCAGCACTTGACACAGCTATTCAGATCGCTACAGGTTTGAAAGCAGCCTACACTGTTACTCCAGTTACTGGCGTTAGTGTTGTAGACAACCTCGACGGTACTCTGACAATCACTTCGACTGTGGATTGGTCGTTGAAAGTCTCACCTAACCTGAGCAAGTCTTCGCAGCCATCTACTGAAAGCTGGCCAGACACCATCTCAGCAGTTCAAAGTGCTAACAACACTTGGTATGCTCTGACAATCGAATCTCACCTCGAAGCTGATGTACTGGCCGTAGCTGGTGTTATCGAAGCACAGAAGAAAGTATTCGGTACTTCATCTGCTGATCTAGATGTCAAAGGAACTGCTACAGACGATGTATTCAGCAAGTTGAAAGCTCTGACATACCAACGTACATTCGGACTATGGTCGGCTGACGCTGATACAATGTTCCCTGAATGCTCGTGGGTCGGATACCAACTGCAAGAACAACCGGGCTCGAACACATGGGCGTATAAGACACTGAGCGGCTTCTCGGTCAGCAAGTTGTCGGATACCGAAGCACAGCACATCCAAGGCAAAAACGGGAACACCTACGAAACTGTTGGTGGTCTGAACACAACTATCGGCGGTAAGATGTTCGGTGGTGAGTGGATCGACGTTATGGTCTTCGTTGACTGGCTGGAACAACGCATGAAAGAACGCCTGTGGTTCCGTATGGCAAACAGCAAGAAAATCCCTTACACATCAGCCGGTGCTGCAATCATCGAGGCCGAAATCCGTGCCCAGTTGAATGATGGTATTCGTGCAGGTGGTCTGGCCGAAAGCCCAGCTCCAATCGTTACTGTTCCAGATGTACTGTCTGTTTCGGCTAACCTGCGAGCGCAGCGTATCTTCGACGGCATCACATTCGAAGCACGTCTGGCTGGTGCTATCCACTTCGTCAAAATCCGTGGAACTGTAACCGTTTAATTACGGTTACATCCCTAACAGGAGATAATCAATGGCTACTCAACGTCTAGCAACGTTCGCTCCAAATGATGTGAACGTCGTTATCACACAACGCTCTTCGGGTATTGCTCACATTGTGAGCGGGTACAGTGAAGACAGCATTGTACAAATCGAACGTGTTGCTGAAACATTCACCATGTACACTGGTGCTGACAACACATCGACACGTATTTACAACGCAAACAAAAGTGCTAAAGTCACTTTGAGCCTGCAACAAACTTCTGCTTCTAACGATATCCTGTCTTTGCTTTACGCAAACGACGCGGCTACCCGTAACAGCTCTGGTTTGTTCTCTCTGCAAATCTCAGACGCCTCTGGCCGTAGCCGCTTCTTTAGCGACGACGCTTATGTTGGTGTAGTTCCAAACTCTGCATTCGCTAACTCGATGCAGACACGTGACTGGGTATTGCACGCTCACAACCTTGACACCTACATCGGTGGTAACGCGGTTCTCTCACCAGAAGACCAAGACGTTATTACGACACTGGGTGGTTCAATCGACGCTAAGTGGATTGGTTAACATCGCTGGGGCTTCCATCTAACGATGGCGGCCCCTTTTTATTGGAGAAAATAAAATGGCACTATCGACATACTCGCCTTCCGACGTAACAGTTACCCTCGCGGGGATGCACTCCGTTACAGGATACATTGACGGCACATTCATTCGAATTATAAAAGACTGCAAACCGTTCTATAAGGTAAGAGCTATGGACGGTGAGATTGCCCGCATGTACTTCGACGACACAGGATACAGAGTTGAACTGACGCTGATGCAATCATCATCCAGCAACAACATCCTGTCCATGCTTTACAACATTGACTCAACTACCCACATGGGTAAATTCCCATTGTTCATCAAAGATGGACGTGGACAGACAAACTTCCTAGCAGCTTCGGCGTGGGTAGAATCGATTCCAGACGTAGACTTTGGAACTGAAATGTCAGAACGTAAATGGGTATTCGGCTGCTCAGATGTGGTGTTCACCATCGGCGGTAACGAAGACACCAGCGCTATCGAAGATTCCCTGTTGGTTGCCAGCAGCACCCTTCCAATCCTTAAACAGTTCGGGGTATTTTAAATGGCTTCTGATATCTTGACATATAGCCCAGCGGATGTTAAACTCATCCTTTGCGGTTACATTCTCACAGGCATTGTGTCTGTAAATCTTCAATGGAAGGGCGCCCGCCCTTTCAGAGTGGTCCGTGGAATCCGTGGGAAACACACCCGTGTGTATAACCGCGACCTGTATGCAACTGTTACTGTCGAAACATTGCAAACCTCCATCACGAACGACATCTTTACCTCGATCCTTGTCCAAGACCGTCGCACACAATCTGCACGCCTTGAGTTCGCTGTGAGCGACAAAAGTGGATCAACGTATTACCAATCCACGGAATGCTTCCTTGGCGCCTATCCAGACATCGGATTGTGTGGTGACATGGCGACATACAAGTGGGAAATCGAATGCCTAGACTTCCTCGCAGGTGGTATTGGCGGTAACGCACGACAAGGATTCGACTTACTCGACACTGCATCTGGTGCTATCGACTATATCTCTGGCAAAGGCGCTGAGCTTGTCGATTCAGCTACTGACTTCCTTAATTTATAACAGGAGAACATAATATGGCAATCGGCCAAAAACACGTGACCATCCTTGGCACAGAATACCTACTCACACACTTCCCTGCAATGCGTGGTACTCGCGTACTGAAACAACTTACCAAACTGATCGGCCCTTCCTTTGCAACATTGCAAGGTGGTGGTGATCTTGGTGCAGCTCTGAATATCCTGTTCGATAATCTCGACCAGAACGTTGAACAACTGATCGTTGAACTGGTTAGCACATGCTCGAAGGGCAGTGTTGGCATCAACTTCGACATGGAGTTTGCTGGTGAGTACGACAAACTATTCCTGTTGGTGAAGGAGGTAGTCGAATTCAACTTCGGCTCGGTTTTTACTCTACTCGGTTCCGCCGTGTAAATAGCGGGGAGCCACAGACTGTTCATCCCCGTGTAGCTCGGCTACAAGAGAAGTTCGGACAAGACTGGGAAATCTATCTTGTCCTGACTGCCGAAAGACCGATGGCAACTTACGTGGAGCTTGACACAGTTTGCAACGTGGAAGACCTACACAACATGCTTGAAATCCTTGAAGTGAAGATGGAGTTTGATGAACTAGCTCGCATCAAAGCAGAACAGGCTCAAGCGGCACAGAGATAATTCAGCGAGGCTGTTATGATCCAAGAAGAAATCGCAAGACTAACGGGTACGTTGAAGTTTAACGTAGACGCCCGTCCTCTTGCTGCATTCGAAAAGAGATTGGCTGGTGTAACAACCATGCTCCAACAATTCGGAGTTGCAGCAAATAAGAAATTCAACATCAAGGTCAGCCTCGACTCAAGAACGCTACGTGCCCAACTGGAAAAGGCTACCAATGCTAAGATCACTTTCAGAAACTTCGCTGTAAGCGAAGAAGCTCTGATGGCGGCCAGCAAGAAAATCTGTGATCGCCTCGACAAGACTCCGATCCGTTTGTCCAACATCAAAGTTGATGTGGCAGACCTTGTAGGACAGAAGCGTTTCATCCGTACCCTACTTAGCCAGATGCAAGTTAAGATTCCTCTACAGATCGATACAAAGGTGGCAGACGCTACACTTCGTAGCTGGAAGAAAGGTACTGAATCTAAATACAAACTCAAGATCGATGCTGACATTAGCCAAGCTCGTTTCATTGCCAACGTCCGTAGAAGTTTGATGGCAGCGAAGGGCAAGGTCGGTGCAATGACAATCGACTTGAAAGACCCGAAACTGAAACTGGCTGTTGACCAACAAGCACTACGTGCCCAAATCAGAGCAGCTATCAGCAACCACGAGTTCACTGTTCGCACGAAAGTAGTTAATGGTGGGGGCAGTGGCGGTGGTAAGGCTGGAGCTGCCCGTAGAGTCGCACGTGAAGGCGCTCTAGGCGGTGGTATCGCTGGTGCAGGTATGGGCTTCATGCGTGGAGCGATTCCCGGCCTTGGTGCTGCATTCGCATTCAGTCAGCTCAACCAGATCAACCAACAAATGCAAGGCCAGAAGAACGCCATGACTGCCGTAATGGGCAGCGAGGAAGCTGGTCAGGAACAAAGCAAGTGGGTGAAAGACCTGTCCAATAAGATTGGTATGGACTACCGTCAAACCGCTCCATCGTATAACAAGATGCTTGCTTCTGGTAAAACATCTGGCATGTCAACGGAAGGTGTTCAATCTGTATTCCAAGGTGTTTCTGAATACGGACGTGTAATGGGTCTTGATACAGAGTCCATGAAAGGTTCGATGAAAGCCATTGAACAGATGATGAACAAAGGCCAAGTAATGTCCGAAGAACTGAAAGGACAACTTTCGGAACGTATGCCGGGGGCAGAGTCAGCGATGGCCGAGGCTGCTGGATTCGGTACAGATGATAAGGCTGTTGGTAAGTTGATGGATGCAATGAAGAATGGTGACGTTAAGTCTGGCGCCGTTCTAGAGAAGTTTGCTGCTATTCTTGCTGCTCGTGCCCGTCAGGGTGGTGCTCTTGAAAAGGCTATGAAATCTACGGCTGCTGAACAAGCCCGTATGAACAACGCCTTCTCTGACACTGTAGCGGTCTTCTCCGACGCTGGCTTCGACAAGGGTATGGGTAAGTTCTTTAGAGCAATGGCAGATGGTATGCGGGACGCAGAGCCGGGTGTGAAAGCACTAGGGGAAGCATTCAACTTGCTGATCGAACCTATCAACGCAGTTATCAACGTTGGTGGTACTTTGCTTGGACAACTTCCACGTATCGCTGCCTTGTTTGGAATGACTGGTGGGCAACTTGCAGCTCTAGGCGTAACAGCCGGAGTTGTAATGATGCCATTTGGTGGTGTCGCTGCTGCTATCGGATTGATCGCTCTTGCACTGGACGACTTGATCACTTATTCAGAGGGAGGTGATTCCCTGTTTGGCCGTTGGCTTTCTCAGTCGCCAGAAGCACAGACTGCTATGGACAATATGGCAACTGCTGCTAAGACTTTCGGAGACAACCTGAAAGCTGCACTGGACATGGCGATAGAACTTGCTGGCGGCTTGCAGGGATTGAGCTTCCCTGAAATGCTGGTCAACACAATGCGTGAATTGACGGCCTTGATGGAAACTTTCAACGCTGCTGTTACTCGATTTGTGAAGGCCGGACAATACGCTCAGCAAACAAACTCTTCTGGTACAACAGTCGAGGCCAACGCCCGTAACATGCTAGCTACTGTAATGGGGCCAGAGTGGGTAGACGCTCAACTGCAAGAGAAGTACACAGCAGAATCAGCAGCTTCATTGCCGGGGCAGACAGATGTTCCAACTAACTCGTTCAACCCGGAAGAGCTGGTGGCGAAACTGGAAGAACTGAAACAAGCATTCATTGTGCAAGATGCTATGCGTATTCCTCCAATCGAAGTGACAATGCCTGTAACCATCGGGGGTGCTAACGCACAAGAGCTGACCAGTAACATGGCACTGATGCCCGGAATGGTTAAAGAGGCTATGGCTAACGTTCTTCGTGACGCGATGATCAACACCAAGGAAACCAAATAATGACTTACGCTATTCGCCGTGACAACGGCGATGTGCTCTACTTCGACGCTATTACAAACGTCGAGGAACAGTACAACGCCACAATCACAAAGCATCCATTGGCAAGGGGTGCATTTATTTCTGACCACACGATTACGGATAACAAGAAGTTTACACTGAAAGCTGTATTGTCTGATGCTGACTTCAATTTGAACAGACCATCCGATGAAGGTTGGGTAAGTGTTACAGATAAGCAGTTTACAAACAACACACAAACAACGATTCCAGTTAAGATTACCAACGAAGGCGCTAAGTGGCGAAGTTTTCTTCCTGAGATTGTATCGCAGTTTACAGCAAACACAATCCCAACTGTCACAGTAACTCCGCAGACAAAAGTGAAGACGGCACATGCTGTTCGATTCGACCTCATCGACATGTTCGAGAAGAAAGAGTCGTTCACTTTGGTAGAGTACAATACCAACCTTGTATCTCGCTCTTGGGCTAATGTCTCGTTTACATCGCTCTCTTTTGCAGAGGACACTGACACAGGTGAAGGTTTGTTCCCCAACATGACAATGGAGCAAGCTGTCTACACGAATGTCGAGAACGTAGTCATCAAGATCAAGACAACACCAAACAAGGGACGTAAGACTGGAGCGACAACAAAGACTTCAACTAAGTCTGGTGACGACGCTGCGAACGGTCCAACTAAAAACGCCAAGAAATCTAGTGCTGCTAAGATTTTTGACGACGGGAGAACACCATGACAAGTACCGTATACGTTGAAATGCCGTTGTACGATGAAGATAAGTACCGCTACGGTATCTCTCTTGAAGGTGTTTCATGGCAGTTCACATTCTATTGGAATGGAAGAGCTGGACAGTGGCACATGGATATCCGAAGAGAGGATCAGACTCCGCTTGTTCTTGGTGTTGCTCTAGTTGCTCAGTATCCTATGCTGGTCGATTATAGCCTCGAAGAGAGTGGCCTTACTGGTTACTTCCTGTTGATGCCAGTTAACGCAGCTATCGATGTACAAATCACACAGGACTCCAGTGTCGTACCGGAGTTCTTCAAACTCTACTACGTCTATCTAACGGAGGTATAAAATGACACAACGAAACAGAGTGTATGACCTGATTGTTGGTGACTATAAAACTGGTAATGGTATTCGAATCACTGGTGGAATCCCTGATGCGGATGGTGCCGTTAACACAGGACTTCAAATCACCTTCGACATTTCCAAAACATCCGACTCAAAACGCACCAACGGTAATTCAGCCACAATCGAAATCTACAATCTGTCTCGTGATCATATCCAGCTTCTGCAAGGCGATTACCTCGAATGCACTTTCTCTGTCGGGTATGAGGATGAAGGTGCAAGGGTAGTTGCACAAGGAAATGTAGTAGAAGTGAAGACAGTAAAGCATGGCACTGAGTTTGTAACTCAGGTGCGGATGGGTGAAGGTTACAGCGACCTCAACCATGAGAAGTTGAAGGGTCTGGTATCTCCCGGTGAGACAGTTGAACAAGTGATCGAAGAGATTCGTAAGCAGATGCCTAACGTCGCTCGTGGAGCTTACACAGGCACGAACTTGAACAACCCTATCGTGTTTGGCTGGACTCTCAACGGAACGCCTGCACAGATGCTGCGGAAGCTCTGTGAAGCACAGAATATGGAGTTCACTGTCTCTGGTGGCGTACTCAGCGTCTCAGATGAAAACGGACTCTACACAAAAGATACTGTCCTTGCTCCTGTCATCAGCGAACAGACTGGCTTGATCGATGCTCCGTTCCATACAACTGAACAAGGTAGAAAGATGAAGAAGGATAAGAAGCGCCGTAAAGGTGTGCAATTCAAAGCTCTGTTGAACACAGAGTGCATCCCCGGACGAATCGTGAAGATCGAATCTGACTTTATCACTGGCGTCTACCGTATCAACTCTACTCGTTTCTCTGGAGACTTCCGTGGGAACGATTGGTATGTTGAATGTTTCACATCCGAAGTAGAGGCACAAGACCTCCTATGAAGAAGGAATTCCTACTATGATGGAAGCTCTATTGACCGACTTCATTCAGACTCAGTTCCAGATTAACATGGCAGAGATTTACACAGCTCTGCCATGCGTGGTCACGAATGTAAGCGGTACATTTGAAAACCAACGGGTTGATGTCCAACCAAGCATCAACACCCTATACAAAGACGGTACATCTGATGAACACACACAGATTCTTGGTGTACCTGTTCTTCTTCCCGGTTCGTCCACAAGCCTTGTAAGCTTTCCAGTTAATGTTGGTGATACAGTAATGTGTGTCTTCTCCCAACGCTCAATGGATAACTTCAAGATTGGCAACGGACAACCAACAACACCAAACGATTACCGAAAGTTCTCTGACCAAGATGCTGTAGCTATTCCCGGCCTGTTCTCGTTCTCCCGTAGTCCAAACAGACCATCGATCCGCAAGTATCCACACAACCCAAAGACAGACTTGGTAATTGCTCACAACCTTGCTTCTGGAACAGAAGTGATGATCCAGTTGAAACAAGATGGACAACTGATCATCAACACCGAACAGGCTGTTACTGTCAACTGTAAGACTGGTGTTATCAACGCAACAGAGTCATACACAATCAACACACCACAGTTGAACATCAACGCAGACACAACGACATGGGCGGGTAACATCACTCACTCTGGCAACTATACACAGACTGGTACATCGACCTTCAACGGTATTGTGTTCGCAACGCACAAACACATTGGCGTCACTCCGGGGTCTGGTACTTCTGGCATCCCAACCGCATAAGGAATACAAGATGGATTTGCTACTCAACAAAGATACACACGACATTGTGTTCGTGAACGGTAAGTGCCCAGTTACACAGCTTCTTGTTGATGTTGTGGCACAGCGCCTAAAGATCACAATGTACACGTTCCTCGGGGAATGGTTCCTTGACACAACAGTCGGGGTTCCATACTTCCAACAAATCTTCGGTAAGATTCGAAGCAAGGTAACAATCGATTTGATCTTCCAACGGATCATTTCTACGGATACCGACGTAATTGAAATCCTATCGTTTGAATCCTCACTATCACCAAGCGACCGTGGCTATTCCATGACATTCCAAGTGCGAGTGTCAGATAACACGGCATCGCTTCCAATTACCATCGACGTAGGAGTCTAACATGGCAGGTTTGTCCGCAACTGGCTTGGAAATCAAAACAATTGATGATGTACTTAACGACAGCCGTACACGTGCAGCAGATATCTTCGCTGACCTTGTACCTGCTGGGGATGTTGTTGACGTAAGTGACAACTCTGCTCTCGGTCGTATGATCGGCGTTATGGCACCATCGGAAGCTTCTCTATGGGAAGCTCTTCAACAAATCTACAACAGCTTCAACCCAAACACAGCCATCGGTGTATCGCTGGATAACATCGTTGCTTTGTCAGGCATCAACCGCCTTGTTGCTCAGCCTACTCGTGCCCAAGTGCTGTTGGAAGGGGATATCAACGCTATAATCTCAAGCCCGCTTGGGAAGGCTTACAGCAGCACTACACAGCGTGTGTTCAGCATCCTCAACCCAGTAGTGCTGTCTCCGCAGAATGCTTCTGGCGTCGGTCTGGTAGTTCTTTCAACATTGGACAACACAGACTACACATTCAGCTACTCAACAGACGGTGTGAACTATATCGATGCAACGGTAAACTCTGGAGTTGGAGCGACACAATCATCTATTTTGGCACTTTTGAAGGCAGAAATCGATACTTTGTTCTCTTCCCTCTTTACAACTTACTATCAGGATGGTAGACTATTCGTATCACGTACAGATCCATTCCAGATCGCCACGTTCTCTGTTAGCCTGAACCTTCGCATTGAGAAAGTGATTAAGCTTGGGATTGCACAGGATGATCAGGTTGGCCCGTTCCCGCAACCTACAATGTCCATCGACACAATCTCCGTGCCTATCTCTGGCTGGGATAGTATCGTCAACCCAGTAGCTGCGACTACAGGTCGTCTCCAAGAAACTGACCCTGAGCTTCGCGAGCGCTTCCGTAACAGCAAGTTCGTTCAATCGACCAATATCCTTGAAGCCCTGATCGACGCCCTTCGTAACGTTGCAGGTGTCACAGACGTTATCGTTTACGAGAACGACACAGAGTTCACAAGCGCAGAAGGTGTTCCGCCTAAAGCGTTCATGCCGATTGTTCTTGGTGGACTTCCAACTGATATCGGTAAAGCCATCTGGACAAACAAGCCAACGGGTATTCTTTCTTACGGCGAAACTACGGTGCAGATTGTAGACAGCATTGGATTTGTACATAACGTTTCGTACAAGCGTCCTACAGAGGTTCCAATCTATATCTCCGTAGACATCACAAGCTTGGGGACTTTGGCGGGTGATGCTACTGCACAGATCAGACAGAACTTGATTGACTTCGGCGAGGCAGGTAACTTCATCAGTGACGATGTAGTTTATTCACGTCTTTACACTCCGATCAACGCTGTACCGGGACACATGGTCAACTCGCTGTACATCGGCACAAGTCCAAGTCCAACTGGAACAAGTAACATCGCTATCGACTTCGACGAAGTTGCTACCTTCCTTCCAGCTAACATCACCGTAACAATTTCATAACGCAGGAGGCAAGATGGCTATTAATGAATTTCAAACTGAACAATTTCTAGACGTTGCAAGAGCGCGGATCACCGATGAGTTCCGTGGTAAGCCCGTTATGGACAAGTACCTGAAACTGCTTATCGAAGGCAAGAGCGAACTACAGGAAGTAATGGAAGATGTAATGACTCTTCGCTCTCTGGATACAGCGGTAGGAGTTCAGTTGGATGTCATTGGCATCATCATTGGGCGCCCACGCGGTCTTGTCTACTCTGAGCTATTTGAATACTTCGGGTTCCAAGGTGCAACACAAGGTGGGAGCTTCGGTTCTCTTACAGACCCTTCCATTGGTGCCCCTTGGTACTCTATTGGCGCTCCAACTGGATTGAGCCGTGAACCATCTGATGATGAATATAGATTGCTGCTCAAGGCCAAGATCATCAAGAACAGAACAATGGCAACTCCAGAGGATGTCATTGAAGCTTACAAGTTCCTCTTCGGAGCTTCGCAAGTAACAATCACCGAACTTACGGGCGCTCGTGCCCGTATTGGTATCGGTAAAATTCTATCCGCTGTCGAGCGAGGACTTCTGTTCGGGCTTGGTGGCGTTGGGAACCTTCTTCCTAAAACTGTTGGTGTTGAATACTCCTACTCTGAGTTCCAATCTGATCGTGTATTTGCTACTGAGGGTTTTCCCGGTGGTATCGGTACTGGCGATCTAAACGACCCGAGTTCTGGCGGTATTCTTTCTAACCTTATCACATAACACAGAGGACAATTTCAATGGATATTATCAAGCAGGACATGACGGACATTTGGGCCGTCGCTGGTGACGTTGTTGCTCCAGAATCTGCGAAAGTAAGAGCGGGCTGGGCAGTTGAAGCTGTTCCCCGTCAATGGTGGAACTGGTTTGAAAACCGTCAAGACACCAACATCGCGTACATGCTTCAAAAGGGTATTCCAGAGTGGGATCAATTCACCGAATACCTGACCAACAAATCTTATGTGCAACGTAACAACATCATCTACAAGTGCATTCTGACATGCACAAACCAAGACCCAGCTACCGCTACCACCTATTGGACTAAAGCGTTCGTAGAGAGTGCTGTAGCCCTTGAGGCACTGAAAGTTCTAACCCCTGCTGCTGATAAACTCCCGTACTACACTGGAGCATCAACTTCCGCAGTAACAACCTTCACCGCATTTGCTCGTACATTGGTTGACGATGTTGATGCAGCAGCAGCCCGTACAACTCTCGGAGCACAGCTTGCCGCAACTAACTTGACATCCCTGTCCAACGTGACACCAGCAGTCAACGTACTCCCTTACTTCGATAGCAGCACATCGATGACAGGTACTACCTTGACTGCCTTCGGTCGCAGTTTGTTGGCTCCTGTTGATGCTGCATCCGCCCGTACAACTCTGTCAGTGTACAGCGCAGCAGAAGTTGACAGTGCAATCGCCGCTGGTGATGCAACCAAACAACCACTGGACGCTACACTGACAGCCCTTGCTGGGATTGCTACTGGTGTTAACCAACTTGTATACTCTACAGGTACTGACACCTTTGCACAAACAGCTCTAACTCCATTTGCCCGTACAATCTTGGACGACGTAGACGCTGCAACCGCACGCGCTACACTTTCGGCTGCAAAGTCTGGTGCCAACACGGACATCACATCGCTATCCGGTGTTACGCTTAACGGCGTTACTGCTTTGGCTGGGGCTCTCAATGAAGCTGTTGTAACCCTCGCTTCTGCTGCCACTGTAAACATCGGTGCGGCTGCTGGTAACATTATCCTGATCACTGGTTCAACAACTATCACTGCATTCGATACAGTGGTGGCGGGAACACGTCGTACTGTTTACTTCGGTGGTGGACTGACTCTAACCCACAACGCATCTGTAATTAACCTGCCAACAGCAGCCAACATCCTGACTCAATCGGGTGACTCGGCAGAAATGCTGTCCAACGGCAGTGGCAGTTGGGTTTGTTTGGGTTACAACCGCTTCAACGGTAAAGCCATTGGACTGGGTAACGTCGATAACACCAGCGACGTAAACAAACCAGTGTCTACAGCTCAGCAGGCTGCATTAGATACCAAGCAAAACCTCTTGGGCTTCACACCAGTTCAACAAGGTACTGGCGTCGGTCAGACATCTAACGTGGTTAAACTAGGCTGGAGTGCAGGTTCTAAGCTCAAGCTCACAATCGATACAACAGACCTCGGCAACGTTGCTCTTGAAGCGTCTCCGACGTTTACTGGAACTCCGCTTGTTCCAACAGCGGCTCCCGGCACAAACAATACACAAGCTGCTTCTACAGCCTTCGTGGCTGCTGCTATCTCTGCTGGTACTGCTCTACAACCGGGCCTGATGGATTGGTTTGCCACAATGACTCCACCAACTGGCTATCTAGGGGCGAACGGCGCTGCTGTATCTCGTACAACTTACGCAGCTTTGTTTTCTGCAATTACAGTAACTGCTACATGTTCTGCTTCTTCTGGTACTACAACTATCGGAGGGTTCGCATCTACAAGCTCTATGTGGGTGGGCATGCCTCTCTCTGGTACAGGTATTCCAGCCGGTGCCACTGTTGTTACAGTTCCAAACGGAACCAGTATTACAATCTCTGCAAACACTAACGCAACTGTTACCTCTGTTGTAATTTGCCCCTTCGGTGTTGGTGATGGTAGTACAACATTCAACGTGCCTGATGGTCGTGGTGTTGCTGCCAGAGGTTGGGATAATGGTAGAGGGTTGAACGCAAACCGTGTATTCGGTAGTTACGAAGCTGATGGCCTAGGTTCTCACGGACACACCATCAATGACCCAAGTCACTTCCACGCTCAGACAAACGCCACACAAGGCACAGCATATACTGCTGGTGGGGTATTTGGTGCATTGGCGGGCGGGGGTAACACGGGTTCGAAGCAAACTGGTATTACAATCAACAACACTGGTGGTGTAGAAACTGTAATGAAGAACATTGCGTTGCTTGCCTGCATTAAATACTAAGAGGACTTAATATGATCGTCTATGGTTATGACCAAAACACACTGAAGTTCACTGGCATCACAGATGCCTTTGAGTCTCCACTAGAGCCGGGGGTGTATCACATCCCGGCATGCTCTACTCAAGAAGCTCCACCAGAGTTCCACTATAAGACACAAGATTGTAGATTCATTGGTGGTAAGTGGGTAGTTAGTTTAATGCTGGAAACTCCAGATCAACCTACCGAAGAAGACTTGGTAGAAGCAGCATGCAAAGAAGCCAGAACTCTCCGAGACGGCGAACTAACCCGTGCTGACATTATGCTCAACAGAGTACAAGATGGTGAGACAGGGATTGGAACTCAAAAGGCATGGCGAGCATATCGCGTAGCCCTTCGCGTATGGCCTGATACGGACAGCTTCCCTGAAGTTATGCCACTCGCACCAGACGCTAAATAATAACGGGGCTCTGGCCCCTTCTTCTATTGGAGAAATCGAATGGCTAATATCGTAAAACCATCAGGAATTAACCAACTATGGGCTGCGGGTGGGACTAAGGTTGATCCGGGTCTGGTTAAATCTAACATTGGATGGGTGGTTGAACTTCCACCATACCAGTACCAAAACTGGCTTGACAACAGACAAGACACATTCATCGCCCACCTCAACCAACATGGTGTTCCAGAATGGGACTCTGAAACGGAATATCAGGGTAACTTGAGCTACACACAAGGCTCCGATGGATACATCTACAAGTGCCTTACAACTCACAAGAACTTCAACCCATCTAACCCATTGAACAGTCTCTATTGGGTACGAGCCTTCGAAGCTTACGGTAGTGTTGCTGTTGTTCAAAACCAACTTACACAACACCTGACAAACTACTCTACACTTGCTGGAATTGGCAACCCTGTGTTGGCTCGTTCTAACTTGTCAGTGTGGAGTCGTGCAGAGAGTGATGCACGTTATGCCGCTTTGGCGGGATTGGCTTCACAGCCTTTCAGCGTAGCAACCGCAACACTTCCAGCTCACGCAGTACCGCTAGGACAATTGAGCAGTCTGCTTCTACAGGCGACCGAAACAATCCTTGGTGTAGTTCGCATTGCAACCAATGGCGATACCGAAGCTGGAACAGATGACACTAAAGCCATTACACCATTGAAGGCTGGTGTTGTTCTCTTGAAGAAGTCTGGAAACTTGGCAGGACTGGCAAACATTGCAACCGCCCGTACCAACCTCGGACTTGGAACTACAGCAACTCTGGATCAAGCAGATGTCCTACTGAGCGCTAACAATCTGAGCGATATCACGGACGCAACCAACGCTCGTAACAACCTTGGACTGACAAGCACTGCTATTCGTCCAGAGTCGTACTTCCTGCGTACAGCGAACAACCTGTCGGATATTATCCCAGCGACAGCCCGTACTAACCTTGGACTGACATCGCTGGCAACTACTGCACCTTCTGCGGTTATGTTCAAATCTGATAACCTTGCAGGAGTTTCTGACCAAGCTGCTGCTCGTACTAACCTTGGACTTCAATCTGCTGCTCTGTCTCCAGCAGAAGCTTTCTTGTGGCGTGGTAACAACCTTGCGGACCTTACAAACGTTCAAGCTGCTCGTAACAACCTGTATCTCGGAAGTGCAGCGACTAAGAACGTTGTTGGGCTTTTGAACCCAGCAGGGGACATTATCTTTAGCCATAACATTGATGACAGTGGTGGTGCTACTCAACTACCAGACGGGACCATCATGAACTGGGGCTCTATCTCGGTAGGGCAATCGGTGAACTTCCGAATCCCTTACAAAGTGTCTTGCTCGGTCACGGTCACTCACGGACCAAACGCATTGGGTGCTGTAGGCTCTGGACTTGGTTATAAGAACAACAGTGGATTCTCTCTGGCTTACGGGACAGGCGGATACCAGTGGATGGCTATCGGGTACTAATATGCTAACAGAAATCGACTACAGAAACGCCGCTGCAACTCTCGGCGTTGAAGTTGCATGTGTGAAGGCAGTTACCAAAGTGGAGAGCTGTGGAAGCGGCTTTCTTCCTTCGGGAGAACCTAAGATTCTCTTCGAGCGCCACTGGATGTACAAACTTCTGAAAGCTAAGACTGGCAAGGAGCCAACACTTAGCGAAGTCTGCGATCCAAAAGCTGGAGGGTATCTCGGAGGCGCTGCTGAACATGTAAGACTTGCTAAAGCTGTCGCTATAGATCGTGAGTGTGCTTTGCAAAGTGCTTCATGGGGTTTGTTCCAGATCATGGGATTCCATTGGAAGGCACTTGGATATGCAAGTGTACAAGCTTTCATCAACGATCAATACGCCAGTGAAGGAAAGCAACTTGGAACCTTCGTGAAGTTTGTTCAAATCAATCCGGGAATGCTGGCTGCACTACGAGCTAAAGACTGGGCCAAGTTTGCCAAGTTGTATAACGGGCCTGAGTATATTAAGAATAACTATCATACAAAGTTGGCACTTGCATACGCCAGCTTTACATAAGGACAAACCAATGGCTGTTAAATACGATATCGTCACACAACAACGAGACACCTACGAAAGAAGTATACAAGCCATTGGTTTGAATCTTGTAGGTGCAACTGCAAAGATGCAGGTCAGGAAGCGCTATGGTGATACCGATGCACTCTTGACTCTAGATTTGACATCTGGTCTTTCTTTTGAAGGCGAGGATGTTATTGTACTAAATATTCCAGATGAATCTTTGGAAGATATAATCACCTTCTCGGTGTACGACTTGTTCGTGACTGAGGCCAGTGGCGAATCTCACAAGATTATCTATGGAACTTTCAAGACACTGCCAAGTGTCACTGAGGTTTAAATGGCAGATATCATTGTAGATACATCGAGCGATCTTGATATCGCAGTACGCATTAGAGGTCCGAAAGGGGACACTGGAGATAGCGCTTACAAGAGTTGGCTGAGTCTCGGAAACACGGGCACTGTACAGGACTTCTTGGACAGTTTGAAAGCTCCCGCAGTACCTCTTTCAGACCAAGTTCCAGCGTTGCTCTCATCGACTCCAACCGCTGGAGCCTCTGATCAGGCAGCTAGGGGCGATCACGCACACAAACTACCCAGTGCATCTGATGTTGGGGCTGAGCCAGTCGGCAGTGTAGCTAGTGCAATGAGTCAACACTTGCTTAATGCCGACCCTCACACACAATACGCCAAAGGTGCGGCTGTATCGTCTTCATTTGCAGCCGTGGCTACACTAATCACTGGACTACAAACTGCTAATGCCGGACTATCTACATTGGTGGACACAAAGGCTTCTTCTGCAAGTGTGGCTGCTGTTCAATCTGATGTAGATGGCGTACAAGCTGATGTGAGCGCCCTTACAACTACAGTTAACACGAAGGCGTCCATCACATCTGTGAATACTGTTCAGACTAATGTTGACTCACTTTCCACAATTGTTAGCACCAAAGCAGACACCGCTGCACTAACTGCTACGTCGAATACACTCCAGTTTAATATTGACAACCTTGCCACTACTGTTGGAACTAAAGAGCCAGCAATCGCTGCTGGTACAACTGGTCAATACTGGCGTGGTGATAAGACTTTTCAGGCTCTTGATAAAAGTGCTGTCGGTCTTCCAAACGTAGACAATACCTCTGATACTGACAAACCCATCTCAAATGCTCAGGCAATTGCCTTAACGCTGAAGGCTGATATTTCGAATCTGGCTAACATGTCCGACCCTAGTAGTGGTGCCGGTAGCATAGGTAGTGGTATAGGAACAGACCTATCAACCGCTAAAATTGTACTTTCGAATCTAGCTGCATTGCAGGCTCTACCTGTACCTGCATTAAAAGCTGGAAGAACTCTTGTAGTATCACTCGCTGGTTATACATCCCCCGGTGATGGTGGCGAGGGTGATTGGTATTGGTCAGCACCAAGTAATGAAGTAGCCAGTGATATGGTGGTACTACCTACTGGAAACCCAGCAGCAGGTCGGTGGAAGCGGAGTTATCCGGGATACCTGAGACCAGAATTCTTCGGGGCAGTTGGCGATTACAACTTTGGCGCTAACACTGGTACGGTGAACACAACCGCACTACAGAGGATGTTTAATTGGGCAAGCAAAAATGGTTCTGAGATTAGACCACTTCCGGGCCAGAAGTACCTCACTGATACACTCTACCTCTACTATGATGCCACACTTAATCCGGGGTGGACTGGCAATGCCGGTCGCACAAAGATCGTCGGGCAGGCTAACGGATACGCGACAGGTGCCCTAGAAGCTACAGGTTGTGCATTCGTGCATGTGAACGGCTCAGCTAAACCACTTATCGAACTTAAAGGTGTGTTTAGTGTAGAACTTCCAACCGGAATGGGGGGTTACTTCAGTATGGAGGACTTCAACTTAGTCGGTGGTAATCAAACCACACACGTACTTAACCTACAAGGGAGTCAGGGAAGTATTTTCCTCAAGAACTATACAGTTAAAGTGCAAAACCCAGCAGGTAACGGTATTACTGAGGCTACAACTTGGGAAACTCTACACATGAATGGATTAATTCGTGGTGGAGCTTCAGGAACTGGCTCGTGGACAGGGACGGGATTGAACATCTGCTCTGATGGGTCCGGTGGTCAGATAAATATGAAAACTTACCTAAACGTAGATGTTTACAGGATGGGTTACGGTATCCAAGTAGGACGTGGGACACAAACTCAAGGAACTTTTGGCCCATTGATATTCCAAGGCGGTCAGACGTCTCTATCGGACCAACATGGTATGGTGTGTGGTGGTGGGATTTTGGGACTCACATCTATTGGTCAGCAACATGAACAGGCAAGGCTCAACGGTCTTAGAATTGATTCTGGTGGTGCCAACGACTTACCTCGCCAAATAAAATTCATTGGTACGTATTTTACCCAATGTGGGAAGATACAAGATGGGAGTTATAATGAGTTTTCAATACACTGTGTAGATGGTGTTAATGTGGAGATTGATAGCCCGATATTCCAAAACGTCAGTAGTGGGGTTGCTTGTAACACCACATCTTCAGTAGGTTTCCTACTCCGTAGACCGTTATTTAAGACAATCCTCCCATACGGTGTTGCTAGTGGGAGAGGTATCGAGATGTACGGAAGTTACGTAGCCTCTAACAGAATAAAGGTAGACACTCCTGAATTCGATGCTAACTTTTCCACCAACGTTGTGGACACCAATACTGTTATTCAGTTAGGAGATGTTGGTGGGCGAGTGTCAGTAGCTACACTAACACCAACACCAGTAATCTCGCTTGGCGGTGTAACAAACACACAATCAGCAAGAATTCTTAACTTCAACCACGCAAGTGCTCAGACGATTACATCAATACTTGGTGGGACATTATATCAAGAACTGCTGATCACATTCTCGACAGTAAATACCACTATCCAAAATAATGGTACTACGATACGACTTAATGGTTCTAACTTTACACCATCTAGCAGCTCTTCTATCCTAAGATTAGTCCAAGCGAAGACTGGGGTTTGGACAGAAGTCGCACGAAGCCTATAATCAAACAAAGGAACTGCTATATAGTTCCTTTTAACTTCAACTGGAGGTTCCACATGTCAAAGAAAATATCTCGGACAAGATTTGTCCTTGGAACATTGGCAGCAATATTTCTTGCTGCTGAACCACTTATGATGCTGTGGCAGCCTCTTCTTCCGCCCGGCTCCTATGCAGCTATCGCAACATTATGTGCGTGCATAAGAGCTGGTCTTGCGTACTACATGACAACGGATGTCACGGAAGATGCACCAGAAAAGGGAGAGGATAATGCTGTCGCAAATTAAAGCATACCTTGCAGTCATTCTGGCGACTCTGTTGCTAACTGTATGCGGGTATGCATATTACACACACAAAGAGAATGTCCAACTGAGTCTAGACGTTGCAACATATCGTAAAGCCTCTGAGGACAATCTCGCAGCGAAAGAAGCCTCGGATGCAAGCTGTTTGATCACAGTGGATGCGTTGGCTTCACATTACAGGGAACAGAGCAAGCTGGAAGCCTCACAGAAGGCCACAGGAGACGCTGTACTCGCACTACCCACCCTGACTATCAAGGAGAAAGCTAATGCAGCTCCTACGAAGCCTCAAGGCTTTGCTGATGACGATCGTCTTAGCCCTGATCTTATGCGCTTGCTCGACAACGCATACTGTGACGGTGACAAAGACCATTGTGCTAGTCCCACCAAGTGAGTTCTTTCTCCCTTGTACCCCTGAACGTGTAAAGGAAGACACTGTTCGTGCTTTGGCTCACGGTTACGTGACCAACACATATGAAGTATGGAAGTGTAACAATCGAATCCAGAACCATAAGAAATGGTTTGAACAGCAACAGGAACTTTATAAATGAGCGATGCAAACGAAACAACCAATATGGTGAAGTCGGTTCTCGGGTATGTAGCAGGAGCGCTATTGATGATTTGTGTAGGTGTAGTTGGATACCAACAGTCGCAAATTGCCAAGCTCGATGACAGACTGTACACACTGCAAGCAACTACTGTTACCGAAGATAAACTAAACACTGCGATCAACAGGTTGTCAGCCGAAATGGATACCAAGATCACTGCGATCAAGAACGTTCAAGAAGCAACGAACACCTACTTGATGCGTATCGTGGATAAACTCGACAAAAAATAAGGGGAACACTATGACAAGGAAACAAGATTGGCCCGTGGTCGCCGCCATTGGCGCTCTTCTTATTGCCCTCCTTGTCTGCATTTGCCTCTTGGCTTTCCCCGCATACAATAATAAAACGAGCCAAGTAGAACTTGAAGTAGCCAAGCAGGATTTCAACAGAAAAGTTGAAGCTGTTGAAAGAAAGTATGAGCAGAAGGTCAACAACTTGCAGGAGCAGATCAACACCCAGCAATTCATTGCAAACAAACGCTATGACATGATGGATGATGAAATGAAAAGGATGAAGAGAGAACAAGATGACCTTCGAGAAAGACTGAGAGCCCGCACACGGTAGTGTTGCGGGTATTTATTTTAAAGGAGTTGAAATGTACTACGTATATATCGCCAGAATCGGCGAAGAGATTGTTTACATCGGTAAAGGAAGTGGTAGACGGTTCGAGCATGTAAACTCTGGAACTAGCCACAACTACTACTTAAACAAAGCACACTTTGAAGGTGTTGCAATGGATGTTCAAATAGCTGAAACATTTGAACTGGAGCAAGATGCACTCGACCGAGAAACTGCCCTGATTGCAGAGCATAATCCCCGTTGGAATGATACGGTACATCCCGCTAGAAGACTCCGGTCAGCCAAGCGTGGAGGTACTGGTGTGATGTTCTGCAAGGGAAGGCCAAAACCGTGGAGGGCATATCTTCACCAAAAGGGTAAGAAGATCCACATCGGCTACTACTACACCGAAGAAGAAGCAAGAGAAGCCCGCTCAACGTATTAACCGTGGCGGGCTTCTTTGTTTCTGCTATATTAGAAGTCTTGGAAGCAGACGTGACCCTGCACCTTAAAGTCTGTATTTGGGACACGCTTGACTTGTACAACAAAAGCTTCACATGCTTCTACAGAAGAGAAACGCTCAGGTTGCACATAGTCACGAGGACTGCCGTACAGGAACATCCACAGAATCACAGAGCCCATTTCATTCCTCCTTGAGCAAGTAAGCGTTGCTGATCACCTTGAACGAGAAGTCTCGGGTCATCGATTTGTACACGAAGCCTTCACGGTACTTGCCATTAAGACCCGATGGACCATCAGCATCAACGATAGCAGTTGCTACGTCAACAGGCAAGGTAACAGCGTGAGTCGATGCCAGTGGCACATGTTTCAGGCCATACTTCGCACACAGAGCTTGACGCTCAGCAGGCAGAAGGTATTTCTGTGCATCGATATCGTACACGTCGTAAATGTACAGCTCGTTCTGCTCCACGCCCTCGAAGTTCTTCTGAATCGATGGGCCAACCAACTCACCTTGGAAAGCGAGGTTACGGTTCTCACGAACCAACGCAGTCAGAACACCAGATTCTTGTGCAGCTTGTGTGAATTGGTTGTCGTCTGCCTTGAACTGAGGTTCCCAATTCGCACGACGAATACCGCGTTGCTTCACTTGCTTCCACCAGTCTTTGACGGTTTGCACGAAGCCTTTGTTCACAGACTGCAAACGGAAGCCAACGTTACGCGAGGCAACACCCGGCACACCTTTGTACAGAAATGCAGTGAGCGAACTACCATCGAGCTTGAAGCTCTTCTCGAACAGTTCACCCGCATCACGAGCAGCGTCAAACTGCACAGGAATGTTCTGTACACGAGTCTGATCAGTCTTCGGGATCATTTTCGGGAAGCCCAAAGCGCTAGTGCCGCTCTTCACGCCAGTACCACCAGCGATGCTGTCTTTCTCTGCCTGAGCTTCATACTTAATGATACCAAGCGTTTTGGTGAAGTCAGAGTCAACGCTGCAACCTTCACTTGCACCAACTTCCGCCAGTGGGACACAGAAGCCCTGCGACAGCGTACCAGCCATCTTCATGGTCTTGATCCGAGCGTCTGTGCTGGCCATCGATCACGTGTTTCAGTTTAGACGAAATGCCAGCCAGAGACGCACCAGCAGGCGACTCAATTGGGATCAGCGAGTCAACTTCGAAGAACATCGCCTTCGAACCTACTTCGTACAAACCTTTCTGCACGATGACTTGCCAGCCACCAACCATAGCCAGTTCGATACGATCCTTGCCTTTGATCGGGTGAAGCGAATCGATGATTACAACACGAGCCAGTTTACGTTCAGACATTATACAGCCCCCTTTTCGACGACGAAGTAGTTCCACTTCAAACCATACTGCTCGTTCAGTGATTTTGCAGACCGTTCTGCTTCGCAACGGCTGGTGTATTCCTTAGTGGTTGTCACGCCAGCAAAGCACGTCTTCACTTTCAGGGGATTGCCAACGCGTTGACGCAGCAGGAAGAACACGCCCTTATCCGATTTCACTGGAGCCAGTTCAGCAGTAAGCCTTGCCAGTTCAGTGGCAGTGAAGATCATGTTGCGGACTTGTTCACCGCTACTGTCTCGGACAGTGACAGAGATACGACCAGTTTGCATTGCATCATCTTCGAACTTGATGGTTTTGCCGTAGATCGATTTGACAGTTACAGGGTTCATTGTGTTTCCTCCGTTGTTTGTGATGTCGGCCATTCTACCGATTATCTGGAAGCTGTCAACACCCTTGACAAAATAAATTTCCCATATAGAATGTCCCCACGTTCAGAGAGACATGTCAGCTACGGCTCGCTCACCGGCTGAACGGTACACGCCCTACGAAGAGGATAGCCAGAGGGGCAGCTGAGGTTGAATGAGAGAACAGTCTGGCGACGACTCCGTATGGAACACTCTATATAGAGGAAGGCTCTCAGCCGCTTGCAGCACATGCTGCCCGCTCACGATCTCAATCTACACGAGAACGTCGGAAGGTGAACCTCATAGCACGTCGAGGCAGAGAACATCTGTATGGCGAGCTATGGGACAGGTTTGCCTCCACTACGAAACTCATCTACACAGGAGAAGCATCATGACAGCAACAGTTGTGAACAAATACAAGGTGTGCATGGATGATCCCGACATTGTATACATCGGACGTGGTAGCCGCTGGGGCAATCCATACAGCCACAAAGAAGGAACGAAGGCAGATGTGAAGGTGGCAACACGTGAAGAAGCTGTAGCTGCCTATAAACAGAACCTGTGGAAGCTGATTCAGTGTCATGTGGTTACAAAAGAAATGCTAATAGAGCTTGACGGGAAACGGTTGGCTTGCTATTGTGCGCCTCAAGCATGCCACGGGGATGTCCTCGTGAAAGCAATTGAATGGGCCAAAGGAGAACAGCATGTACAACCTCAATGATTTCGAAGAATACACGCTACGGAAGCACCTCGGAAACGAGCCAGTGCTTGCGTGGAGCCGGAAGAACGGGTATCATTTCCTGTCGTTCATCGACCGAGTGAAATCCGAAGCCGCCGGCGAACAGGTCAACATCGTGGGAGTGTTGAAATGCACATGATACGACGGGATGATCTGGCAAAGGGCGTAGCTGATCGTTGGTACGAAACCTACTTCGACAAACGCAATAACCAATGGCGGTATGATGACGGGAAACGGACCATCTACGAAGACCTGAAAGCTCTCGGTTCAAACCCTTCTGCTGATTTCGTTGATATGGCTATCGGCAACCCAACATGGACTGCATGTCGCTGTGATGAATGCGACGGCCAGTTCGAAGAGGTTATCGAAGTTGGACAACCACAAGACTACGAATCAGCCACTGCAAAACTCTGCAAAGGCTGTGTCACTTATGCACTGGGGTGGTTTGATGAAGACCGATCCAAACAAGATTTGTGATAACCAGAAAGAGAACAAGGGTTGGGCATTTGTGCATGACGCGATTGCTCACCCGCTCATGGCGTTGACAGGCTACAGCAAGCCTTCCCTCCGCTTCCACAACTACACTTCACATAAGGCATGGCCGCGATGAACCGAGAACAAGGGGCGAAGCCTCGTATCAGATATTGGAAGCATGGGTTGTACGAATGTGTTGGTCTTGGCCTACATTCGTTTGACAAGGGTCCAGAAGCAGCGTATGCTCGGTGGCTCAAATTCATTGAAAGAATGAGAGTGGAATGAACAGCAGTCTTCAAGCAGAGCTTGACTGGATCACCGTGCATGTGTCGTTCTACGACTCTTTGATACACGCAGAGTCCGTGAAGCAGAACATCATCAAACGCTATCGCATACGCGAACTGGAGGCCGAGATTGGCAGATTGGATCGACAACTGGGAGCAATTCAAGGAGATACGCAAGAAGTATCGTGAGACTCGTGACTGCATGGTTGTGAGCTTCGCTACTGTGTGGGACGCTCCCTACGAAGCTGCCCATCATCATATGAAGACACAGTTCAAGCGGAAACCACGTCGTGGTGTGCCGTATGACATAGGCCGTGAACAGGCTATGCAGCGCTGCCCAAAGACGAAGATGCGGGCTGGCCCGTACACAGAAGACAATAAAATCTCTCTGGAGAAGTTTTGTCTCGCACATCCAGTGGGTCGCTACTGGGTATTTGTTCGTGGTCATGCGTTGGCCGTTATTGATGGAGTGATTCATGACCATAGCCACAAGCCTCGCAGGATGGTGCAGAAAGCTTATCGTGTGTATCCTGCTGCACTTTACCCTGATGCCTACGACAAGCCTGCATGAAGACAAAGAAATAGCTTGCAAGAAAGCTGCCGGAAGTGGTAGCCTTGTCGGCACACAATTCGAGTGCATGCGAATGCACAAGGTTCTCAAATACAAAAACGGGAGATTTCAATGAACAGGGCATTAGCGCTAGCATTTTTCCAACTTCGAGTGAGCGAACGTATGACTGTTCTGCAAGACCTCAACCTACACATGCCACAGGCTTCACACGAGACGAACCAAGACTACGCTGGGCGTATCTTGCAGAAGGTGAGCAGTGAAGGTTTGATTCGTGAACTGGAAAGTTCCATGCGGAGGTTCCAATGATGGATATGCAAGTTGCTCCCATGCTCGGTGGATTCAATCCGTGGAGCCGTCAGGAATTCATGATGGCAGAACCGAAGATCATTGGTGTTGACTTCGACGAAACCATCAGCGATAATGAGTCTGGCTGGCTTCAAGTGTTGACTCTATTGGAACGACTGGGTTATCATGTGGTGATTGTCACATGGCGTACACCGAAAACGTATCCAGAAGATTTACAATTTCTTGTTGACAGGGGTTTCGCAGTGTACTACACTTCTCTGCAAGCCAAACAAGATTACATGGCAGCTAAAGGCATCAGGGTGGACATCTGGATTGACGACAATCCTCTGGCTATCGTACAAGATGCACCAAATCGACCTAAAGGAGAACAACATGTCCAATGAATTCCGTAGCATCAAAATCAAACTGCAAAACGCTGCACAGTCTCAAGCGGTTCAAGAGTTCCTGTTCACTCAGGGCTGCCGTTGGAAATACGACGGTAAAAAGGCCAAGCAACTCGATGCCAAGTATTTGTTCGTTGAACCGAGCGGTGCAATCGGTTGGGACAACTCTGACTCGTTCTTCGAGCGTAGCACGAGTTACAAGGAAATGTCCTTCACTTTCGTGAACACGTTGACTGTTGTTGGTCACAAGCTCAAGGAGCGTCCAAAGACTGTTCTGTTCGGCAAGACCTACTTCACTGACGAACTGGAAGCACGTCTAGCTGACCTGCCGGTGGCTGCTGTATGAGCCCCGCACGTGAAGTGTTTGAAGGTATGAGCTGGCGGATTCTTCCACTGGATGCTCTGCCAGAAGACAAGTTCGTTGCTGACATGGTGTTCAAGTCGCTTGACACCACGATGTTTCCGGGGCACACTGTTGCTCATGGCTTCATCTTCAACGACAGTCGTGGCATCTTCCGTGATGGCGATCCTGTTCGTACTTCGACAGTGAAGCAAATGTTTACTGTGGGCGATGAGCATTTCATCGAAACTCGCAACACCATCTACCGATTAATTGAAAAGGAGCAACAATAATGTCTCGCATTTATCGTTCGGCACTGGGCATCGAAAAGGCTTTCATCGACAGCTACGAGGGTTGGGATGAAACTGAGGAAGGCGTACAGTTCTATAACTGTGATTTCCGTCTGGCCTACATGTTCCACGGTGCTGACACCCTGTACCTGAACTACGCACGTTCGCAAGTCGAGCTGTACCGTGATGGTGATCTGGTGTACCGTCATGACATCAAAATCGTCCTCGATTGAAAATAGTCGTTGACAACGGGCTGTTCTAGTGTAGAATGGCCCAATACAAAGACAAACAAAGGAGAGAAAGACAATGACACAGATTTCCGTAACTCGTGCTTTGGCACAAGTCAAATCCCTGAACGACCGTATTGCACGGACCACAGCTCAGGCATTCATTTCCAACGTAGTTGGCGGTAAGCACCCATCTGGCAAACCAGCTCAAGAGATTTCTGAAATCTTGAAGGCAAACCTCCAATCGGTTCAAGACCTGATCAAGCAACGCAAGGCACTGAAAGCAGCTATCGTTCGTTCGAACGCTGTGACCACCGTGACCATTGCTGGTGTGGTTCAGACTGTAGCAGAAGCCATCGAGCGTAAAAGCTCCATCGCTCTGGAACAGACCCTGCTGGGTACACTACGTCAACAACAGGCACAGCAAATCGCCCTCGTTGAACGTACCAACGTTTCTGTTCAACAGCGTCTGGATGACCTGATTCGCACTGCTGTGGGTAAAGACCGCAAGGTTGACGAAGCTGAACTGAAAGCCATCACTGGCCCGTTCGAAGCTCAGAACAAAGCAGAAGTGCTTGACCCAAGCGACGTGACCAAGGTCATTGATGCTCTGGCTGCCGAAATCGATGCCTTCCTTCTGGAAGTGGACTTCGCTCTGTCGGAAGTTAACGCGACTACGAAAGTAGAAGTGTAAAGTTTATGTCTTGTTCCGGTGAACTGTCTTCACTAGAATCAGCTATTCCGAGCGGCTGTGAAGCTCGGAGCCTATTAAGAACTGGTCTTTTAAACCAAACATTCTGATAAATGTCGCGGTGACTACGGTCAAAGATCAACGATGAAAGGGCAAAGCTTCAAACGTCAACGACTAATCTATTAGCCACGTAACGTCGAAAGCGAAAAGATTATCGAATCTCGGATTCAGGTTGAGTGGTGTTATTCTATCGACCCTGACAGTGCCCCGAGCTGCCGGTGACAGGACAAACAATTGAATGGCCCCGTGCTTATGCAGCGGGGCTTTTCTTCGCCTCAAGAAAGGAGAGACACATGATTATCGACACATCAGACGACCGCCGCATTGAAGTGGTTCACACACTCGACAACCGCCTGTTCATTGCAGTAGACGGCACACATGGGAGTCAGGAAACGATAATGCTTGACATGGAACAAGCCGCACAACTACAATCCTACCTCACCGAAGCTATTGGAGAAATGCGATGCGTGTGACGGAAGCCTTCCTACAAACACAGATGCAAGAGTTCGTGCAGAAACTGTTTGACAGGACCGATCCTCTCGGCTACGATGTGTCTGCTGTACCGACTGGCCCTGCAATGTGGCGAGTGTTTATCGAAAACCTACACGAAAAGGACGTATACGATGTCGAATACAAAGATGGGTGGCACTGGATGCGGGTTCTTGGCTCGTAATCCTGTAGCTGGACCGAACCGACGTGTGAACGTCCCGAAGGTAGAACGTGACCGTACCAAGTACCGTCGCAAAAAGAAACATCGCCATAAAGGAGAGTAAAATGGAAATGCTTGGTCGTAATAGTTTCATCCTCGGTTTGCTGCTGATGATGGTCATGATCGTTGTCTTCAAAGAGTTGGTCGGTGTGCTGGCTGCAATGGCATTCCTCGGCCTGTCCGTCAATGGTGTGATTCTGGTAATCATTGATAGCATCTTGCTGCTGACGATTCCAGCTTTGATGATGGAATGGGCACCAAAGGTGGACGCATGATTCGCGATCTGCAAGGCCACGTCCTGATCCTCAAACATCCAAACCTGTCTGACTTGATGACCGCTGCAATGGGCGAGCATCTGATTCCTTTCAGCGTATCGGATGAAGGCGACACCTACCAACTGTCACACCCGTTGTCGGTAGAAGAGCGCGTTCAATACAAATGGCTGTACGCACGGAAAGCGGCAGAAAACAAGCTGAAAACACCAGACCCTGAACCAGAGGACGATGGGCCGGGGCCAATGGTTGCATAAGGAGGGAACGTGTCAGATGTAGCAGATAAGTACGGTATTGACCTGTATACCGAGGGCAAGGTTGCTTGTCCAAAGTGCGTGGCGAAAGGCATGGACAACAGCGGCGACAACCTGATGGTGTATGGCACCGACAGAGACGGTCGTCACAAGGGAGCGCACTGCTTCGGTGGGTGCGGTGGTTTTACCATCCCTTCCGAAGAGTGGCTTGAAGAAAACGGTGTAGTAGTTGAAAAGGAGTATGATCTAGTGGGCAGTTTGTTCAACGCAGATATTCACGAGCAACTGAAAGCCCAAACCACAAACGACAGCTTTGGCTATCGCGGTATTCGAAAAGATACGACCACCTTCTTTGGAGTACGTCACGAGATTGACGGTGCCACTGGTAATGTGTCTGCTCAGCTTTATCCGTGCACGCAAGAAGCTGAAAACGATATGGGGTTTGAGCTGACAGGCTACAAGAAACGAATGATTCCCAAGGACTTCGCGGGGATTGGTGAAACTGGTAAGGACTGTCATATGTTCGGCCAGTGGCGTTTCCTGCAAAAGCGTAGTCGAGATATCCTGATCGTAGGCGGCGAAGTTGACCAGCTTTCGGCGTATCAGATGTTGGCTGACTTCCGAGCAAGAGAGAACGCCAAGAAAGGGCAAGACTTCGAATCAACGTTCGTTGTGTCGCCAACCATCGGTGAATCTGGCGCCTACAAGCAAGTAGTTGGACAGTACGAGTTCTTCAACCGATTTGATCGTGTTATCATCTGCATGGACAACGATGCGGCTGGACGTGAAGCGGCAGAGAAGATCGCCAAGGCATTGCCGAAGGGCAAAGCGTACATCATGGAAATGTCCCTGAAAGACCCAAACAGCTACATGTGGGACAAAGACAAGAATCAGGCAGTAGCCAAGCAAGGGCTGTTCATCACCGAGTTCTTCGCTTGCCAGCCATACACGCCAAACGGTATTGTTGGTTCTGGATCGTTGCTCTCTCTGATGAAAGCAGCGGCTGTAGTTCCGAAGATTCCATTGCCAGCGTTCATGCACAAGGTACAGAAGATGATGGCTGGTGGTATTCCACTTGGCCGGATTGTCAACCTTGGTTCTGCATCGGGTACGGGCAAATCGACCATCGTCGATGAAATGGTTTACTTCTGGATTTTCCACTCGCCTCACAAGGTGGGTGTTGTATCGCTGGAATCGGATTGTGCAGAGTACGGTATCAAGATGGCTTCGCGCCACATTGGTCAGAAGCTCGAACTGATCGAAGATATGCAGTACAAAATCGACCTGATGAACACACCAGAGTTCGAGGCTGCTGTTCAAGAGCTTACCTACAATCCTGACGGCTCGCACCGTTGGCATTTGCTGGACGAACGTGATGGTGGCTTGGATGACCTGAAAGAGAAAGTGATGGAGCTGATCATTTCCTGCGATTGCAAGGTGATCATCCTCGACCCTCTACAAGACATTCTGGACGGTATGAGCAACGAAGAGCAGGCGGTATTCATGCGTTGGCAGAAAGGGCTTGTGAAGAGCCACAAGGTGACGTTCATCAACATCAACCACGTCCGTAAGAGTGGTCAGGGCGGGAAGCAGAACTCGGCGGGTGCAGACCTGTTCGAAGAGGACTTCCAAGGCTCTAGCTCGATCTTCAAGTCTGGTGCGTGCAACCTGTTGTTCACACGAAACAAAGAAGCTGAGTGCGAGATTGAACGTAACATCACGTACATGAAGATGACTAAGTGTCGTTGGACTGGCAACACAGGGCCGAAGGCTGGGGAGTACTTCTACGCGAACAAGGAACACACTTTGTACGATCTGGAAGACTACCTCACTAAGAACCCAGCAGCACGAGCAGAGTACGAAGCTGGTCAAGCTGCCAAAGAAGAAGAGCGTGAAAGCTCTCGTGGTAGCTCTCGACGTGGCCTTGCAGAGCGAGGCTTTGTTGAATACCAGCAATGGGGCGGTGAATCGCAATACTGATTGACAATGGGAGGGTACTACGGTACTCTCCCTTTCGTCGTTTTAGACACAACAAAGGAGAGAGAATTGAACCTGATCAAACCACCATTTCAACCTAACAAATTCGCACACCCTGACGACTGGACATGGGACATCGAGGCAAACGACCTGTTGAACGAACGCACCATCGACTACACGGCAAGCCCGTACAAGTTGAAGGGCAACTTCGCGATGCACTGTGTTGTATTCGAGAACCATTTCACTGGCGAAATCGTAGCATTCCACAACGGACCGAAGTACGAATTCGATGGTCAGGACCACTACGAAGAAATCAACGGTGAGAAATACTGGCTGTCGAATTACGTTCCAGTCGAGTACACGCACAAGCCGATGTCTGAGCTGAAAGCGTTCATCCTCAAGACAAAGTTCCGTCGTCTGGTAGCACACAACCAAATCAGCTACGACTTGATGGCAATCAAGCTGATGTACGGGATCAATTTCACCATTGGTCACGAAGTTAGAGACGGCGGTCTAACGACCTTTGTCAGTGATACATGGGGCGGTAACAAGCTGGCAATTTGGGATACACTCCCGTTGTCTAAGTGCTTGAACCCTGACCGCTACGGCGGTCACTCGTTGGAGAAGCTGGCTTCTGGTGGTACGAGCGAGAAGATCGCATTCCGTAAGCACATGCACATCGATCTGCGTTTCCGTGACTTCGCTGCTGACATGCTGTACTACTGTATTTTCGACGTTAAGTCCAACACCGAAGTGTTCTTTGGTTTGATGGATGGCACCAAGAACAAGCTCGACCATAAGACTGCTGGCCCGAACCTGAACAACCGTGACGAACTGATGAAGTGGGTGAGTGCAATCAAGCTCGAACACAACATCGCAGAAATCATCACACGACAGGAACACCGGGGCTTCCACTTCAACCGTGAAAAGGCTCACATTGCCTTGGATGAATTGGACAAGATGATGGAAGAGCGCCGTGTGAAAGTAGAGCCGTTGCTTCCGAAGCGTCCAGCGACTCAAGTGTTCATGAAGGCGTACACACCGCCTGTAACCCAGTTCAAAAAGAACGGTGAAATCTCCGCTCACATGGAGAAGTTCATTGCCAAGCACGAAGGCGTATACGATCCTGAAACACGCACGGTAGAAATGCTGGGCAAGGTGTACTCTCTACCGCTGCAAGCTGGTGTTCCGTTGGTCACTGAAATGGATGCAACCATTGACGATACCACGCACATCAAAAACTGGCTGGTGTCTTTGGGTTGGAACCCGAGCGAGTACAAAGAAAAAGACTTGACGGTTGACAGCAAGAAGAACAAGCTTGACCCGACCAAGTTCCGTGAAGCTGTAGAGCGGTATGTTGAACAGACTCTGAACAGTGCGTTCCGTGATGATCGTCTGGCACATCTGTGGCCTAACCGTCGTCCAATTGATCGCAATCTGGTTGAAGCCATGCTGGAACGTGGTGGTCGTGGGTTGAAAGTTATTAGTAATCCAAGTTTTACTAAGGGCCAAGACAAGGACATGTGTCCCGACTTGGAACGTATCTCGGAAAGCTTCCCGTTCGCTAAGGACGTGGTTGAATACCTAACGTTCAAACACCGACGTAACTCGATTCTCGGTGGTGGTGTTGACTGGGATGATCCAGACGAAGAGCCAGAAAAGGGTTACATTAGCAACGTGCGGGAAGATGGTCGGATTCCAACTCCGGCAGACACCTGTGGAGCCGCTACAAGCCGATTCAAGCACCGTTCGGTGGCGAACGTGCCTCGTGTTACCAGCCTGTATGGGAAAGAGCTGAGAGCGTTGTTTGGCGTCTCTGACGGCTACTTCCAAATCGGGTATGACTTCGATAGTCTGGAAGCGCGTATCGAGTCTGCCTACTGCGACCGTTATGATGCTGCTGATCGGGCATACTGCAAGTCGTTGATGCTGGACAAACCGTTTGACGTTCACACCATGATGGCGAAATCCATCAGTGCTATCATCGGTCGGGAGTTTGGTCGTTCGCCAGCGAAGAACGTGAAGTACGGTTGCACATATGGCGCTCAAGCTGCTAAGGTAGCCAAGACCATTGGTTCTGACCTGCAAACGGGCAACCAAGTGTTTGAAGCGTTTTGGGATGCTGCATTCCCACTCAAGCACCTGAAAGACCAGCTCCAGAAAGAGTGGGAAGCGAATGGCAAGAAGTACATCATCGGGATTGACGGGCGTCGTGTTCCAACACGTTCTGCACACGCCATCCTAAACAGCCTGTTCCAATCGGGCGGTGTAATCTGTGCCAAACGTGCAATGGTCATTCACGACGTTCTGTTGAAAGAGAACGGCCTAGCCGTCGATTTCTTCTTGGAAGACTGGAAAAATAAGAAGTTCTGCCAGCAAATGATTGCGTACCACGACGAAGCACAGCTTGAGGTGTCTGCAAGTGAAGTGACGTTCAAACGGTTTGCAACCAAGGAAGAGGCTCAGGCGTTCAAGGACAAAGACTTCGAACTCACTGGCCGTGTATGGTCTGATATCAGCCACGCTACGAAAGGTGGAGGCTATTTTGTAGCGTTCTGTCAGGCGGGTGTGCTGGCTGTGAAGGCTGTATCGCTTGCAGGGCAGTTCTACAGCACAGAGTTGGTGCCTATCGACTTGACTGCTGGCTACATACTTGGAAATTCATGGGCATCGTGTCACTAAAATAAATTGTTGACAAGGGGTCAGGATCGTGTAGAATGGCCCCTCTCAGCAACACAAACATAAATCATTAGGAGGATATAAAATGGCTAAGCAATTGAAAGTTGGTGATTCTGTAAAGATCAAGAAGTCGAGCCAGTATTACGGTTCGAGTGACTCGTACAACCCAGCTGGTCTGGTTGGTGAAGTACAGAGCCACGATGGTTCCAGTGATCATCCTATCCGCGTCAAATGGTCGAACGGCAACGCCAACGTCTACAACTCCAACGATCTGAAACTGGCTACTCCAAAGTCACCGAAAGAAAACCTGTTGGCCGAAATCCTCTACACCGATGCTTGCGACGATGTACTCGAAGTTGATACCTCGATGCGTGGTCACGTCTACATCGGCGCTGGTGAGCTGGATTCCGACGGCGATTTCGACAGTTCGCAGACCATTGAACTGACCGTTGAAGATGTGAAAAAACTTCGCAAACAGTTGAAAGCGTGGCTTGACAAGAACCATCCTTCCGCTTAAACTACCCATCCGGCGGCAGAAATGCCGCCCCATCTTACAAAGGAGAATGAAATGACTGCACGTACCGAGCCATCTGTTGGCCTGTTCAATGGAATGTTCACCACCAAGCAATCTGTCAAGAGCCATGAAGTTGTTCTGGCTGACGCCCTTCAAGCTTTCAGTGAAGCGACCACCAAACTGGACGCAGCTCACACCATCATAAACGAGCAAATCGTAGCTGACCAAGAAGCTATCGCTGTTCTGGCAACCAAAATTGGTGAAGCCAATGAATCGCTGTCGCGTCTCGCACGTGTCCGTAGCCGAATTTCTGACCTAATCGCATAAAGGAGTAAGAATGAATTTTCCACGTGAAATCCGCATCATCGCATCTGCTAATGATTGGGGCCACGGCTTCCCTGTCGGCCTGATCGTTACCGCCGAAGGGCCATACGATGCCCAAGCAGGCGCTGTGAACGCCTCCGGCATGATCGGCATGCACCGCATCGGTCAAGTGCTGACTGCTCGCGATTACGAAGAGCTGAACGCTTCGACTCCAGAACAAACCGAAGAGCAGAAAGATGTAGCTGCTCGTATCAAATATCTGTATTCCGTACAAGACGCTGACGGCATGTCATTGGTCAACACACGGGATCGCGAATACGCTCGTGAAGTCAAGAGCTTCATGGGCGGCAAGAAAGAGGGCGTTATCATTATGGCATACGCTCCTGTAAAGGAAATTCGGTAAGAGTTTCCAACCCACGGGGCCACGTGGCCCCATTTAAGCTCATAGAGAGCATTTAGATAGGAGAAATACAATGACTGGTTTTACTTTCGTGACTACTACCAACACCACTACCGAAGGCGGAAATCGTCCAGCGGTCAAGTGGGATGAGCTGAACGCACACGTTGTGGCAGCGGCTGGTGGTGGCAAGGTTCGTTCGATTCCGGGTGTTATCTCGGGCCTGATCGACCTCGGTGAACAGAATCTGGAAGATGCAGCGATCCAAACAACCGACGTGCAATTCCGCAAGAAGTTCCCTGCGTATGACGGTAGCGATGCACAAAAGGCAGTTGTAATTGCCGACTACGCCAAGCGTGAAAACGTTCGATTCGAAATGGTCGATGGTGTTGAGTGCCTGCGTTACGTGCAAAACCCTGTGCAACAACTGGCGGTCATGGTTGACTTCCCACAATGCCCTGTAGACAAAGGTCAGTTCTTCGGTAACTCGAACCCGCTGCCACTGCGTCTGCCACTCAACGGTGAGTTCACTCTGCCGGGTGAGAAGGTCAAAGTTGTTGGCAAGCCGTACAACATCAAGGAAATGAAGCACGACATCGGCGGTGGCAAATCGGTGTGGGCTTTCGCCAAAAACAACGGCATCCACAAGCTGGCTGACGCTGTAGGCATTCTCGATGCAAACGGTCTGTTCACCAAAGGTCGTATCGGTGAATTGCTGGGCAAGGTAGCACAGTTCCAGTTCCAAGTGTACATGAAGCCGGGCAAGAGCGGTGGCGAGTTCTTCACTGAATCCATCAAGCTGGTCGGTATGGTTCCAGAAGGCGTTCCAGTGCCAGAAGTTCCAGAAGGCATTCTGCACGGTGTAAACCTGTACAGCGATAACGATGCTGATACTGTCAAGCAACTCCGTGTTGCTGTCCGTAACACCATCAAGCGTGCTAACAACTACGCAGGCAGCCCGCTGTCGGCCATGTTGGAAGACGGCAAAGCTCCACAGGCTAGCGAAGCACCAAAAGAGAAGGCTCAGGGCATTACTCCGGTCGCTCCAGCGGATGATGACTTCGAAGATCAAGTTCCATTCTGATTCGAGTCATGGGCACAGCTTATACAGTGTGCCCCCTTCGATAACCTGACAAGGAGCAACAATGAAGACCCTATACATTCTGGTAGGTAATGGTGGCGATGGTAGCTACTACCCGCAGTACACTTTCAACGCGGAGTTCATTCGCAAGTTGGAAGAAATGGATACAGACGATTTCAGTGACGGTGATGGCTTCCATTACGATACACTGAATGTACCAGACGAATGCACACTGGATAGCCTCGGCGTCTCTGACTGTGCAGAAGGTTTTGAATTTGACGAAGGAGAGGAAGAAGAGTGACAGAATCTGAATTGTTTGAAAGGTTTGTAACACTGGAACTTGCAGCAATGGCCCACAAAGAAGATGTAAAATCTCTCAAGGCCGAAGCCAAAGAAGCTGATCATGATACCAAAGGTATTTCCCTTGTACAGAAGAGCGCCAAGCTTCACGTAGAGAACACCTTCGAAGAGAAGGAAGAGGCTACACTGGAACTGTTCGAGAAATATAAGGAACTGACCGGCTACGACTCTCCGAGCCCACAGAACGTGGCTCAAACAGAGCAGTTCTTAAAGGACAACCCTGAGTTTTGATAGCTCAATGAAACACACCCAAAGGGGGAGGCGCTTAACGGCGTTTCCCCTTTTTCGTTAGGAGAAAACAATGAGCGAAGATATTCTAATCTTTGACGCTGACAGTATCGCGTACAAAGCAGCAGCAGCAAACGAGACAAAGAGCATCACAACCCAGCACATCACCAAAGGCACAATCGAACACTGGTCAAATCGCACAGAGTTCAAGAAGGCATTGGAAGCTGGACGGTATGATTCACTTGAAATGTATACCATCACAGACGTGCAAGACCCTCGACACAGTTCCTATGGTAAATCCTTGATCCGTGAAATGATCAAAGGCTACCACAACCGCACTGGAGTTTTGAAAGGTGAGATTTACATTGGCGGGAAGGATAACTTCCGTGACTTGATCCCGTTGCCGATGGAACACCTTGTAACTGTAGGCAAGTACGCTGGCTCCGCTCTGTTGGGCGGTCGCTACAAAGGGAAACGTGACGATACAATTCGCCCTGTGCAACTCAAAGAGCTTCGCCAGTGGATGATTGATGAACTTGGTGCAATCGTTGTCAATGGAATGGAAGTTGATGACAAGGGAAGTATCCGTGCATACGAAGGCTGGAAGGCCAAGAAAGGGAGAGTGATTCAAGTGACTTGTGACAAAGACGCCTTGCAGTGTTCTGGCTATCTATTCAACCCCGATAAAGACACAACTCCACGGTTGATCCAAGGGTATGGCGAGATTCATCGTGAAGGGAGTGGAATCAAAGGAACAGGACGACACTGGCTGTACTTCCAGAGCCTCTATGGTGATAAAGTAGACTGTTACCACGGAGCAGACCTTTGGAAAATACAAGGAGATAAGGCTGGCATAGCTCGCCAGTTTGGTGAAGTTGCTGCTTATAACCTTCTGAAAGATTGCAAGAGTGACAGGGAAGCTTGGCAAGTCCTACACGACACGTATAAGATGTGGTATCCCGAAGTTCAAACTTACACAGACCATACGGGCGTAGTTCAACAGAAAGATCATGTTGAGATTATGCAACTCTACGTGGACTGTGCGTTTATGCGACGCTGGGAAGATGATCGGATTAATTGCAGAGAGGTGTTGACAAAGTATGGAATTGTCTAGAGTATTGGACCTCCTTGACTATTGCCCGGAAACGGGCATTTTCAAATGGAAAGTGAATAGGGGGCATGGCATCGCTGGAAAGGTCATCAAACCTAACGCAGAAGGATACGTTAAAGTAACTATTGACGGTAAGCGTTATCAGTGTCATAATCTCGCATGGTTTATTTGCAAAGGAGAGTATCCTGTTTCGTTGGTGGATCACATAGACTGTGACACTACAAACAACCGTATTGGAAATCTCAGATTAGCAACAAGGAAGGGTAATGCAGATAACGCCTCGAAACGGAAAGACAATAAGTCAGGGGTTAAAGGCGTTAGCTGGAAAGCAGCCAACGGGAAGTGGGTAGCTCAATGTTCCCATTTCGGCAAGATACACTATTTAGGATTATTCGAATCGGTTGACGAAGCTGCTAAGGTAGTGGTAGAATTTCGCTCCCGGCACCATGGGGAGTTCGCAAATCATGGATAAGCCTTGGGAAGAACACAGCCATATCTGGAAAACAGAGTCTGCGTTCTTGTCCTATGTACGGGGCGGCATACGTCGCTCTTTATGGAACAAGAGCCCAATCAAGCTAGAGTTTCTGAAAGCAAACAGAAAGCGTGTTGTCAACCCTGTGGAGAAGAATCGCACAAGATTCCCTCTGGTTTGGGGCGGTAACTGCTACCAGTGTGGTAAAGACTTCGCATTGAAAGATATGGAAGTGGATCACCTAACTGGAGAACACTCACTACGAAAGCTGGAAGACCTCCAGTCGTTTGTAGAGGGTATTGTCTGCGTGTCTAATAAAGACCTCGGCCTGATTTGCAAAGCCTGCCACAAAGCGAAAACATACGCTGAACGCTCTGGAATGTCCGTACAAGACGCCCTGATCGAGAAGGAAGCTATTGCAATCTGCAAGCTACCTGTCGCGAAGGTAAGACTGTGGATCACAGAGAATGGACGGGGATGTGATTTCCCTGCAAAAACTGCCAAAGGACGGAGAGAACAGATCGTCAACATATTGAAGGAGAGAACGAAATGAGTGATTTACAACGTACAGTAGAAAGATATGCGTTCGACGTTATCGCACTCGGTGCAAAAATCCAAACAACTAAAGCTGGCATTCACCAGTTTGAAGATCGAATCCAGAACGCATTCCGAGAAGAATTGGGCGACTTAGTTGTCTGTATCTCTGTTGACGCATTCAACGACATCAAAATTACACTAGTCTAGAAGGAGAACAGAATGAGTAGCCTTGGCAAAACACACATGATCATCGCTGACACCCAATGCAAACCGGGTGTGAGTTTGGACTACATGACACACGTTGGCAAGTACATCGTCGAGAAACGTCCTGACGTGCTGGTTCACATTGGCGATCACTTCGACTTCGAATCGTTGTCCAGTTACGACAAGGGCAAACGCGTTATGGAAGGGAGACGGCTTGTAGCCGATATTGAGGCTGGACAAGAAGGTATGCGCCTCCTGATGGCCCCTCTGCTGCGTCTACAGGAGCAACAACGTCGCTTCCGCAAGAAAGTTTACGCTCCGCGTATGATCTTCTGCACAGGCAACCATGAAGCCCGCTTCGACCGCATGGCAAACGACAATCCAGAGCTTGACGGATTCGTAGGAACTGATACACTCAACCTCGAACAATATGGTTGGGAAGTACAACCATTTCTCAAGCCAAAAGAAGTCGATGGCATCTACTACGTCCACTACCTGATGAACCCAATGAATGGTCGTCCACGTGCAGGCACTGCTGCTGCTCAGTTGAAGGCTGTCGGTAGTTCGTTCGTGGTTGGTCACAAGCAAGTGTTGGATATCGCTATTGGCGATAATCAGCTTGACGGTAAGTTCAAAATCGGTATAATCAACGGCGCTTGCTACGAGCATGATGAAGCTTACAAAGGCTATCAGGGGAATTCACATTTCCGTGGTCTGACTATCCTGCACGAAGTTGAAGATGGCTTTGGTATTCCGATGCCTGTATCCCTACGTTACTTGAAGGAGAAATACGCATGAATGAGAATCAGTTTGTTTACTGGTTACAAGGGTTCGTTGAATTGAACCCCAACGCAATGCTGACACTGACACAATGGCAGATCGTGAAAGATCATCTGGCTTTGGTGTTTAAGAAAGAAACGCCTGAACGGAGGATACCCTTACCCGTTTCCCCTCGACCAGCCGAACCTTTCTTGATCGCGTGTTAAGTCAGCCGTTTAAACAACCAAGCTGGATGACACCAAATATTCAATGGCCTCCGGGCACCGTAATCTGTTAAAGGAGAAAGAAATGACTGATATTCAATCTGGAGCTGACGTAATGGACGCTCAAGTGTTTGGTGATCTGTGGGCACACATCATGGATAACTACACTGAGAATGATGGCGAGCTGATTAAAGCCTACATTGCCTTACGTGGTATTTGTGCCATCCTCGAAAAAGAACTAAACATCGAACGTATGGAGGTGAGTGCAGAATGACAACTTACAAGGTGATCCATTCTCGTTCAGGTAAAGAATACGTCATCACAGAAGAGGGAGAAATATGCATTGTGTCGTGGGAAGACACTGGAAATGGTTCTGGAAAAACGTTCTACACTGCCAATCAGGTACACGACTATGTAGCACGGGGCGTTTGGATTCTTCTTGAGCAACCGAAACCTACACCACTGTTCGCTGATCTGGTTCCGACTGGTAGCACTGTCGAGACGGGTTGCACTGACACTCTCGGTACATTCCGTCCTGTGCTGGAAACTCGCAAGGTGGGTAAGGTGCGTGTTGAACTGGTGGATGATGGTTTCCCTCTCGCTCTACGTGAAATCGCTAAGGTGATGACTTGGGCACAGACAGCGAAAGGCTACAAGGATCACGACTGGCAGAACCTACCGGATGCTGAGATTCAACTGGCTGCTGCTGCAAGTCGTCACCGTACTGACGCAATCATGCAACGTCTCGAAGGATTGCCTGTAGGCGAGCGTGTTGATCCAGAATCGAAGCTGATGCACAAGGCTCATGAAGCGTTTGGTGTGCTGGCTCAGTTGGAACTGATGCTGCGAGAAAGAGCAGAATAACGTTAGACATCAACAAGATAGGGTGGTATAATAACCACCCAACTAACTACAAGGAGAATAGCAATGCTGAATTATCTCAAACGTGAATTTACCCTCGATGGTCTGATGATCGAGAAACTGATCTGGATCAATTGCTTCATCTGGATGCCGGTACTATGACAATCTCTGCAAAAATTCTGGCCTACTCCAGAGACTACAGAGGCAGATATATCGTCTCGTGGGAACTGGAGTATCCTCGTTTTATCCACGGCGAGTTCATGACGCACCGCCTGTTCTCCCGTAACGCTGCAAGCTCTCGGGCAATTCCCGTAGCTGCAATGATTCAAGCTGTTCTGGACAACCCAGCTAAGCCAATTCACTGGGGCATGAATCAGCCCGGTATGCAAGCCAAGCAGGAGCTGGAGCCGTTTGAAATGGCTCACGTTATGCTGATGTGGGAAGAAGCTGCATACGAAGCTGCAATGTCAGCACGTGCTATGGATTTGATGGGCGCTCACAAACAGATTGCTAATCGGATTCTTGAACCGTTCCAGACAATGAAGACTGTCATGACTGCAACATGTCTCGACAACTTCTTCTGGCTGCGTAACCACGAAGACGCACAGCCTGAAATTCGGGAGCTGGCACGTTTGATGTGGGAAGCTTTGCAAGGTGAGAACGCTGTTCTGTTGGAACCGGGCGATTGGCACGTGCCATACTTTGGAGCTGGATACTGGTTGAAGAACTGTGGCATCCCTCTGGAAGACGCTCTGGCTATCTCTGCAAGCTGCTGTGCCCAAGTGAGCTACCGTCGCCTTGACGATACGCTTGAAAAGGCCAAGGACATCTTCCAGCGGCTTGTAGACAGCAAGCCTGTACACGCTTCACCGTTCGAACACCAAGCGACACCGATGAAACGCAATGCTGACTTCCGAAACAAAGGAATCACACACAAGGACAGAAAAGGAAACTATTGGAGTGGTAATTTCATTGGCTTCATTCAACATCGTCAGTTACTGGACGATCACACCTGCTGGGAATACAAGGGGTAAATCATGGCTGACTACAATCTTTCGTTTCATGACCTGAATCTGGTTGACGGATTCAAGGACGCACATGCGTCACAAAACACCAAACTGTTCGAAGCTATCCTGTTCACTAACGGGATGGATATTGCACTCGGCTATGAGCTGGTGCATTGCACACACAGAACAATCAACCGTATCGAGTACACTGGTATTCGTGTAGAAGGCTTTGAACGGATCGACAAGGCATGGCTGGCAACTGGTGCAGCAAGCATTGAAGCTCAAATCGAAGCTGTGAAAGACATCCACCTACGCCACGATCTTCGCAAGATGCGATCATCTGGCTGTGCAAGTATCGAGGCATCACACGCATGACAATGGCATTCCCTTCAATGGCGGAGGAAGGCTTCGGCCTTCCTTTTGATTTCGACGCCAAAACTCGAATCATGACAACCACAGACAGTTACGCTACTGTCTATCCGCAGTTCTTCGCATTCGCTGACGTACAATTCGACAAACAGTTCTGGACAAACACAGAAATGAAAGTTGAACTTGATCGTATGCAATTGCTGTATGAGCTAACACCTGCTCAACTTCATGCTGTAAAGTTTGTTCTGCAACTGTTCCTCAAGTACGAACTGATCGTAGGCGAAGAATTCTGGAATCACTTGTTCATCAAAGTATTCCCGCGTCCAGAAGTTAAAGCGATGGCTGCTGCATTTGCTGCTTTCGAGTTGCAAGTACACGCTCGTTTCTACAACCAACTGAACGTACAACTTGGTCTGGACAAAGACGAAGACTACCGTGCTTATGCCGCTAACCCTGAACTTGCCGCTCGTGTAGAATGGCTGGAGAAAGTGTTGTCGGGCGAAGACAAGCTGCTATCGTGTATTGTCTTCTCGATGACAGAAACTGCATTGCTGTTCGCCAGCTTCGCTATTCTGAAATCGTTCCAGAGTAACGGTTACAACAAGATTCCTGTAGTAGTTCGTGGCACCAACCAAAGTGCTATCGATGAAGACCTGCACGGCCTTGCTGCTGCCGAAGCGATCAACCAACACTACCGTGAACTGGGACGCCCTCTACGGGAAGACTTGAAGCGTGTGAAGGTGATCAACGAAGCGATTCAATACGCTTATGCACACGAGTGTCTGATTATCGACATGGCCTTCATTGAAGACACGTTGAATGGGATGACAAAAGACAACTTCAAAGATTACGTGAAAGTGCGACTGAACAAGTTCGCTGAACGCCTTGGTCTAGACTTGCCGTTCCCCGGTGTAACTTCTCCAATCACTGCGTGGTTCGATTTGGGCACTGATTCATACAAGATGGTGGACTTCTTCACTCCGGGTATGGGACAAGAGTACGAGTCTGCTTGGGATGAGACTGGTTTCATTCAAGGATGGAGGATGGGTGATGCGGTATAGTTCTGGTCATGAAGATCGTAAAGGGGAGAACGGGCTGTGGCTCCGTTCTTTCCAGCAAGATGGTACAAAATGCCTGACAAGAGCAGGACTTCTTTGGTTGAACATTGAAGCTCGTTGTAATCCAGACGGAGCTGAACAGGCAAGATATCCTACTTATGCAGGGTGTGTAAATGAGTTTGAAGATTTCCAAGACTTTGCAGAATGGTGTCAACGACAGGCTGGTTATAAGATGACAGATGAAGCTGGGAATCAATGGCACTTGGACAAGGATTTACACTCCCTAACTACAGGCGAGACTGCAAGATACGGGAAGCACTGTTTATTTATGCCAAACAAAGTCAACCAATCTTTAAAGTTTGGACCTAGTAATACGGAACTTCCGATAGGTGTTACCCACTATAAGTACGGTCGGTTCAGGGCACAGGGACGGAGATTCGATGGCACTAAAGAACACCTTGGATGTTTCGAAGATTCACTTCTCGCACACAGTGAGTGGCTGACACACAAAGCCAATGTGATTTACGACGCGATACAGTATGTGGCAACCTGTAAAAGAGGTGCCCAATTTGTTTATCTGCAAGGGAGGTTAGCTCAGTTGCATTCCAAACTTCTAGGCATGGCAAACAATATGGAGGAATATAAATGATTGATTACTCGGCACAACGGAAGGCAGCTCAGGCTGCCGGTTCCTGCCCTGAATGGTACACAACAGGCGGATACCAGCTCTTTATGGAGCGGTATTCATGGAAAGGGGAAACAGTACGCAACCGATTCCAAAGTGTTGCAAGGGCGATGGCACAACATGCTCCAAAGAATTACCCGTCGTGGTGGAATGACAACCCGTACACCAAAGGACGTGACTGGGAAGACGTGTTCTTCTTCGCAATGTGGGACGGTTTTATCTCGCCGTCAACGCCTCTTTTGGCTAATGGTGGTTTGCGTAGCCGAGGTACTACTGTAAGCTGTGCTGGTGGTAACGTAGGCAACAACCTGTTCGACCGCTACAACGCGATTACAGAAGCTGCTATCCTGACGAAACACTCGCACGGGACAAGCTACTCGATTGACGATTGGCCAGCCGAAGGTGACTTGCTCGCTCGTGGTGGTCGTTCGCTTGGAGTTATGCCAATCATCCGTGACTTCATCAACGTCATGGAAGAGGTTACACAGGGTGCAAGACGCGGTTCTCTGGCCTACTCGATCCGTCCACAACACGGTGACTTTGACAGCGTTCTAACACACTTGTACGAGCGTACAGAGAGTAACAACGTGGGTTGGCTGATCGATGACGACTTCATTGCTCGCATGGCAACAGACGATGACATGGCTACGAAGTTTGGTCGTATCCTCGGGGTAAAGCTCCCACGTGGTAAGGGCTACTTCACATTCATTGACAAGATGAACCGTCACTTGGCCTTGGCTTTCAAACGTCTTGGCTTGCGAGTGAATGCGTCCAACCTGTGTCAAGAGACTTGCTTGCCAAGCTCGACAGACTACACATTCTCGTGTGTGATCTTGAACTACAACCTTGAGCTGTACCGTAGCTGGCCTGAACATCTGGTCTTCATTGGACAGGTCATGAGCGATTGCAACATCAGCGAATACATTGAAGCGATGGACTCTATGTCTAGCGTGGACAAGATCGCGATGGCACGTATCCGCAAGTTCACCAAAGACTTCCGTGCTTTGGGTTCTGGTGTACTGGGCTGGCACACTCTGATGCAACAGGAAAAGATTTCTGTTTCGTCGATGGAATGTATGTTCCTGAACACACAGATTTTCAAAGGTCTGGACACCGATAGCCGTGCTGCAACTGAGTGGCTGGCAATCGAATTAGGCGAGCCAGAAGGCTGTGTGGGGCTCGGTATCCGCAACGCTACACGTCTGATGATGCCACCTACCAAATCGACCGCTGAGTTGATGGCAGGAGCTTCTGAGGGCATTGGCTTGGACACTGCGATGGTCTTCACCAAGCAATCTGCTGGTGGTGAGTTCTTCCGTGTCAACAAGGTGTTGTTGAAGTGGATCAAGGAGAAAGGTCTTGACCTCGACGCTTGCATCAAGGAAATCAACAAAGACAAAGGATCGGTACAGTTTGTAGACTGGTTGGACGAAGAAGAGAAGGCTGCCCTACGGACAGGCTTCGAGATTCCAATGGAAGACTACATCCGTCTCTGCTCGCAACGTCAACGCTACATCGACCAAGCACAGAGCATTAACCTGTACTTCACGTCGAATGACCCTGAGTGGTATATCGGCAAGATTCACCGCATGTGCTTCGAAGATGAGGGAATCCTTTCCCTTTATTACATCTATTCGATGCGGAACAGTGGCCGTATTTCTCGTGTAGAAATGTGCGAGCTTTGCCAATGAGGAATTTATTCCGATAAGCTATTGACAGAGAGATTGCCCTCCTATAGAATCCTCCCCATCATCAACGGTGCGGGAGGATTTTTCATGGTAGCAGTAATGTGTATGTTGTGGGTAGCGAACATGGCTCTGGCCTGCTCTGAAAGCAACAAGGCGTGGGTTGCAAACACCTTCGCTGCATGTGTCCTCACTATCTGCCTCGTTGGCAAGCTAGTATGAGCCACGCTAGTATGAGCCACTGGACGAAAGAATGG